GAGAGAAAAATAATGACTGTACGAATTCTGAACGAAATGCAGCAGTATCATGTACAAGTACAGCGTGGCCAAGGTGCCACGCTTAAAGAACTAGCAAGAAAATTTGGTGTTTCAACGGACACTATTTCGAAAGTAGTCAAAAGTCGTCAGATTCTGGCAGTTGATGCCAATCTCCAAACTCCTTTCGAATTCGCTGAAATGTTCGGTGACTATCTGTCAGAAAGCAAGCGATTTGTATTCCTGATTCCAGAAGATCGGGACGTGGATTTCTACGTAAATCTGATCGAGCAGTTAGAAGTTGAACGAGATTCATACGAATGGAAAAAATGGAAACTCGATTATTTCGAATTAGCACTCAGCGTTCTGCGTGATTTTGTCCAAGCAGCTCGCAACAAAGCTCCAGTGAATGTTGACTCTGATCGCGAAGATTTCGAACTTCCAGAAATCGATGAATCGAAAGTGATTTGGTCTGGTAACAGCCGATTCCTGTCGATCGTTGTTGATGGTCAAGTCTACAACGCTGATTCGACTCTGCCGAATTTCAAAGTGGCTCTTCAAGCATGTGTTGATGGCAAATTTGCCAAAGCAGTAGCAATTGTCAACGTTGAACGTGCAATTAAGTCTTACACCTCTAAATCTGGTAAAGTCGAAATTGTTGACGGCACCTTGAAATATGAAGGTCTAGCGATTCACAGCTCCTTGACCACTCGTATCATTGATCGAATGAATGAAGGTAAAAACTTTGAATTCTTCATTCCATTCCTCGAAAATCTGATGCTGAACCCAAGTGAGAAAGCAGTACAGCGTACCTTCGATTTCTTGGAAGCGAACGATATCCAAATCACTGCATCTGGCCACTTCGCAGCCTGGAAGAAAGTTCGCAGCGATTACAAAGACATTTATACTGGTACTTTCGATAACAGTGTTGGTAAAGAACCTTCCATGCCTCGTAACATGGTTGATGAAGATGATGAACGTACATGCTCTCGTGGCCTGCATGTATGTTCACGCTCTTACCTTGGCTCTTATGGTTCTTGTAGCGGTAACCGCATCATGCAAGTTCTGGTTAACCCGAAAGATGTCGTTTCGGTACCTACCGACTATAGCAATGCTAAGATGCGAGTCTGCACCTACAAGGTTATTGCTGACGCTACTGAAACCTTCCACCTTTAAGATTGGGCCTTCGGGCCCTCTGAGGAAAACATGGCAATTAAACCTTTCAACGTATCTGATTCTGGCGAAGTGAATCTACGTGGTGAACATCGTGCAGGTAAGGTATGGGCCAAAAATGTTGTAATCCATGCTGAAGACCTTCATTATGGTGTGCTGTACTGTGATGAACTGATTCTTGGCTATCCTGGCGAAAATGATCCAAATCTCGAAGAACTCGAAGAAGATGATCGAATCTACTACGGTATCGTCCATGTCCGTGATGTTGTTATGCCTGTTAAGGAGCTAGAATGAGAGTCGCATTGATGCCGTATGCCACTTCAGATGAAGTAGTCATCATGAACTACTATCCGAGCGATAACAAAGTTGATGACCAAATTACTTTGTCTCAAGAAGGTAAAATCATCACTCTTGATAAGCGCCAAGCCATTGAACTGATTGAAGAACTGGGGAAACTTGTATGAGTCTGAAAGACGGATTGAAGGCAATTCACAAAGAAGCGAAACTTGATACTGAAGGTCAAGTTGAACAAATGTATGACCTGATTGAAGTTGTAAAAGAAGAATATCAAGGCGATAAGTCCTGGGCCATTCTGTCCTTCATCTTGTTAGTACCAATTCTGCTGGTAGTTGGTTTTGGTGCACTACTGAAAGAAATCGGATCTGGTTTACGATACGTTGCGATGATTGTCATGATCATCTATGGCGGGCTGTTAGGCACAATTCGTGATTCTATCCTTCGTCTGTTCAAAAAGAGAAAAGCATGAAGCCGCCAGTAATGAAATCCAATCCAGGGTTCGACAGATTGTCGGCCCTTCGTCCATGGACCATGCGTATATCCGAAGTTGATGGTCGGGTTTTGAACAAAATCCGAACAACTGTTGAATACGCTCAATCCAAATCTCCAAATGATTCCAAGGAAGATGTAATCGCTCGTTGCGCTCGAGCTATCCTTGCTGAATCATACATCGCACAATGGATGGAGGGGCAATTCGCCTATGGCGATGAAGACCTTGATGATCCATATACTTGGGGTTATGATGTTCTCGCTCACCAGAAATATTGTGGTCTGCGAATTGAAGTCAAAACCACCACCAGCCAAAAATCCATTTCTTGTTCTACGGGAATGGTCCCTCCTTATTCCACTTCTGGAATGAAAGGTGTATCTTTTGCAGGAACTATGATGCACGAGATTGCTGATGTGGTTATTGTTGTGAGAGTTTCCGTAGAAGATGGTTTGTTTACATTCACACCAGCCTTCTTGTTTACACCAGACGTCCTGGGTACGAACGTAGGATTTGTTAGACGTTCGAAGTTCAGTGGATATTACTTGGCCAACTATTTTGATGGCTCAGAAAATTATTCGATAAAAGTGTTTTAAGTTGTGTACATCCATGGATGGATGTTATATTATTACCCTATCAACGATGTAGGAGTAAAAATGAAATTCACTAAACACCAGATCACGAAACTTCTAGGTACATCGCCTAAAGTGGCACTGATCAATGGATTGTATAAGCGATATGAGTGGAAACTCGTATTCAGTCGATACGCCATCACAATCAACCTGAAGGTCACTCATCCTTCATTGTTGCTTCATGCAGGTATGAAAAAACCTGCTGAATGGTCTACGATCGTGTGGACTACCAAAGCAGCTCACACTGGCACCAACTACGAATCTCTGCCTGAAGGTATTGAAGAGTGGGCTAGCTGTATGGAAGCCATCTATGAGATGGGTCAGTCTCAAGCTGATGCACTTCTCACAGAGTGGACACAAGCTTGGAAGGAATATTCCGAAGCAATGGGAATTCAGTCGAAATAATGTTGTACAATGGATTATTTGTGTGATAAAATAGTCCATGATACAATGTTTTGGCGAAGAAGAAGATACCACTCCGGCCTCACCAAGGCCATCACAATTGAGGAATACACAATGAAATTGACTTGTAATGAACTCCGTAAAGCATCTGCTGTTCAGATTGGCACTTTGACCAGTGATGCGATGTTCTACTTCTCTGGCAACCGGGCAGCTGGTAAGGTACCAGGATTCTACTTCATCGTTCGAGGCAATGAAGTGATCGCAATGACCTTCGTTGCAAACCAACGATCAGGTTCTGGCTTCAATGCGTTTGCGAATGACATCCACAACCGCCGTACTTCACCAACCTATCGTATGGCAGTAGCTGCAGTAGCTGCAAAAAGTCTGAAAGTGTTCCATGTCGATTACGACAACATGAAACACCTTCTGAATCCAAACTGCGGTAAAGTGAAGATGTTCTTCACTCGTACGCCATATGGTCCAGTGCAGAACTTCGAAGAAATCAAACAAGCTATGCACGACATCTACACCTTCCAAGCACAACCTACTCGTGCGTAAGTTGATCAAACTGTTTTACGTAGCTGTATCTAGCGTGTTCTGGATACAGCTATGGTACCACTACTTTGGTAACCGACCTTTGGCAACAGAGGTCTTGGTTATAGACTGGATTGCAGCTGGTTTAGCAGTTGTCTGTGTAAAAGAGCTTTTGAAAAAATAGTGATAAAATATCATCACTAAAGGAGAAACACATGGCAGATATTTTCGACGTAATGACGAAACAAGCTTCAGATTCACTGTCAACACTAAACGACCGTGATCTTAAAAGCATCATTGATACAGAAGCAAAAGCGTATGCACTGTACACAGTACAAGAGCGTGCAATTCCGAACATGATGGACGGTCTTAAACCAGTACAACGGTTTGTGATGTATCGTGCATTACAAGATGCAAAAACCAAATTCGAGAAAGTAGCTTCGATTGCAGGTGGTGTATCTAAAGCTGGCTATCACCATGGTGAAGGTTCAGCAGAAGGTGCTTGCGTATTGATGGCCAACACTTGGTCAAACAACACTCCATTGTTGGAAGGTGATGGTAACTTCGGTTCTCGTCTCGTTCAACGTGCTGCAGCTGGACGTTATGTCTTCGCTCGAATCCATGACAACTGGAACAAAATTTATCGTGACACCGAATATGCGCCGAAACATGAAGACCCAGAGCATCTACCTCCGCGTCATTATCTCCCTATTCTGCCTATGGTTCTTGCTAATGGCGTACAAGGTATTGCAACTGGTTATGCTACCTCTATTCTGCCTCATTCTTATGAGTCTCTTGTGGAGTGTACCAAGAAAGCTGTTGAAGGCACTCTTGATGGAGAACCGTTGGTTAAGTTCCCTAAGTTCACTGGTCAAATCACATTTGATGAAGAAGGTAACCAGTTTGCTGAAGGTACGTACACTCGTAAAGGGTCAACAAAACTAACCATCACTGAAGTTCCTCCGAAATTTGACCGTGAAACATACATAGCTAAGGTGATGGACCCACTTGAAGAACGTGGCTTCATTTCGTATGAAGATAAATGCGGTGACAACAAATTCATTTTTGATGTTACATTGCGTAAAGAGTTTGGTTTATCTGGCGATTGGGATGCTGATCATGAAGAGATTATGCGCCATTTCAAACTTCGTCAGAAAATCTCTCAGAACATCGTAGTTATCGACGAGCAAGGTAAGTTGCGTGATGATTTCGAAAAATCATCTGACGTGATCAAACACTTTGTTAAGGTTCGGATGAAGTTCACTGAGCAGCGTATTGCTCAAAAGATTATTGAAACTGAATACGAGTTTAATCTTGCTCGTGCCAAAGCGATTTTCATTTCTAAGGTTATTAGTGGTGAAATCCAAATCACCGGTCAGAAACGAGCAGACGTCATCAAGTCAATCGAATCGTTCCAAGAGTTGAAGGAATACTCTGAGAAGTTGATTAGTATGAACCTCTACCACATCACCAAGGAAGAGGCTCGCAAATTAGTTGAATTTGCAAAAGAAAAGAAAGAAGAACATATCTACTGGACTAAAACTACGGCCAAGATTGAATATCTCAAAGATTTGGACAACCTCTGATCGGTCTCGAGGGTAAAACCTCGAGATCTAGCAATAATTCCTATCATACTTCCCTCCAGATTTTACCTAGGGTGGTCAATCCACCCGTTATCTTTTTCACAAAACTGTTTACAACACAACTTTATCATGATATGATTGTCCTATCAACGATGGAGAATCAAATGAACATCTATGATATCACGTTAGAGGAACGCAAGAAACTGCCTCGTACGAACATCTTGGTTGAAGATCAATGGATCGAATACTGGGATTTGGATACAACGATAAAATTCGCAGAAGAATCTATTGCGAAACTCTTGCCTGAAGGATGGAAATTCGTGCTCTTCAAAGGAGTTTCATGGTTAGGTCAATGTGTGAATCGTCGGAAAGAAATCCGAATGAATGAGGATTACGTTTATGCTTTACCAGCTCGTGAGGTTGCAGATACCATCATCCATGAAATTGCTCATGCTTTATGCGACATTCGTCATGGAACTATTTGGAAAAAGGACAAATGGGGAAATGATGGAAAACTCATGGCACATGGTAAAGAGTGGAAGGATATCTGCAGAGAAATTGGATGTCGTCCTTATGCTAAATGTAAACTCTACCAGTGTTTTGGATTTGTTAATCATTGGTTGCCTGACAGCAAATCTTCACCATACTCAGTAGTCCTTAACTCTGGCAATGACCATATGCGTATGCCTGTACCGATCAGTGAGATGTTCCAGAAGATGTTCAATCACACTAAAGGTGATTTCGACTACTACATGGAAATGTGCATGAAAGCGAATCTCTCAATGAAAGAGGCACTCAAAGCCTACAGAAACATGAAAGCTTGCTAAAATTTGCATTTATTTTCACAAAACTGTTTACAACGCGCATAAACTTTGATACTATAACACTATCAACAAAACAACATTATCTAAAACAAAATTGAGGAATAAATCATGAAACTGAACTACATCATCTCCGCATCTGCAGACACTCTGAACGAAAAAACAGCAGCCATCTTAATCGAAGTTGCAAAGAAAAACTTCATCACTTCAGCTGAAATTCGTGAAACTTTGACTGAACTGAACGCATCCTCAGTCAACTCCAACATCGGAGTACTCATCAAGAAAAACTTGATCGAAAAATCTGGCGATGGATTCATCATCACTGCATCTGGCGACGAAATCGTCATCAAAGCAGCAGAACTTCATGCAGCTGATAATAAACCAGAATTGCTGAAAGATCGCAAAACTCGCACAGCTCGTGCAGTAACTGCGGACATGAAAGCAACTGCAGAATCAATCAAGAAACGAGTTGAAGAGTTAGATGTTGAAACGAAAGATATCGAAACTTATCGCTCAAACCTCTGGGTTACACTGACTAAACGTGCTAAATCTGGCGTACGAAAGTTCGAAGTCCTCAATAAAGGAATGTTCCGCATCTTCGGATACAAGGTCAGAACTGAACTGCTGGATATCCTCAAAGCAGAATGTGAAGCCACAGTAAAAGAAGCTACCAGCGGTAACTGCTACATCGATATGCCACTTACTGAAGATGTTATCAACTTCGTACTGAGCATCGATAAAGAAATCCTGCTGGGTTAATCTTGAATAGAGGTCGAAAGACCTCTTTTATTTTGATGGAGATTAAGATGGTCACTTCTGAATTAGAACTCATCACTGCGTTGAATGATCAGTTAATTCAACGTGGTACTGGAAATGCAGCAGAATATGATGTATGGTATGATGGTCACTATTTAGGCACTATCATACGAGTTGGTTTAACGTATGCAGAATACAAAGAAGACCAACGCTTCAAATATCATGGACATGAACTGTGCCTACAAGCAGCTCTCCTGAGATTCACCACGAGAGCTTTGCATTGTATTGGGTTACCTATTAACGTTGAACTTCGTGATCAAGGCGACATCCTGGAGTTCACCTACTACATGCTGGATCGATTGATGAGAGGTATCAAATGGAACTAATTCGACTTCAGTTTCCTTACAACACACTGCCAATGTTCAATGCAATATTTGCAATAAGCGTAACTAATGACAATGCTGCTTACATGAACTATGTTGATGCTGTATCAGTCGATGCGCCTGAATTGCATTTTGAAGTGGAAGTTATGGCTAACGAGATATTCCTCAATGATTTCGACACAATGTGTAAAATGATGAAACTCCATTATAAGAATGTGACACCATGAAACCAGAAAATAAACCTCGCAATTTCGTTGCGAAAAACGATTTCAACGTAGCTGCTGTTCACGAGGACAAAAAGTCCAAACAGCAACAGTCTCTTCGTAAACAGAAACATAAAGGAAAAGGTTATGAATTTTGTTGATGCTATGCAACAGGTAGGTCTTGGTAAAACTGTGCGTCGTGTAAATAGTAACATAAACTATTGTGTACGCTTGTATCCAGATCAATCCCTGGCAACTCGTGTGTATGACGATGGTTCTACCGATCAAATGATTCCATGGCCAATTGAAGTCCTCGCAGACTGGGAGGTCTTAGATGACGGTGCTGCTGAATTGGTAGACAAAGATGTTTACAAAGCTAAGAGATTGAGTTACAATTCTATCACTAACAAATTTCCTGGAATTATTGATTTTAGATCTGAGGTTTTTGCATGAATAACGTTGAATTTGTCCGTGAAGTGATGGCTGTTGTATCAATCGTTATCAAATTTGGTTGTGAAGAACCTAGTCAAGAAGCTATGAGAATTGACCCAAGTTATCGCGGAGTTATAGCGAAACATCGCCACTTTGTTCCATTCTTGGTTGAACTAGGCATGAAACATCCATCTGGGCGTGAATTGACTGTCGGTAATTTCCGCCAAGTGATGACTGAACTTACGAATGACGAGAAAGAAGAGTTAATTGAAGAATTCAATCAAGGTTTTCGTCACATTTATCAATATTTGGCCATGATGGAAAACGCAAAATGAAAATCTACAGTTACAAAGAAGAGTCCGATCGTTTTGTTTTAGTTGCGAATATGTCCATGAAAGAGTGGTTGGATATGATGGGAATTTCAACTTCTCAGATGAAATATGAGTGGATTGGGTATTGTCAAGATAGTGATTCGATTTACTTCAATCGCATTCCTGGTCCTAAAGGAATTGTTCAGTTCAGTTGGACTGAAGAAGCCTGGAGACAAGAGTACAAATGAAAAAGGGCCCTGACGGCCCTTATCTTATCCTTCCTAAAGTCCTCGCAGCTTGTCCACAAATAGATTCTAATCTCGAATATGCAATGTCCGGTTTATCGAACCACATCATCGAAACAGATCCAGAGTAGACATTATTGAGGTTGAAATATGGACAACTGAACATGTAATGATAGTCAGTTGTCTTTTTCTTAGTCGGTAGGAAAACGAACTCATATGAAGAGGCAAACATTCTGCCGTTCACATGAGCTTGGTATTCCTCAGACGTTTTATCGACTGGAAATCCTCCTAAGTACTTCACATCAACAGTACTTGGCAACGTTCCTTCATATGCAACTAGATCTACGAAATAGTTGAAATCTGTTGGACGGAGCGAGTATACTGCACTAAAGTCAGAGTTGGTGGTTGCATGGACAATTTGCAGCTGTTCTGCAGCTTTCTCATCGAATATTTTATCCTTCCGAGCGTCTCTAGCGCGCTCGTAGGCCTCGTAACGAGAATTCGTATAAGTGGACGTTAAACTGTCCCACTTCAACCACACGATGCCCGTCCCAAAGATAACCAACACAATAGTCAGCTTTGCGAACATCATGCCCACAGAGCTGCTATTGAATATCATGCCGAGAACATCAGAAACAAATCCTAAACGACCACTAGATTGGTTTTGAGTTCTGTCTTCCACGTTATTTCCTTGATTGCTTTAACAATCTTATTTATTGGCCATCGCCTCCTGCATACCAACCTCCGCCTTGGATGTTTGGCCGAGCTCCTGTCCAATATACAGCTCTTCCAGGATTCGAAATCGGTTGAACATCTTGACCTCTTTCACTTCCTGTGTAACCTTGTTCACCCCAGCCACCTGATTGGCCGTATCTAATACGACTGTTTCCATCTTCGTATGAATACCATCCATTACCTCCAGGACCGTATCCTGCATTAGGAGGTCTGCGGAATTGACCACCGCTTACACGATTAGGAGCTGACATACTTTCGCCGAACGGCGCTCCACCTTGTCCACCTAAAGAACCGTGAGGTATGCCGTCCCACCATTCTGGAGGGCCATCACCCATACCGGCTCCGCCACCTCCTCCAATGTTATTGTGGTTGTTGATAGTCAAAATTCCGCCGACTCCGTCAGCAATTATAGCATGACCACCTCTGTTAGGAGGATTTTGTGCGCCATTAGGACTACCAAAGTTTTCTGCGCCAATAGCTTGTGCGCCTCGACCTAAAATGTCTCCCCAGTTATTGATGATAATTGATTCACATAATCGCATATCACCACCAAACCACATACAATCACCTGTGGCACTATAAGCTATACCTTTACGCATCCCAACAAGTTGAACGCCAGACGTAATATTTATGATAAATCTCTGACCAGCCCAATTACCAGCACACAAATCAGACATGTGGTTAACTAACCAGTTTGGATCAAAATTGTGGTTGCTCGAGGTTATATTGATGGTGATTTCACCTTTACCTGCGAATTCCGACATCCAAAAAGGTGGCTGCCTTTTAAGCAGCCACACTCCAGCATCCCACATATTGCCAGTGCCAGTTACATTTCTTACATCAGATGCCCAAAAGGGCACATTAGGAACTACACCAGCCATTATTCACCTCTTAATTCTTTGACTTCTTGGCGAAGTTCTTTAACAGCGTTAACTAACAATCCAACAACTGCGTTGTAGTTCAAACGCAATAGACCTTTGTCATCTCTGATTACTGCTTCGGGCAAAACTTCTTGAACATCTTGAGCGATAAGACCTGCAGAAAGCTTATTTGACTCATCGATATATGTTGAACCATCTAAGTTTGAAATTTTATCTAGAGCCGATGATATGGTCTTGATGTTAGATTTAACAGTTCGGTCTGAACGAATAAGGACGTTGTTAGCTTCGACATTTCGCTGTACGAGAAGATCACCGACATGAGTCATCTCGAAAATTCCTTGAGCTCCATCGGCATACACAACAAACCGGCGCCGCACTTGACCCCAACCATCAGATTGTAAAGTGCAATCTTCGGTATACCAAGCTGCTCCTGGCCGCTTCATGTCCATTCTTAAACCGTTAACTTGGCGCACCCATCCTAAACTAGGATCTTGCCAAGCATTGGTTCCTTCTAGATACATCCAATCTTTATTTCTGAAATAAGATTTAGCTCCGGGTTCTTGCTGTTCACCATTTGCAGCATAGTTACCTACGGTCAATGATCCAGAACCTATAATAAAGCCATTGTCATTTGTCCATGTAGCTTGAGAACCTTTAGCGTTGTTGAAACCTACAGCGCCATTAGCGTCGGCGAAAACTAACCCTCGTTTCTGAGACGAGTTAACAGCTCCTCTGAAGTTGACGGCTGACCATTCTGTATCAGCTGTAGCATGGACATCGAATCGGGTTCGTGCTACTAAAGCCAAAGAAGAAAGTGTTCCATCCATGCCGAAATTGAAGTCATTCGTAGAATTACTGCCTGGACGAATTTGTATAGCATTTGCGCCAGAAGTCATTCCGAAAATGTCAGCTCTTATAGCATTGCCGCCATAAAATTTAATAGAGGCGTTATTTCCTGGATGTATTTGAACTCGCTCTCCGCCATCACCAACGGTAAGGATTCCGCTGGATTTGACTGTAGACCCAAACGATGCACCTAAAGCGACAGTGAATGCGCCTTTAGCGTCGAATCTGCCGTTGGTGGTCACGTTACCGCTAGTAGTCAGATCTTTAAGAACTGTAGCGTTTGCGACGTTCAGACCAGGAATGTTAAATGAACCATCAGATTTGATATGACTTTCGCCACCTGGGGCAGATTCGCCTTGAGGTCTGAAAATAATAGCACGTTGCTGGGCATCAGTACTTTTGGCACCGATAACCAACAAACCATTGGCATTAGAACGCAACATCGTATTTGGTTCAGAGAATCCGATATATGGATCTGGACCTTTCATGGCAACTTTTATTTGACCATTAAGAGCAGTCAATTCACCTGTTAACGCGGTGTTGCCAAGAACCTTGAGGTTTTGATTTACATCCAACCAAATAAGAGTAGTTCCACCAGCGGATAAGGCACCTTTTAATTCAGTGCTTTGGTTGACAGTCAATTTTCCATTGACTGTCAAATCTCCTCCAATAGTACCACCTGCTCCTGCAACACCTAGTTCAATTACTTGGTCACTTTCATTTTTGGTATAAATTGTTCTGTTACCGAGGTGAAGGAATAGTTCGCCTCGTTGAATTTGGGATGCTGTAGGAGCATCCCCGCTTATTCTTCGTTTGAATTTGATAGCGCTTAAATTGTTAGCCATACCTTCTCCTCATATAAGGCTATTTAATAAGGACCCGAAGGTCCTTATACGACACCAAAATCTATAACAGCACCTGCCGAAATATATTCAGGATCAAGGTAGTTTTTGAAGTTCCTGTTGCTTAAGTTCGCAATCCAACCAGATGTTCCGCCTTGGTCAGACGATCGAAGTGTTCTGAACCACATAGTTGAATCTGGTTCAAGCCAGATTTGACCGTGTCTGTTAGCAGAGGACTTGAATTTTAAACCTGTTCCAAGAGCAGATCCGGTATTACCAGGATATGGACCACCACGTGGGACGTTATTGGCAGTACCAGCACCTTGCATTATCTGGATACCATCATCCCACACATTTTGATTTGTAGGAATATCAAGCTGATCCAAATCAACCATTGAATCAACTGTTGCCATGAACGAAAGTCCATTGAACATTCCAGTTGGTGAAATGGATGCTATTTGCTTATAAGGAGCTGAACTATTTGCAGTTCCTTGCCAGAATTTAAATCCACCTGAAGCTGCTCCAGGATGGTTGATAATATCTGTCGAACCTTGGCCGTCCTGGTTCCAGTTCAGATAAGAACCTCTCCATTGAACTACAGTTGATCCAGAGGTTGTAGGTGTTAAACCAGAGAAACCCTTGGATTGATAGTAAAGGCTTCGGGCGGCGTTTGTAATATCCAATGTTCCGTTCAAAGGTTGTGATCCGTCAATAGGGAGAGCTTTATAGTTCTCTACCTTATCTAGACCAACATCAGCTTTACCAGGTTTATTATCAGTGCTGTACTGATAATCTATTGGGGCATAAACAATTCCTGCCGGTTCAGTAGTCACATAATTTGCATCTTCAATGAACGAAGTAGAAAGACCACTACAGAACACGCTGTATTTCGTATCAGATGAATACCAAGCTGGAAGTTTCATCCACAACTCAATCAAACCAGGTTTGTTGACACAACCATATCGAGCTATGCTATTAGAAGGTTCAAATGTGGATTTCATATGTCGCATTTGATTTCTAATATTAGCAGCAGTTATCGTTACTGTGCTGGTCTGCAAATCAATGAATCTACCTGATAATTCAACCGTGTCTATAGATCGAGTAGTTGCTCCAATGCCAGCATTTCCATAAGAAGAAAATTGGAAGAAGCTATTACCAGTAGAGGTGTGCCGAACTTCACCCATCTTGACCCAAGCGATATTCTGCGTAGGACCACGAGTTTTTGTAGAAACTAAAGGAACTTGCTCAACGTTCAGAACTTTGCCTAAACCTACATCAGCATTATCTGGTTTAAACCCTTGGTGGAAGACTCTCCAAGTATTATTTCCAGAATCTCTCGAGTTGACGATTAATCCATTAGCAGTGGCCGGACGGAATTCAATATTACTGATGTTCGTATCGCCTAAAACAATAACGTTGCTTGCTGAACCAACACTAGGTCTTAAGCAAATAACACCAATCCCTGACTGCTTATACCAAGCGCTTGTGCTGCCAAGGTTGATTGAACCTGCAGTGGTGTCATCTCCAGTTTTGCTTAGATAAAGTTTATCATTTTCGAGAGTGTCCCATTGATAGTTCCAAGGACTCCATGACGTTCCTTTTTCGCACGATCTCCAAGCACTCACTCCCCTTTGAATGGATTTAAATTCCTGAACCATTCGAGTTGTTCCAGTGGCATTAGTTCCACCTACCCATGAAACCGTCAATACACCCCATTGAGTATTACCTGCCAAAGCATGATTCTTGGAAGTCAAATCAGCATAAACTGAGTTTGGACCTGTACCACCCTGAACATTATACGAACCAGGTTTGTGATATCTTGTATCATTCCAATCTGATGTTGAGATTAAAGAAATTCCATCCCTTTGAACAAACGCATTATTATTCAAATAAGCTAAACGAACAGCATGCTCGTCATTAGTTGGATCGGCAGCGAGTTTCAAATTACGGAATTCGAAATCTGAAGATCTTGCAACATCGCCAGCGTGTTTAAGTTGGAGCGCGTTTATAACATTTGATAGGCCAACAACATTGGCGTCAGGTTTAAATCCTTCATGATAAATTCTGAAAATATCTTTAGGATCACTTGACCATCTCACCTGTGGAGACATACCTGCAGGCAATGACAAGGTCATGCCTTTTACTTGAGTGTGGTTTTGACCTAAAGAAACAACATCATCACTTCCTATCGATATCAAGTTGATGTGCTGACCACTGTTGTAATTCATACGACCACGAACGCCGGAATTATTTCCTGCTGCAAGGATAATAGTTCCTGAAAGGTTGTATTGACCTTCCATATTATCGCCGCCGGTTCTCTGAACAGCGTTCATTTCAATGTTAGTTGGTTTATGAGCATTCGACCATACAGTAGATGTTCCGTCAATGAATCCGTTGTCTGCCTGTAATGTTCCTTTCGAAATCATTGAGCCAGTACGAACATCAAATACGATTGTGCGTCCTTTGATTCCTGCTGCTGAGTCGTTTCTTAGTCCAAGACCCCACCATGGAGAAATATCCATATTAGCAGTATCGTAGCTGGCTCTGTCACCGTTGCCAGTGACAATCGAAGGCGTATCACCAGACGCCTGTTTAGGCAGCTTCAATCCTTCGGTGAAAATAACTGGCTTTTGATATGTACCACCTCTAGAGGCCGATACGGTATCAATTTCCTCTGGAGTTGGCTTATCGCCAGTAGTGTAAATCCTGTTGGTTTGTTCGTAATACAGTTTTGGTGCTGTACCAGCAACAGGAGTCAATTTCAAATTGGAGGCATTCCAGAGTAATGCTCCTCCAACAGTTGTACCTGCTTTTAAATCGGCCATACCGGTCTCCTTTATAGATACCACTATTTATTCGTTCCAGTGGAACGAATTATGGGGCCGTAGGCCCCATAAATTTATTACACTCCAGGTATATTCTATATAAGGCTTAAGTAATAAACTATTTGTCCTTGGTAACCAGAGGAACCGTAGCCTTTTCCTTTTCGCCAATATTGTTGAATGCAACCATGTGATTCAATCCTGGTTGAGTACTTGGATCTGGTAACTGCATCAACAACCTGTTTATCGCCGTATCGGCGATGTCATTGGTTATCGTATTGGTCTTGAATCCGTACAGGCCAAGCTGAGCGTTTTTCGAAACTGCTCCTTTGCTTGTAGTCTGAGATACAACGAAATTTCGAACCGACATTACACCAGGTTTGGCTTTGTTTCCATCAACATCACTACGATAAAATATCGCTTGGAATTGAGTGACATTTGCAGGAACAGTGAAGACTTTTTCGAGTCTCTCCCATGTATCAGCCTTCGATTGATAAACCCTTTCACCGGTTATCCATTGACCAGCAGAGTTGAACCATGAACAAGACATCATGCCTTTCATGTTCGCATCCATACCAGCTTTAGTTGTTTTCTGTTCCCATTCGATTCGGATATTATCCCCAGCTTTCAATCCAACTTCAGCTAATACAACCTTATTGTCTGGATAATATTTGATCGCAAATGTTCCAGGACCTGCTTCGTACGTTTCACCATCATAAACTAGATGGTTGAAGCCAGTAGCTCCCATGTCCTCTATTTGATCGATGACTGTTTCTAACTGAGGTCTCCGATCTATTCCTGCAGGAATCGTGTTTGCAACCACATCCACATTTTCCATACAAAACTTACGTTCTTTCGAAATGAAAATCGCACAATATGCGGTTCGATAGTATGGACTTAGGATATTGGTGCCTGGCCATGATACTGAACCAGCTTTTTTCATCCATGCATCAAGAGCATATGTAGATCTTATCGCGTCATGGGAGACAATAGCGATTATCAAACCAGGTGAAACTGTATCGAGATAATCCATCATAGCTTGAGAAGCATTTGCAGTATCACCAAAAAGATCGTATGATCTGCTATCAACCACTGAAGGAGTATCACCATCAAATCGAATTACTCTAAGGTTTAAACCTCGTGCAAATGTTTGTGGACCTACGTTCTGATCATTTATTCTGACAAGAGGAGATCTGCCTGAAGTGTAATTAAAGCAACTACCTCTTATCTCTAATCTATTTCTGACGGCACCAGTTTCTGCTGCATTGCGAACATTTACTTCTAATGTGCCGTCTTGATCGTTTTTACCAAATTCTGCAATGAATTGAGTGTTATACGTTGCCATAAAAACTCCTGGCCGTCCATGGCCTAGCTGATTAGTTGTCAGTCCATTCGAAGTCTACAGTCTTAGTGACTGGGTTAGGTCGGATGATTAGGTTCTTGATCTTCACATAATCAGTAACTGTGATAGAATCGGTAACTTCACCTGGTTTCCATGCACCGATTTCATCAGGAGCAGGAGGCATATCCGAGGTGTACATTCTTCCCCAAGCATTCCATGAAGTTCCGTTAGCAGCTACAGTGCGAACATAAACTGCTCTTGAACCCTTACGAGACCAGTACTGAATACGACCAGTGTCTTGTCCGACTTGAGTTAAAGTACCAGTGTTTGCTGTATCTGCTGGATACTGATTTGGATCTTGTCCTGGATATGGAGCGAATCGAGGATAAGTGTTCGCAGTTGCAGTATCCACAATTTCGACACAGAAATATCCGTTAGGATAAGACGATACGGTCGAATTCGAAACTACTTTGTTGAATGTTGTAACATCAGATCTGACACCGGTTCCTTTAACGATGAATGTATTGGAAATTGTACCGCCAGATTGACGCAGATAAACATCGTCTAAATGGCTCTGTACGTTTCCAGTATGAAGCACCTTACCAATTTCGGCTCCATCAGTATTGATGATGACTGTTGAGTTAGTGTTAGTAGAACCGATACGAACTGCATTGTTTCTAGCAAATTCAAGAGTGTTTTGGTTCGCAATCTTAGTAACAACTTGTCTACCTTGAAGCGAAATATCGTTACCTGCTACACTCAGTTTTCCACCAACTCCGAGATCTCCTTTGAAGCTAGAAGAACCATTCGAATCCAAAATCAGTACAGGTGATTTGCCATCTCCTGGTCCGATACCAAACTGACCTGGAGCTAAATCAGAACTTTGACCACCATGAGACCAAATAGTCCAATCGTTTTGACCTGCAACACCAGTTCTCTTAGATCTGATCTGAAGACCGGATGCTCCATCTTGACCTGTAGTACCGATAACCAGAGATTGAGAATAGTTATCTCTCGAAACAATTCGAGGGGCACTGATTTCACCTGTTGAAGCAGTAGCTCCTTTAGAGAACACTGGAATTTCTGCGAAGGTATGAACAGCCGTAATGGTCTGCGCAACAGTACGTTTGACCCAATCTGCAGCAACTACACCACCTAAACGATCAGAATCATACGCTACACCTTGAACTGGAACAAAGTTCTGAAGAGCTAAATGCAGACCACGAGGAGTTATTGCCCAGCCGTCACCTTTAGATTTAGACAAATCAAACTTTGTAGTTCCGTTGACTTTGTCAACAACTCCTGTAGAATAATCTTCATTAGCGAGCTGAACAACACCTGCAATTCCAGTCACATCTCCGCCCATACGAGCAGCGAATCCGTTATAAGTTGCGTCATTTATACCGTTTTTGAAAGCTCTTCTCAAACCTAACAAGTTGGTTGTGATCTGACCTGCAACCGCTTCAGATGAACCGTACATCTCAGCATCAGTGCTATACCGAGTGATACCCCAAGCAATAGTGTTTGCTTTCTTATTCTGGAGAGTAAGAGGAGTTACGACAACATCGTTGATGGCTCCATTCTTAACCTCGGCGTCGGTACCAATTCTCAGCGTACCTCGTTGAACTGTAGTAGCTTTAAGAATCTTATAAGTCATTCCATCCCAGAAGTTACCTGAAATATCAGTTCCAGACTCAGAATCTTGAGACCAACGAGCTGGATCTGAGAAGTAACCTTTGATTCTAGAAGGATCGACAGACAATTGACCTTTAGCGTTAACAGTAGCAACTGCGTTTGAATTTTTAGTGCCAGCTGCAAACTCTGAATCAGTAGCAAATCTGCTTAAGCCTGTCATAGTATCTGTAGCAAGACGCTCATTCAGTTTCTTAGGAGTAACTGCTTTAGTGTCATTGGTTCCAGTATTAGTTTCATCCTGAGTAGCTATAGCAATAAGACCATGGTTGGTTTCTTGAGCGATTCGCTTACCGAGTGAAACAGGAGTTACTACAGTTGGAATATTCGCAGCATGCTGAGTTCCGTTTCGCACTTCATCATCTGTTGCTAACCATACTGCACCTGACGCAGTTTCGGTGGCTTTGTACTCTCTCAACGCCTTTGGAGTAACAATGTTGATTTCATCAGCATGATTATACACACCAGTCCCAGCTCCCGTTCTAGTGGTGCCAGGAGTACCACCTAAAGCCACTGTAGCAGCAATACCCGTCTGAGTTGGAGTAGCTTTACGAGCATTCAACTTTTTAGCAGTAATGATCTTGGAATCGTCAGTAGAACCGTTAGCTTCTGATTGTGTAGCGATTGCTGCTACGCCCTTACGATTTTCTAGTGCAGTTCTCTGGTTCAGACGATAAACAGTCAATATTTTGTCTGCGTTGAGCTTATTTTCGTCAGTCTCAAGAATTTCTGCTGGTCCTACAGTCATGGCAATACCGCGACGATCTACCGTAGCAGTCATATTTGCTAAAGTTTTTGGAGTTACAATCGACTCGTCATCAGGGTTCTGTTCATGGTTCTTGTTAACTTCATCCTGAGTTGCTAAAGGAGCAACACCAACTCGTGATCTGTTTTTAGCATCTACACGCTCAATTTGTGGAGCAGAATCAATCAAATACCATAACCGAGTATTTCCATCAGCACTTTCCATATAACTGAATGTCATCACAGCAGGATAGTTTTGGCCAATACCTGCTACTACATCAATTGATTTGACTCTCGGCAATGCACCACCAGCCGCTACACCATACTCTGAATAGCGAGGAATTTGATCATTTTTAGTTGTGCAAATCTCTAAAGGAGAACCATCTGGAACCTTGACAGTCAACTTCTGGCCGCGTCTCATCATCTTACAATCGACGATGATCATGTCACCATTTTCTACACTATCTGGAAGAACAACTTCTGCTAATGTAGTGCCAGCCATGTTCTGATACATGATGTAATCGAATGATTCAGCATTAGTTGAGCTCTGAATCTGGCGCACTCGCATTCTTTTATCAGTGTTGTATGTAGTCCATGAACCTGCTGCTTGGTTCCAAGTGAAAGTCCACACACCAGTTCTGCGACACACTAAATTAGAAGCAGACATATCGATTTTCTGTCCAGTGTTCGGCTTAACGGTGACATGGTATTTTGCCATGTAACCTTCAGCATCATACATCTGGATTGATTCGCCATCCATGACGTTTCTAGGCAACTTAACTGACATGGCTCCTTTAGAAGTCATAGCCATCAAAGTGTCACCAACGTTAACCTCAGATTCGGTACCTTGAGTCATTCGAACTAGGTTAGTTTCGGTTTGATCTTCTTGCAAGTTCCAAGCAGAACCATCAAAAATCATTGTGATGGTAGTGCGGTTTTTAGTTATCACAAACCGAGTCAGAGAAGCATTATTCTTAAGTTGATCATAAACGTTGATGTTGTAGAGCGGCGCAGCTTCGGTCGAAATGACATGAGGTTCACCATGACCTGCTCGTGCACCAGAGTTTTTGATCGTGATGGTATCGCCTTTAGTTGGAGAAGGAGGCAACGTGTATGTTACTGCACCACCGCCTGTGAAAATCTCCAAGTACTGACCTGAACGAAGGCGAACTGGATTTACGTTGCCGGTGTTTTCCCAAGTTGGGTCAACACGAAGCGATTGCCATTTTGCAGGATTGAAAGGACCTGCTGGTTTAGGAATATTCTCTAACGCATACCAAGCCCGGTTATTGAAAATCACGGCGTGTTGAACATCATAGCCACGGTTTTCTTTGTAGTGCGGAAGAGTGTTGTATTCGTTGAAGAAATCAACGTTCACTCCGTCGGAACCAACATTTTTATCTGCCATTCCAACGTTTATGACTTTTTCAGTTGCCGCATCAAGGCCGTATGTGACGCGGAAAGCTGGTTTTAATTTATCAGCCATGATATTCTCCGTTATAAAGTATAAGCTTATTTATTGGATCCCCTCGGACATGTTATAATTGACCTACACTAAGTGATAAGGTATTCACATGAACTTGAATGATTTTATGGACCCAGAAGATCAGGTAAAAGAAGGTTATCTGCTCTTCGATATGAGTCAAATCGCACTCGCAGCAGCCCTTCAAAATTTCGAAGATAAAGAACCAGTATCGACCACTATGGTTCGGCACGTTGTTCTGAATTCAATCAGGTACAATCTGAAGAAATTCAGAGCAAAATATCCAAATGTTATTTTGGCATTCGATAATCATGAAGGTGGTTACTGGCGCCGTAAATATGGTTGGTACTACAAGAAGACTCGTGCTGAAGGCCGTGAAGAGTCCCAATGGGATTGGGAAGGTTATTTCACAGCCATGAACAAACTAGTCGAAGAATTCCCACGATTCATGCCATATTATAGCCTCTCTATTCCTGGAGTTGAGGCCGATGATACAATTGGCGTATTAACTGAGCGTTTAGCACTTCAAGGTCATCCGATCATGATCATTAGTTCTGATGGTGACTATACTCAGTTGCACAAATTCAAGGAAGTTAAACAATGGTCTCCGATGCACAAGAAACTCGTGCATGTTAAAAATGGTTCGGCACGCATGGATTTGTTCCATAAACTGTTGAAAGGTGACCGCAAGGACTCAGTAGCATCTATTCGAGTTCGTAATGATTTCTGGGCAAACCGTGTTGAAGGTGAACGCACTCCGGCTATGAAAGCCAAGGTTATTGAAGAGTGTGCAGCTGCTGATGGTTATGATCAGATTGAATCTATTCTGAAAGAAGCTTATCCAAATGATCTGAATTTGATCGAACGCTTCAAAGAGAATGAGATTATGATAGACATGTCGAAGATGCCAGCATATATCAAACAAAGTATCCTAGACAAATTCGAACAATACAATCTCGCTCCACGATCACGAATTTATTCATACTTTGTGAAATGTGGTCTCGCAAAATTAATGAACAGCATCAATGAATTTTGAGGAAATTATGGCTAAAGAAAAGAAAGTTAAAGTAGAATTCGATGCAGATATCCATGGTGAAACTGTTGCCAAGGCCATCAAGGAATTCTCCGATCAGCTGATCATCATTGATGGTTATAAAGACAATTTGAAAGCTATTCGCGACAAATGTATTGAAGAAACCGGTATCGACGGTAAACACTTCAATCGTCTGATGAAACTGCGCCATGATTCTATTCGCGATCGTTTTGAAGCTGAAAACACTGAGGTTGTTGAACTGTATGACAAAATCTTCGACTGATTTGTTGGACAAGGTCGAAAACGGGCTCTCCATTGAGAGAGCCATGGCTGAAGATCCGAATCTTTCGTATCTAGAAGCGACCATGCAATGGATAGAAGAAAACTCTATCGACCCAATCCAATATGCAAAATACATCCCACAAGCGATGGTTGATAAAATAAAACACGAAGCTATTGAAAATAACTGGCTACGACCATCCATGAAAGAGAGAACCATTACCAATACGTTGGAAGATTTGTTATGATCAAGACTCGCTTACCGCCAAATTCTGGCATCAAAGTTACAGGAAAATCTGTGTACCAACTGTATCTGATCTTAAAACATCAGATGAATGGAAAGTACGATGCAGTGAAATCTGGATGGCGGATTAAGGTAAGCGATGCTGCATATCATAAGCGCAGAGACAAATACTTCTTCGAAAAATTAAGCAGTAAATACTCGTTGAAGGAATTATGGTATATATTTGTATCTAATCTCGTTGCAAACCAGAACGCTTGGATTGGTGAAATATCCGATGCTGATGCGTTGATCTTCTATCGTGAATATATCGGTCGACTACAACGAATGGAAACAATATTCGTCGACGACATCAAGAACATCTTCTATTTCTCACAGAAAAAGGATGTTCCTCTGGGGAAAATTTTTGAATGGAATTCTGTAGGTAACTCATCGTATATCTTCAAACTCCTTCAAACAAACATTATCGGATTCGAGACCTTCCTGCTGCTCGATTCGTTCTTGGACATTATAAATAAACATAACGAGTCCGCCGACAAAGAGTTGGTTTGGTCTTCGTTTGAAACGAAATTGAGTGGATACAAAAAACTACTTGAAATCGATTCTGCCAAAGCAAGAAAACTGTTCATCGAAACAATAAAATCTGAGAAAGAAATTGCTAATTTAGTTTAGTGATATAATTTCTTCTGAATCCTGTTAAAACTGTCAAAAACTGTACAAGGTAAATAAAATATGTCCATGTTCAAGAGAAAAGATCCATCTCAACTGCAAGCTCAACTGGCTCAACTGAAAGGTGGTTCTTCCTTCAGTCAGAAAGATGAAGGCATGTGGAAAATTGACACTGATGCCCAAGGCAACGGCTCTGCAGTTATCCGTTTCCTTCCAGGTAAAGGTGATGGTCTGCCATTCGTTAAGTTGGTAAACCACGGTTTCAAGAAAAACGGTAAGTGGTACATCGAAAACTGTACTTCTACTCATGGTGATTTCGAATCTTGCCCAGTATGTGCATACATCAGTGCAAATGATTCATACAACACTAACAAAGAAGAATATGGTCTGCTGAAACGCAAGACTTCATACTATGCCAACATTCTGGTTCTGAAAGATCCAAAAAATCCAGATAATGAAGGTAAGGTATTCAAATTCCGCTTCGGTCAGAAAATCATGGACAAGATCACTGCTATGGTTGCAGTCGATACAGATATTGGTGAAGAACCAGTTGACGTAACCTGTCCATTCGAAGGTGCAAACTTCGTAATCAAGGTCAAGAAAGTTGGTGGTTTCCAGAACTATGACGAATGTAAATTCAGCAATAAATCTGAAATCAAAAACATCGATGACCCAGAAGTTCAGAAAGTCTTGGAAGAAGGTTCAGTTGATCTGTCTACCTTGACTGATAAATCCCAGTTCAAATCATTCGAAGACAATGAGAAAAAATTCAAATCAGTCTTCGGAGGTAGCACTTCTCCAGCTCGACAGAGTCTGGAAAATGAACTGGGTGATCTTGCATCCGGCAATGATTTTAGCTCCGATGGTGTTGATGGTTTCGATAACTCCGCATTGAGTGATCTCGATACCACCAGTTCAAAACCATCTGCAGAAGCTGATGATCTCGACGATCTTCTGGCTGGTCTGTAATAAAATGAAGGAGCCTTTGGGCTCCTTTTGTTCGTTCATACCCACCTCTTGTTCATGCTCAATGAACGTCAAAAAAAATGTGAACAATTTTCAACAAAGTTGTTTACTTCCTTGCTTCGATGTTGTACTATTACCCTATCAACAAAACAACATCATCTGGAGCACTAAAATGAAACAATACAAATCTGAAATCGCTAAAAACGAAGCAATCTTTATTGAACATCCTGGAATGATCATCATTGAACGCAAACCAGTCAATGGTTTCATCGAAATCACTTCATCTGATAAATTGACCTTCACTGACTACAAACTTCTTGGTGAATGGGCAGCCATGGATTCAGCTGAATACTACCGTGAAAATGGTTTCACAGAAGACCAGATCGAAAAACGACTCATTGAAGATCAACAAACCTGGGGAACCTCTCAGTACTCTATCTTTGGTCTCGGTAGCTGCATCACATCTCACAAGCAAGCAAAATCGATTCTGCTGAAACTGAGCTTCGGCGATAAAGTCAAATTTGCTGGAAAATATTTCACGGTCGAAAAAGACTTCAACCGCAACGCAAAATTAGTAGAAATCTAACTGAACCTGGGAGCCCAGGGCTCCCTCATTGAGGAATAGAACATGATTCAAATCGTATTTGCAACTTCAACTCCACAATCAAGTGGCGGTTTAGATGATATCCATTTTGCATTTGGATTTTCAGGTGGATTGCCATGGCGTCGCATTGCTCAAGACATGATGAACTTCAAAGAGCGCACAGCTTCTGATCCAGTCATCATGGGTCGTAAGACGTTTGAATCTCTGCCTCGACCTCTGGCAAATCGCTATAACATAGTTGTGACTACCAAAGATCCATGGCCTGTTGCACAAAACGGCACAAGATGTGATCATGTCATTAATCTGGATGAAATGAATCACTTGGAAGTTAAAACTCTCGAACAAGTGTGTCGTGAAATTGAAGCCGACAACGGTACGGTTTCCATCATAGGTGGTAAAGATCTCATCATTGAAGCGATGAAATTCGCTGATCGTATTGTGCATACTGTAGTAGAAGAATATCGCTTCTTGCCGAATGATGTACAATTTACCAGTGCCGAATTACCTTTCCGTCGAGATTCGTCGTACTCTGGATGGAAAGCCATTGAAACTCACTGGTATGACACTCAAGGTGATGGTCTTAGTCCTACCTATATCTGTGAAACTGTATATGAGAGAACAAAATGAAAATCACGTTTATTCGACATCTCGATAGACAAGGCGAAGTAACTCCAAAGTGGACCTTGATGGCTGATGGTTCTCGACCTAGCATGTCAGAAGTCAAACGCAATCCTAAGGCCTATGAAGCGAACTCGATACCTCATGGTATCTATATGTTGACTTTCCACGAATCTGAGATGAGTCAGTATCGTTATTCTCAGACCCAAGACACTTTCATTTATCCGAACGGTAAATCGCAAGGGCGGCGGCTAGGCTGGGCAATTCCTATTTCAGCCATCGAACTGTTCCATTACATTCGTGTTGGTTCCATCAAAATTCTGCCGGATGGCATGACATCTATGACTGGTACATTCGTCAAACATGGAACTGGCATTCGATTCCAACCACTTGGAGATATGTCGATCGTATGAAGCAGATTCAATCATTGATTCGTGAAGTATTCGAAAATTACGAATACAAGATGGACCGAACTGGTACCGGCACATGGTCGAAATTCGGCACCATGTTGCGTTGGAACATGGCAGACGGTTTTCCAGCTCAAACCACTAAGAAGTTGTTTTGGCAAGGTGTTGTTGGTGAATTGCTTTGGTTTATGCGAGGAGAGACCAACGTTGAAGTCCTTCGTGAAATCACATTCGGTAAAGGTTCGACTCGCAAAACAATCTGGGACGACAACTTCGAAAATCAAGGCAAGAGTCTTGGATACACTGACGGTGAATTAGGTCCAGTGTACGGCTATCAATGGCGTAACTTCGGGGATCAAGGATACGATCGGCCTGGTGTTGACCAACTTCGTCAAGTCATCGAAACGATCAAGAGCAATCCTGAATCTCGTCGGATGATCATTTCAGCATGGAACCCAGTAGACATTCCTCATATGAGTCTGCCACCATGCCATGTGATGATGCAGTTCATCGTCCATGACGGTAAGCTGAGTCTTCGTTGGGACCAGCGTTCTGTGGACGTATTTCTGGGTCTGCCATTCAACATCGCAAGTTATGCTTTACTTCTGCATATCGTAGCACGAATCACTGGCTTGGTTCCCCATGAGCTTATCATGCAAGCTGGCGATACACACATCTACGACGATCATGTCGAACAGTGTAAAGAAGTACTTCGTCGTGAACCTCGACCATTACCGTCCCTGTATTTCCCAAGTCACTTCAAAACGTTGGACGATTTTCTTAACGCTGAAGTGAAGGATTTTGCATTGATAAACTACACTCATCATCCAGTTCTGAAAGGAAAAATGGCCGTATGAATATTCGTTTAGTGCAATACAGCCATGGCGAAAAAACAGTGTTAGGTGATCTGTACAACGTACCTGATAGTGAACTGCCAAAGGTCAATGAAACTGTAATCGTGAGTGGTTGTGAAAGCCGAGTTTTAAGCGTTATTAAGTCTTACGAAAAAGCAGGAACTGCTTGTGTCTGCTGGTTCGAGGTTGATGTTACGTGAAGGCTTGTGTAGTTGTCAATAAATATAAGTCCGACTTTGATGTAAACATCCAACGAGGAACGATGTGGGGCAACTACGTCGGCAAAAATTGCGATAGTCGGGAAGAGGCTATCGCAGCCTTCAAGAAAGAATTCATCTCAAAAATAAAATCTGGCGAAATAAACAGATCCCATCTCGAAACACTCAACGGAATGAGGTTAGGTTGCACTTGCAAACCGAAGGCTTGTCATGGTGATATAATAGCCTTAGTTGTGAACAGACTCTTTAAAAATATAACAACGTTAGAGGATATATGAACGTAGTAAAATCTAGTGGTGTGTCTCAGGAATTCACCTATGAAAAAATTCTGCAAGTGTTGCTTTGGGCTTGTGAAGGTCGAGATGTAGACCCTTATGAGCTACTTGATCGTTGTCGTCCATATTTCCGTGATGGTATGAAAACCTCTGAAATCCAGGATGTTATCACTCAAGTTGCTGCGAACTCCATCACTGTTGAACAGCCAGATTACCAATTTGTAGCATCTAATTGTGCTCAATTCGGTTTGCGTAAAAAGGTATACGGTCAATTCGAACCAATTCCTTTCTATGACCTGATTGTAAAGAACACTGAAGACAATCGATACGACGCTGAAATCCTTCAACGTTATTCGTTCGATGAAATAGTCATGTTGGAATCTCACATTCGCCATGAACGTGATTTCGAATTCGCTTATGCTGGCACTATGCAGCTTATCGAAAAATATCTGGTCAAGGACCGATCAACTGGCAAAATCTTCGAAACTCCACAATATGCATACATGCTGATCGGCATGGTATTGCATCAAGATGAACCTAAGGATCGTCTCAAGCATGTTATTCGTTTCTACGATGCAGTATCTCAAAAGCGTGTTTCATTGCCAACTCCTATTATGGCAGGAGCCCGTACTCCGATTCGTCAATTCAGTTCGTGTGTTGTTATCGAGTCTGATGATTCGCTTAACAGTATCAACGGCTCAGCAGCAGCGATTGTCAAGTACATTTCTAAACGAGCTGGAATCGGTATCAACGCAGGTCGAATCCGAGCTGAAGGCTCAAAGATCGGTTTCGGTGAAGTCAAACACACTGGCGTAATTCCATTCTGGAAACACTTCCAAACTGCAGTGAAATCCTGCTCTCAAGGCGGTGTTCGAGGTGGTGCAGCTACGCTGTACTATCCAATCTGGCACTTGGAAGTAGAAAACTTACTGGTACTTAAAAACAACAAGGGTGTTGAAGAGAACCGTATTCGTCACTTGGATTATGGTGTTCAAGTCAATGATTTGATGTGGTCTCGATACATTCGTAATGACTACATCACTTTGTTCAGTCCAGATACGAAGGTCAACGGCCAGTCTCTGTATGACGCTTATTTTGCAGATGAAGAGCTGTTCAAGAAATTGTATGAAGAAGCAGAAAAAGATCCATCCATTCGTAAGAAACGTATCCGCGCAAAAGATGTAATCCACTCATTCGTCGTAGAACGGGCTGGTACTGGTCGTAAGTATCTGTACAATGTTGATAATGTCGGTAATTACGGTCCATTCATCCGCGATGTTGCGACCGTTCGCCAATCTAACCTCTGTGTTGAGATCGCTTTACCAACAACTCCTATGGGTCGTCCGGACGAAGAGATCGCTCTATGTACGTTGTCTGCATTTATTCTTGGCAATTTCGATTGGCAAGACCAAGATATGATTGATGAACTAGCTATGGTTCAAGTTCGAGCTCTCGATAATCTGTTGGACTATCAAGATTATCCAGTCGAACAAGCTCGTAAAGCACTTAAACGTCGAGCACTTGGTGTCGGTATTACGAACTATGCTGGCTGGTTAGCAGATAATTTCGCGAATTATGACGATGCAAACGATCTGACCCATGAATTAATGGAAAGATTGCAGTATGCATTAATTAAGGCATCTGTCCAATTAGCAAAAGAAAAAGGTCCTTGTGAATATTACAAAGATACGAAATATGGTCATGGACAGCTACCGATTGACTGGTATAAGAAAACCGTCGATGAGCTTGCAGCTCCAAAATATGTCTGTGATTGGGAAGCACTTCGCTCTGATTTGAAAACCTATGGTATTCGCAATAGCACTCTCAGTGCTCTGATGCCATGCGAGAGTTCATCTCAAGTCAGTAATAGTACTAATGGTATTGAACCGCCTCGAGGTCCCCTGTCAATCAAGGAGTCAAAAGAAGGTTCCTTTAATCAACTTGTGCCTAATATTGAGCTCAACAAAGATTTGTATGATTATTTGTGGCCTATGGCTCGCCGCGGAATGAAAGGATATCTGAGTCAAGTATGCATTATGCAGAAATTCACAGACCAATCCATCTCTGCTAATACCAGTTACGACCCTGCTGCGTTCCCGAACGGTAAACTGTCGATTAAAGCCTGTGTTGATGATATTTTGTTTATGAAATATTATGGCGGTAAGACACTGTATTACCATAACACTCATGATGGTGCTGATGGTAATGCTACAGAAACAGCAGAATGTGAAGGTTGTTCAGTTTAATAGGAGCCTTCGGGCTCCTTTCATATAAGGAATATCATGTCAGTTTTTAACCGTAGTGTAGTTGATCACCATTCAGAACCGATGTTCTTAGGCTCAGATACAGGCGTTGCACGTTACGATGACCCTAAGCATGTAAAATTTGAAAAGTTAACTGAAAAACAATTGTCTTTCTTCTGGCGGCCTGAAGAGGTTGATGTATCGAAAGATCGTGTTCAGTTCCAGAAAATGTCTGAAAACGATCAAGGTATTTTCACCAACAATCTAAAATATCAGACTCTTTTGGATTCTGTACAAGGTCGAGCTCCTGCTATTGCATTCGCCGATATCTGTTCAGATGTTGGTCTAGAAACATGGATTCAGACTTGGACATTCTCTGAGACTATCCACTCTCGTTCATACACTCATATCATGCGTAACGTTTATGCTGATCCAGCTAAAGAGTTCGAAACCATCGTCTTGAATCCAGCTATCATGAAACGCGCTGAAGCTGTATCGAAATATTACGATGACCTCGATGATCGCAAATTCGAATACAATTACATTCTGCGTAATATTGCAGACCACACCGAAGAAGAACTTGCTCGAGCGAAATACAAACTGATGTGTGCAATTTATCTATGCATGCACTCGGTCAATGCGCTTGAAGCTATTCGTTTCTATGTCTCATTCGCCTGTACCTTTAACTTCCATAAAAACCATGAAGGTATCATGGAAGGTAACAGCAAGATCATGAAGTTCATTGCTCGTGATGAACAACTTCACCTGCAAGGCACTCAATATATTGTTAAATACCTTCAGTCCGGCGCAGAAGGACCAGAGTGGCAAAAAGTCACTAAAGATTGTGAAGCCGAAGCTGCCAAAATCTTCTTAGATGCAGCAGCACAAGAAAAGGAATGGATTGATTATCTGTTCAGAAACGGCACAACTCGTGGGCTTAACCATGAGATGTTATATAATTTCGTAGACTATCTAACCTATTCGCGAATGAATGATGCAGGTCTACCTCATGACCTGAAACCTCAGCGACATCCAATTCCATGGGTTCGCCACTATCTGAATACTGAAGCAGTTCAGGTAGCTCCTCAAGAGGTTGAATTGTCGAACTATCTGACTGGTCAGATCGACCAAGACGTTGAAGACGACGATTTCCAACAGTTCAATCGCTATCTGTAAGAGAGGGCCTTCGGGCCCTATAAAGCTATGTTGAATGTAACGAAACAATATGGGTTCGTCAAATATGTGGACCTTAAAATTGAAAACGGATCAATACCTTCTCTAGATGTAGACAACAAGAAGAACGTTATCTATGCAATAACCATAGATGACGATATAGTCTACATCGGCAAGACGAAAAACCTCAAGAAACGCATCGGCTATTATCGAACTGCTATTCATCGTTCGACACCAACAAGCGATTCGGTCAAATCGATTCGAATACATGATGCATTAAATGCGGGCAAAACCGTATCGTTCTACGCAAGACAGTGCTTTAATCTGAGTATGACAAATGAACTTGGCACTATGACAGTGTCAACCATGGATTTAGAAGAGCCTGTATTCATTAAGCTCTTCAATCCACCTTGGAACGTCCAACATAAGGTAAAATAGTGAAAAAATTATTCAATGAATTGATGGCTCTGTGTGATGACCAATCGAAGTTCTTCATGAAGGACTGTGTTGGTCCAAACGGCGAAGCGTTGCGTATCTTCTCCTACAACTATGCATCATACACTGATTGGTGTCGTCCAAGTGCATTGGAATGTCGTGGTATCATGTTTGACATCACCAAGCCTAAGAAACCTGTGATTGTTTGCCGTCCAATGGAAAAGTTCTTTAATTTGGATGAAACACCATTCACAATGAATTTGGACCTAGAAGACGTTGATTTCATGATGAACAAGGAAGACGGTTCATTGGTATCGTCATTCAAATCTGGTGAGCACATTTATCTGAAATCCAAAGGCTCAATCAATTCTGAACAAGCAGTAGCCGCGAATATGTTGTTAAGCTCTCCAGAATATGAACCTCTGATGATCGTTATCAAAGATTTTGAAGAGTCTGGTTATACAGTCAACATGGAATACACTTCACCAACGAATCGAATTGTACTAGAGCATGAAGTTGAAAAGCTTACTGTTCTTAACGTTCGGCACCGGGAAACAGGTGAATATTTCGATATGCATAAACTGTTCAACGTTCCAGCTATTCGTGCATTCCTTGTAGAGATCTTCCCTAAACAACCAGTTCAATGGGTTGCAGCAGCTCGTCAAGCAGAAGGTATCGAAGGTTTTGTAGTGCGAATGAAGAGTGGTTTGCATTTCAAACTGAAAACTGATTGGTACTGTACTCTGCACAAGACAAAAGACTCGATCACTCGAAACGATGAATTGTTCGGTGTTATCGCGGCCAATGGGCAAGATGATCTGAAAGGTTTGTTCCGCGATGACGAGTTTGCTTTAGCGAAAATCGCAGCATTCGAGGATGTCTTCTTCGATGAAGTTGCTACTCAAGTAAACGACGTTATGGGTACATTCAAATCGATGGCTGGTTTGGAGCGGAGGGAAGTTGCTATCCGTGGCCAGCAGATCTTCAAAGGCAAGCCACAGTGTTTCCATGCGCTGATGGACATGTACAAAGGCAAAACTGACTTTGTTCAAGTACAAGAGAACATTATCAAAGCATTCCTGAAATCCTACGAGAAGTACGTGCCTGCAGAGTACAAATAGTTCGAAAAATTTTTCACTTACGTGTTTACAACCATGGATGGTTGTGATATGATTATCTTATCAACTACAAACACTGGAGAAATTATGAACTTGCAGCTCATCACCAATCAAATGATTTTGGACACTTTCGCACCTGGTGGTAGTGAAGATGGAATTTATGCCTATAATGAAAAAGGCAAAAACCTCGGTTTCCTTTCAGATTTGCGTATCGCTTTAGCTCGTAAAGATAAAGCTTATCGAGTTGCACAAGAACGGCGTCAACGTGAAAACCAAGAACGTGATGAAAAGATGCCTCAAGCAGTTGATGATATGATCGCATTCTTGGAAAACAACTTAACGAAAATCGACGCTACGGTCTTCAAGAACATCACCCAGCCCAATGTTCATGCTTGCGGACACAAGTTTTATCTGATCGTGGATCCTTTGCACGGAAATCATCGCTTAGGCATCATGCATGCGACTAAGTATCATGCAGACTTAGTTTTGGATTTTGAAGGTTATAAAATTCAAGGCAAAGATATGGGCACTAAACACATTCTGATCAACGGACTGTCTCAGGATGAAATTGTAGAGATCATCTTAAAGGTATGTCAGTAAAAGTAATCACTGGGCTGATCATAGCAGCCTTAATCGTCGGGATGTACATCACCATTAATGTGCAAGGTAATGAATTACGTAACCTAGAATCCCAGCTCAGTCAAGTCTCGAAAGAGTTCAACGATTTCAAGACCTCTACTGAGAACGATTTAAAAGGCTTAAAACAGATTGACGAAAATCGCAAATCTGACCGTGAGCAGCAGAAGAAGAGTGACGCTAAACTGCGCAACGATTCTAAACGTGCCGAAACGGTAGCCAAAAAACCTGGACTGGTTGAGAAGCAAATCAACAACTCGTTCAACAAACTGGCAGACGATTTTACGGAGCTAACGAAATGAAAAAGTTCATATTCTTGGCACTGTTCTTAGCTGGATGCGCAACTTCTGAGCCTCCACATCGTCTAGACCCAACCTGGCCCGACCCGATAGCCTCTTACAAGGCTGAATGGAAAGTGTTCGTCATTGATGGTCAAGCTTACGTAGGAATGCCATTTGACGAATCACAAGAGTTCAGAATCTGGTTGGATGATGTAAAACGATATGTTAAGGACGCTAATGGCATGATCTGCTATTATCGCTCATCACTCAAGGAACCACGTTGTGAAAATCAAATTCGTAAATGATCGTATTCATGGTCGTCTTTATGTCCGATTAGACGATAAGTTGTACCGCTTCTGTGAATCGTATGACCTTGAACTGACCCGTACGAAATGCGGAAGCCAAGTGTTCTATGCATTACCTGAAGGTGAAGTTGAGATTCCAAAACCATTCGGTGATTATACAGAAGCATTCCAAACCATCGTCGAATTGTCAGAGGAATCTGGTTGTCGAGTCGTCACTAAGAGTGTTGACGGCAATGTAGAAATCGAAATTTTGGTGGGCTAACTATGAAACATTGGGAACACGATCCAGAAGAAGATTGGGACGACGAAGACGAATATCGTCGATGAAATGAGGCCTTCGGGCCTCTATGAGGACTAAATTTTTGGAGCCAATCATGACTAAGCAAGTAATTCTTACTGTAGGTGCACCTGGTTCAGGCAAATCAACTTGGGCTGAAGACCTCACCAAAACCAACACTGGTTTCGTCAACTTGAACCGTGACCAGTTCCGCATCGCCTTGTTCTCTCATGACCCAGCAGGTCGTCGACTGACCAAGAATCAAGAGAAGATGGTTGTTAAAGCACAAGTGGCCGCTGCTACTGAGCTGTTAAACCAACCACACGTCAAAGGTATCATCATTTCAGATACCAACCTCAACCCTAAAACCACTCAAGTATGGAAAGATTTTGCTTTTGCCCACAAGGTAGAGTACATTGAAAAGCACTTCTTTGTTCCATTGACTGAACTTTACAAACGTAACCTCAAGCGTGGCGCTGCTGCAGTACCTCGTTCAGTCATCTATGATATGTTCCAGAAGCACTATACTCGTTTAGGCCAATACAAATACATTCCAGTACCTGGTACTCCAGATGCTGTTATCTACGATCTGGATGGTACGTTAGCGATTCATAACGGCCGTGGACCGCATGACCTTGACAAACTTGGTTCCGATTTGCCGAATGAACTGGTGATTAAGCACCTTTTGTTCATGCAGAGCATCGGGTATAAAATCATTACTGTATCTGGTCGTGAAAGTGGACCTAAAGAAGACCCGACCAAGTGGTTGCATGGCACTAAAAACTGGTTGGAACGTCACTGTATCAAATCAGATCACCACGTTCAACGCAAACATGGTGATCATCGTCCAGACTGGATTGTAAAGAAAGAGATTTTCACGAACCACATTGCTCCGTTCTACAACGTAAAACTGGCAGTAGATGATCGTGATCAAGTAGTTGATATGTGGCGGACAATTGGTGTTCCGTGCTGGCAAGTTAACCATGGTGATTTCTGAGGATATTATGAAACAAGTTCAAAACAACATCGACATTCTGACTTACGTAGCTCGTGTTGTTCATGAAAAACACATGGACAATGCGCTATACCAAGCTAATCCGGATTGGGTTTCAATTGGTGTTGATATCGAATCTGCTGTTGGTGTGGCATTTACTACTTTAGCAGACGGATTCCATGGTTGGTCGGCTCGTACCGTTATCATGCCTGACTATTTGACAGTTATTGGCACTTACACTATAACATATTTTGATGGCAGTAAACGCATCCTGGATATCGTATCCACTCGGTTGCCGGATGGTTTCTGGTCTCATAAATCCAACGTAAACTCTGAGATGGAACTATGATAACAATTAAGCAATTCACAGTTGAAGAATTCGCTCAAAAGTCGAATCAGCTGATTCATGAAGTGGTTCGACGAATGAAAGAGCGAGATGAACGAGTGACCATCCAGGTTGAAAGAACTGGTGCAACTCAATATGATATTATTGCACTGGACTCAGGATTTATCTATGGTGTTACAATATCTAGACAAGCAAATGGTCATGTGACTACAACCCGATTCTACGGAGCGTAAATGAGTTATTCTGAATTTATCGAAACATCTGGTGGCCAAGGTCAATTGACTGAAAGATCCATTGCGATGATCAAAGAAACGATCAAATCCACTCGCATGGTATTGCCAAACCTGGTTTCCAACTTCGAACCTAACGCTTTCATTGTAGGTGCATACATCGATGGTTTTAAAGCTGTCTATGGTTACATCTTCGATGATAAGACCAAACGTTGGTCAGATGGACATCAAATTCGAACCTCTACTGTATTGGAACGTGTCGAAATCTTCGAAAACGTTTACAAGGTTCGCACTCGCAACTCAACCTATGTGGTACTCGAATAATGAAAGCGACGACATTCCTGCAAATTGCATATCTGATCTCTCAAGAATCCAAGTGCTGTTCATGGAAGGTCGGCGCTGTAATCGAGAAAAATGGACGCATCATTGCAACAGGATACAACGGATCACCTGCAGGTGGTAAAAACTGTTGCGATCATGCTGAAGAACAAGGATGGATGGCTGTATCAAAACCGACATTCCCAGTGCAACCTGCAAAAGTTGGTCTAAGTACAAAGCATCGGGCAGATCATAGCGCTTGGTCAGCACAAAACGAAATCCACGCTGAATTAAACGCAATTCTCTTTGCAGCTCGAAACGGTTCAAGTATTGAAGGTGCCACGATGTATGTGACATTGAGTCCTTGTCCAGACTGTGCGAAAGCTATCGCTCAATCAGGTATTCGCAAACTTGTGTTCTGCGAAACCTATGATCGCAACATTCCTGGTTGGGACACTATTCTTAAGCAATCTGGTATCGAGGTCTTCAAGGTTGATAAAATTGCCTTACGAAAACTCGATTGGTCTGCCATCGACAACTATTGCGGAATTGAAGAATGACTCGCGATGAATTTCGAATCAAATTAGAATCTAAAGGATGTACAGTACTGTTAGTTGAAAATCCAGTACAAAACATCATCTGTGGAAATACTGAAGTCACTGTTTTGATGCGTAGTTTACGTACTCAGAACGTTGATGAAGTTGTTAATTTCCTTGGTAAATCTGCATCTATCGTGTTCCTTTACAAAGTAGAAGAAACCGTCGCAGGTACAATTATCCGCGGCAATTACATCACCAAATAAGAGAAATCAAAATGATTCTGAATCAAACTCAAACAACACGTCTGCGTAAAACATTATATGCCATTCTGAGCGAAGGTTTCCATGATGTTCAGTTTGTTAAATCGGACAACACCATTCGTACCATGAAAGCAACTCGTGATGAAGAGTTCGTCGGTAATGCATTCTCTGGAGGTCGTACTGCATCTCTGGAAGCTATCAAGGTATACGATTTAGACGAAGCAGATTATCGCACCTTCCGTATCGATTCTCTTATCACTATCAATGGTATCGATATTTCGACCTTACTGAAACTGGTTAACGCATAATGCTTTTCAGGGTCCATGATAATATGGACCTATCATTCCAATACAGAGAACAAAATGTTACCGATCAAAGCACTTGGCGAACACGTAATTTTGGTTACAAAGGCAGCTTCAGCTGGCACAGAAGAAGTATCCTCATCTGGCATCATCTTGGGTAAACGCGAAACTCCTGAACTTCCTCAGATTTGCACTGTTTTTTCAGTTGGTCCTGAAGTTCCAGAAGATTTCGGCCTCGAAAAAGGTGATCAAGTTCCAATGCCAACGGGTGGTGTTGCACGAAACGTTCTACATCCATCTGTAGCTCTTGGACTCACAAAACCAAGCGATCATGATGACAAATACTGCTCAGTTCACTACAAAGCGGTAGGTTGTGTTTATAAATAGAATTATGAAGAGTTGATCTTACTCTTCTATACGGAGCGGTATGTGACCATTAACAGGATGTACCCTCCATTTATTAACCTCATTTGAGGAATCGTGATGACTATCGTCAAAAACGCACTCGACATCCAACGCCAAGCTTGGAACAACGGCCATGAAAACTATGGCGCATCAATCGACGTTCATGCAGAAACTCTTTCTGTTTTGAAAGGTTTCAAACACCTGAATCCAGCACAGAAGATTCTGTTAGCTGAACTCGAAGGAAAAGACGAGCTGAAATATGCTAAGTCTTTGTGCAGTGCAGCTCGAAAGGCAGTTCGTCATTTTGTAGTGACTCTGAAGTAATTCATACAGTAAGGATAAAACCAGTACTGTATGATGTGGTCGTTGTAGGTTATCCCCACGTAAAACACCCGAAACCTTCTATACGGCAAGTGCATGCTACCTCTAGGCTATGGCTAATAGAGAGTACGCCTTAAGGCCTATTCATCCATAGGTGAATATTTCATCCTCGAGAAATCGAACCCGGAACCCTTGTGCTAACGGTGTGCAACAGATGAGAGTATGTACCCTTTATGGGGCTTGAGGTGGAGATGCGGTAAGCAGAATGCGTCTTACGGCTCCACTATGTATTTCTCCGAAATGGAAGACTAAAATGGCTAAACAAGCTAAAAAGCAAGCAGTAAAAGAAGTAGTTGCTGGTTCATCTAAACGCGCTGGTTACAAGCGTGGGTCGAACAAGCGTATTGATCAAGTAGTTGAGAAGATCATGCGTCGAGCACGAGCTGTTCTGCGAGATGATGTTTCTCGTTTCGGTAAGCCGAAAGCATAAGTTAAGGGACTCCTATGGGAGTCCCTTTTTTTGTTTCGAATATTGAACAAAACTGTTTACAACCATGTCTTGCTATGATATGATTACCTTATCAACAACACAGGAGAATTAAAATGGCAACTGTTAAAGCATCTGAATTGTATGTGGGTCAAAAGCTGACTGCTGGGGATGTTTTTTACATCAACCACAACTTGGCTCACGATGAATACGAAATCGAAATTCGTGTCATCGATAACGACAGTGGCGAAATCGAGTATCTGCCAATGGTAGTTTCGCCAGACGAAGAATTCGAACTTTAATTCACAAATAGTTGTACAACGATAGGGTAGTTTGATATGATTACCCTATCAACCAAACAACTATCGGAGCACCAAATGAAAATTCTCATCGCAGCAGCAGTCGTTACATTAGCACTTCTCGGAGCCGTAGTTATTGCGATGGATATCGAAAATGTCGATACTGAAAAACAAACCGATGTTATCGGCATCACCGTGAGTGGTAAAGTTGGAGTTCACGTCAACGAAGCACTTTGTGTCAATCCGTTGACTACTCAAGTTGAAGTCTGCTTCTAAGGAAAATTATGTACCAAAATGCAAATTATGAAGTGATTCTGCCTATGTGTGCAGTTGGAGTATTGATGGCACACATCAACAGTTACGGTTATCGTGATGCCAGTGACTATCGAATCATAGACATGTGTGCGTTGAGTGATGGTCGAGTAGCATTAGATGTGTATTCGAAATACGATTTCAGCGATATCCGTTCGCTGAGACATACACTCACTTCCATGAAAATTGAACATGAGATTAACGAAAAATGAAAACTCTTATTGTTCCACGCTCACGTTCTCGTGAATTCGAAATGTCTGAACTTGTGAAAGAGTTCGTCGTTATCCTTGGTGCTGATGTTCGTGATTTGGTGGTCGAATACACCATCGATGCACCAGACTTCGTTGATTTCCCATATTATGTGAGAGTGAAAGCATGAATCTGCCAAAGAAACTGACTACTGACATTGCTAACGAAATCTATCGTTGGTCTGAACTTGACGACCTGATGTTCATCAACGATGGCGCAGTTTCTGTCAATCGAAACAAGATGTATGCTGAAATGGACAGCGTAGTAGAAAAACTGAAAATTCAGCCATTCAGCGGCGCCAGTACTGGTTTGACTCACACTGAAACTGTTGAAATCATCGCTGAATTGTTTACACAATCCAACGCATCATTCCAAGCTCTGGCTGAATATGAGCGTAATTGTGTTGTTGCTGAAATGTTGGTACAACCTGGCAGTGTGCTTTACGGATGGAAAGAGAAATACGGCAAGGTCGGCGCTCGATTTACTGTGAATCGTCAAGGCGATTATGGTGTTAAGTTCATCAAAGCTTTGATCGCTCATTCTGACGATGACAAACCTGAAATTAAAATGTTCGATTTCGTCGATGCATGCTTCTTGGGTGGCAAAGCCGTATTAGGTGTAGTTGGTAAACGAGATGAAATCGACCGATTCGCTAAACGCTTCAGCGAAGTAGAGGTGAAATTTGAATCAATCTGATATCGTCCAAGAATGTGTGCAACATGTGACCACATACGAAGATTGCCACGAACTCGACACTGCATCGATTGTACAGCTCTGCAACAAGTATAAAGTCTCTGTTACTGGTACCATATTCGATGTGTTAGAATTAATCGACGGAGAGTTCAAGCAACTCCCAGATACAGTCAAAATGTCGATGGTATCGTTCGCATTCCTTAATGCAAATGACATTGACCGACACACCATCAAAGAAATTGTGAGAACATTATGCGCCAAGTAATCGCTACAGACGTTGACGGAATCCTGGTACAGTGGCAGAGTGGTCTGCCATACTTTTTGGCCAAGTACAACATTCCGACCAAAACAGTATTGGAACTGCTAGTCTCAGACCGCTTCATCGAGCCAGAGGAGCTGTTTGGCTGTAACGAGAAACTAGCCAAAACTCTGATGAAAGAGTACAACAACTCAGATTTCATCAAATACCTGCATGGCTATGCAGACGCTATCAAATGGGTCAATATTCTTAAAGAGCATTATGACCTCATTGCAATCACCGCTCTGGGCACAACTGATGAAGCACAACTAAATCGCATGTTCAACTTGAATGCTCTCTTCCCAGGTGCATTCAAAGACGTAATGTGTGTCAACTATGGTGAGTCGAAAATTCCTCACTATCTCGAAGCTAAAATCAAATACGGCAAACGATTGGTCTGTTTTGTGGACGACCTTGCTCACAATCTCGAAGACGCTCATGCCGTCAACTCTGAACTTCCACTCATCTGGATGCCTCGTAACGAGTTTGGTCGTACACCGAATTGTCCACACAAACGAGTTGATGATTGGTCAGACATCAGCAAGATGCTGATTAAGGAAGAAAAATGAAACCACATGAATTTCGCATTCTGGTCAACGACTTGACTGCTATTTCTCGTCAGTATGCCAATTTCGGCTGTCTACGTGATGTCATCTCTCGTCGTTTAAGCCAAGATATCAAACTGACTGAAAAAGATGATAAAATTTCAACAAATCCTAAACAACAAGGTCTCGTATGATTTTAGAAATTATTCAGTCACTAGCATCGCATGGTTCCTCTAAAAAGAAAGAGGCAATCTTAAAAGCAAACGAAAATAACCTTGTTCTGAAACGTATTTTCAGAATGATTAACGACAAGCAGCTGAACTTCGGCATTCGCAAATTCCCAGAAGTTCAGTCCCTTGGTTATGCGGATATCGAAACGGTTCTGGATTTCATGGAATTCGAACTTGGTCCACGCAAAATCACCGGAAACGCGGCGATTGAGGCATTCGCCAAAATCACATCTACACTGAGTGAAGATGATATTCAAGTCATCAAAAAGGTTCTAGTCAAGGACCTCGATTGTGGTGTTGGTCGTTCAACTCCAGCTAAGGTATGGAAGGACATCATTCAAGACCAGCCTCAATTCTTAGCCGAATCATATTCTGAAAAGGCAGTAGCAGCTGTACCTATGCCTGCATATGCTCAGCTAAAGGCCGATGGTGCTCGGTGTATCGCTGAAGTTCGTGATGGTGTAGTCACTTTGATGTCTCGTGCTGGCAACCAATATTTGCTGCTACCAGAAGTCGAAGAGTCTGTACTACAAATCACATCGAATTTACGTGGTGATTGGGTTGTTGACGGTGAACTGATCTTCTATCCAGGTTTGGTCAAACGTGAACCGGCTGGTCTTGAAGCATTCATGGATCAAGATGAGACCGAATCTGAATTGGTTGCATCTCGTACTGAAGGTAATGGTCTAGCAACAAAATCGTTGAAAGGTACCATCACACCTGAAGAAGCATCCGGTATGGTTCTGCAAGCATGGGACCTGATTCCGTTGGATGTTACATACGATAAAACGAAGAAACTGAAATCAGACACATACGAAAAACGATTTGACTTGTTGTCTAAAATGATTAGCGGAATTTCAGGTCAACACGTCCAGTTAATTCCATCGTTTGTGGTTAATACTTTAGATGAAGCCAAAGAAATCTACTTCAAATATCTGTATGAAGGATATGAAGGCATCATCCTGAAAAACATGAACGGTTTATGGGCAAACGCTCGTACTGGTGACCAAGTCAAGTTCAAGAACGAAATTGTTCTGGAATGTAAAATCGTTGATACTTACGTGCACCGCAAAGATCCGAACAAATTAGGTGGAATCGTAGTCGAAACCGAAGACGGTCGTGTTCGAGTTCGAGTTGGGTCTGGCTTCAAGGATACTACGACTCGTAAGAACAAGGCTGGCGAAAAAGAAATCATTCCGATGAATGAACGTCATGAATATGACCGTGAACGTTTATGGTCTATTCGCGAAATATTGATTGGTCAGATTGCACAAATCAAATGCAATATGCCAATTCGAAACGAGTCTAATACTGAACAAGGTAGTCTTTTCTTGCCGGTATTCCAACTGATTCGTTCAGATAAAGATAAGGCAAACACCTTCGAGGAAGCGTTCGGATTCTCATGGGAAGACTTCTTGAATGGACAAGTAGTTGCGATGCCTCAAGTGCCAAATACCATGGAACAACAATTCGTATAAATATTTGTTTCCATATACGGAGTCATCATGACCGAATTAAATGAAGTAATGAACGATGATTCATTGGTCTATCCAGTAATCAATCTTAAGCCTAAATTGAAGGTTCCACAAATGTGGAACATCAAAGCACCAGGTAATGACACATTCGCATTACGTCTTGTATCCTCTGCGTCAGAAGGTGACGCAGTCAAGAATATGAAACAAGGTGACAAAGTTGCAATCGCTTTCGTACTCTCAGTTAAAGAGAACGGTTCGTTGGTTAAACTGCAAGGTGGTTTCGGGTCTGACCCATATGGTCTGTTCGCAACAGCGTTCGAAACCATCTGGGAAACCGTTCAAGCCATTCGATTGGACGCAGTGTTATTCCGTATTCCAATCAAGCAAGTCAAAGGCCAAATCAAAGGCATACAACGTATTGTTGAACGTCTCGTCATGCGTCGTTCGGGTGGTCAATTCGCGATGCTCAAGGAATTGCAAGAGCACAACCAAAAATATGCCTTTATATTACTATATCGACGCTCTAAAAAGATCGAGATGATCCCTGGTTTACCCAAACTCAATCTCGATGACTACTTCTCAACTAAACTTGCTGGTGCTGAAGTACTGCTCGACAAAAAGACTGGTGAAGAGGTATCCAAACCTCAAGCAATAGCCAAAACCATCGCCAAGAAGATGGAAAAGATTTCTGATCAAGTGGTTATCGCAAAATCGAAATTGTCTCGTCAACAACTTGCTCGTTCTCAAAACTCGTTCTATTATGGCAAGATGACACCAGAAAATATGAAGGCATTGGACAAGATCACTTCGAAAGCGCCAGTCATAGTTTCTACAGATGCACCTGTTGATCTGCTCCAGAAAGCAGGCGAAGAGGTCGATCACGAAACAGATTTCATTGGTACGTTTTCTGTATCTGATGCTCGTAAAGCGCTCACAATGAATGGCCAGTTCGGTAATAAGATTGTCACTGACGAACAACTCGAAAAATTCCTGAACAGAATCAAGAAATACAACAAAGCACCTTTGAAGGTCAAATGTAGTATGGCTTGTATCAAGGATATAGTCACTGCTGGTATAGAGGAAGGCGTATTCGAAAACAATGATCCATTTAGTCAAGCATCGCGTGAAGACTTCATTTCTGCCTTCCTGAAAAAATATATGGAAGAGATGTCGAATAATGTCCAAGAAGCATCCGATAACGTTTCACGTGAAGATACTCTTAAAGGTGCACCAGCATCGGTCAAATCTCGAGTATCAGAATACACTGTTTCATGGTATGATTCGGTTAACCCAGCCCTGCAAGGTTATGGTGCAATCGGATTCCAAGAAAAACATATCGCAACTATGGACAAGGCATTCGAATACGGCACTAAACTCGAAGAAGGTACTACGCTATGGCGTGGTATGCAAGCCACCGAAAGTGTATGGGATTCCTCTATAGAGAGTAAGTTGTTCTATTTCGCTAACTACGTTTCATGTTCACTTTATCCGATCATATTTGGTGGATTTGGCGATGTATCGAAACAGTTATCTGGTATGGACCATCACAGCACAGCTGATATCGATGCTGGAGATGCTGTACCAAACCTCGATATTGGTAGTTCTAAGGTGAGAGTCGGATTCGCTATATCCGGTGCTGATAAGGTCAAGGTCGTAGTTCCTGGTCCACTATCAGAATATCCTGAAGAAGGCGAAGTAATCCTTCCACGAGGAACCACAATAGCCTTCAATAAGGTGCATCATGGACTCACAGCACGAGACTCTCACAAGAAAGCAGCACTTGTCGAAGCTACAGTCATAGCACCAGAAGAGTTAACCGAATCTGCAGAGATCTACGATGGCGATGCCTTACTAGAGACCGGAAAATTGGTCAAACTAAGTGATGGAGTCTTCTCTAAATTCCTGCAAGAATCTGTCAAGGTATCCGACAAAATCGTATGGGAATCTCTCGTATCGGCAATGCAACCACTCCCGCCCAAATTTGAAATATAAACAACCTTACTAATAAACACCACAGAAGGGAGCAATGCTCCCTTCTTTTCCTAGATAATCCTTCCAGTACCAGTAAGCCTACCTAAACCACCACTAGCTCCAGCAACTCGACTTAGTCTAGGTAATTGACTGCCCAGGCTCTGATCGCTGATACCATCAATCTTGTCCACAGCCTTATCCTCTAACCATTCTAAAGCAGCTTGCTCACCAACCGCACCGGTATGCATGACTCTATAAGCGAACGTCACATCGAATACAGCAATTTCGCTCTGTCCATCATAAGTAAGGTTAGGAGCAGAGACCGTGACAGGTATACAACCTTGTAGCATCACTACAGTATGAGGAATACCTCGTCTATTATGCAAGTTAACTTGGATATCACATTCCACATCCTGAGGCAATGCACGCAATCCAGTTACAGGATCTTCTACAGCATTAACCCAGTCCTGCATAGCACGATAATTCATGGCATCGCTATCCATTCTAAAAGAAAGGATCAACGGATCATAATCTCTGCCAGTTAGTTTAACTACAGGTGCGTTATGGTTCTTATCCATCTCATAAGAGATCCTGTTTTCAGGCAATTTAACGGAATAGATCGTTAATCCGCTAGTAGGGAAGGCCATATTAAAGAAATCCAGCAAATAGGTACCAACTGTGAATTCACCTAGTAAAGACTGGATAACTCTATTAGTCATAGCACCCAGGAGGAACTTGTTGATCCCACTCTTTCGCACCAATTGCTGAGTTCCGGATACTGCCAAAGCAGTCACAGCACTCGTAACTTCACCGGGCTTCAACCCGATGAAATCCGTAACTCCCACAGGAATGTTGCTGTACAGCATACCACCGAATTGGTCCAACAGCTGCTGTGATTTAGATGAAGGTGCTGTGGCAAATACGCACGAAAATAGATTCGTACGTTGGAAATCTAGGTTAGTGACTTGGGCCTTGAATTCATCTAGCGTATAAGAGATAGCCATCACATACCCTCCGCGAATAGTACGTCTCTGTTTAAAGTCATGATCTCTCTCATGGTTACCTCTAGCACAAATGTACTAGGCAGATTCGGCGCTATGGCTAATCCGTTGAAATGACCATTCGGAGACTTGTCAAATCGAATCGATTGTATCTGACATGGTCCGAATATATCCGTCTTACCGTCGAATGAACTCGTTCTACCGAAGTTCTTTACAGTCCATATCGTAGGGTTAGATACCGTAATAACGTTTGTCAAGAAATCCGTGATACCTTCAAAGAATGTATCCTTGACTTCACCCTTGGCCTGATCAAATGTGGCTTTGGTCAATGTTTCCTTGTACCATGCGTCGATTTGCGATTTCAGATCTTTTGCCCATGGACTATAACCGACTCTACCATAGGAATAGTAAGCGAATATCTCGTAGATTTTCAGGATCTCTAATAAGTCGTATACGGTACGAGGAGTGAGGTTCCATACGAAAATCTTGGTTCGGTTATCTGGTCCTGCATACATTGAACGAGCAGAGTTATAGACTTGTTCGCCTCTATCAGCCATAATACCTTGAGTTACGGACTCTAGTGCGCCGAATACGGCAGTTGATGCCATGTTAGAGATGGTTTTTCCGATATCACCACCGTTTCTACCAGCAAGGGATTCACCAACATCGTTGAACTTATGAGAGATATTGTCGACATCCGATTGCGATCTAGGCATTAGGATATTCGCTACCGCTTCTTGGTTTAACTGGAATGTGGAACCATAGTTAGTCAAGAACTTAATAGGATTCCATTGATCTAATACTGTTCTAGTGTTGTTCTTTTTTCTAAAATCTCGTAACGCCTGGGTTGTACGAGCATCAAAATCATATGCAGTAAATAGTAATCCATTACGATAGAGATCGTTTATCCTGAGGTCACTCGAGCCATCTGTTCCTGCAGAACGTTCTGCAGGAAACTGGGCTTGTAGCGTTTTCTGGACGAGTTTCTTTTGGCCAGTATCTCCGGCACCGACCGTTTCACCTTGTGAGCGGATCGCTCTTTCTTCCGTAGTATCCGAAAGTATTTCTACTCTATTCATTTTCGACCCTTAAACAAGACTACGCTGAGGCATGATACCATTAGAAGGAATATTCGTTCTGGGCTGAACCTGTACGACGGTCTTAGAATTTTTGACGTTGTTGATATTATTTAGAGTAGTACCAGCTTGTATCTGTGCGGTTTCCTTAGGTTTAATGGAAGCTTCTACTTCCTTGACCTGGGTTGCTTCTGCAGATTCAGATGCAGGTTTCGAGGTTACCTTAGGCTTGGTTCGTTCAGCCAGTGCAGATTCCATTTTTTGCACTCTTTCTTGTAATGGCTCTTTCATATAGGATTGGATATCCGCATTACCGATATCTCTGGCCAATTTAGAAAGGTTATCCATTAACTCGGCATTAGTAGACGGAGAACCACCAGTACGTTGTACTCTATTCTCGATGGTATTCATTCGCATGGCAAGATCTGCTTGAATACCGATTTCCTTCTCTATATCAGCATCTTTCAATTTACCAGAGCGAATATCCTTGTGGATTTGCCGAGCTTGAGTCTCATTCAAGGCAATACCATCGTTAAGGAAACCTCTATTTCCGGTCTTCTTAACAAATTGGTCTTCAGTGTAAGTCTGTGCCTCTTTTTTCAAGTCCTTGTATTGCTCGCCTTGGTCATATTTCTCGACGGCAATTACCTTTTCCCTTTCCTCTTCAGTAGGCACGTAACCTGTTTGTTCTGAATAAGTACGAATGGCTCGTCCTTCTACTTTCTTGGCAGTATCGCTCATTCCTGGTATGGTATCCAGAACGGATGCGATTGCTTTACCAATTCCATACATGATCATATTGCCAAGATCTAGAAGGGTACGACCCAATCCTTGCACCAGAGAAGCAACCAAATCACCGTACTGGCCTTTCGCCCAGTAATCTCGCATTTCTTGTGCCGTATTAAAGATATCAGTCAGTATCGGTCCCCACGCACCGACTTGTTCGTTCAACTCATCGAGGCTTTTTTCGAATACCTTCTGCCAGTACTTGAAATGGACTCTGATCAAATCAATCGCAAATACGATAGCGAACATAATCCCTGCCCATTTGAGCATATTAGCAGCTGCAGTGATCGTGTACTTGAAAAGGCTACCAGCAATATTATTCAGCAATCCATAGGTAGATTTGAAACCACCTTTTACCGCCGAAAGAATCTTCTCAGAAGCTTGGGATTTCTCTTTCTCTTTACGCTCGTCTTCACGCTTGGTTTCAGGATCAGGTTTAGGTTGATCTGTCGGCTTTTCTGGTTGAGGGAATAATTCCGTCTCAGATACGACAGGCATTGGCAGAAGCTTTTTAATAGCATCGGTCAATAATTCCTCATCCATTGGTGTATTGATCTGTTCCTCTATAGCTTGAATTGCCGTGGACTGATTACCGATAGCAGGTAATCCGGATTGAACTGATGCTTCCAGTTTTTGGTTCAGACGGTCGGCAAACTCAGATAACTTACTAGAGATTTGGCGAGCAGTATCAGCTATATTAGAGAGGTGTTGGTTACCTTCAACATTTTGCTTGGTCAGTGTTTCGGTATTTTCGGCGACCAGTTCACTCGCAGCATTACCATCTTCCTGAGCGGCGATGGTCCTATTTGTGTTATCTTCGACTCGATCGGCAATTAGCTCACTTGCCTCTACTAGGTCGTCCAAATCAGTATCAGGTTTCGTAGGCAGAGTTTCATTCTCTTTCTGTCGAGCTAGTTCTCGGCTTCGGCGGAATGATGCAAGTGCCGATGGTTCAGTATAATCACTCATAGTGGTCCATTATCTCGTTTATTCCAACTAGGTTTCCTAGACGGATTGTTTCTTGTAAGGACTTCGCCCACTTACCAACGAATGCTGGCATCTTGCCAAAATCTGGCATGGTAGGATCTCCATCTACGGATTCGAATAAGGTTTCGAGTACCTCTCGATGGGTTTTGAATTTCTCATAGAACGTAGGTGCACGGAATTTGTACACTCTACCTAGGAATTCGAATTGCGTCTTGGTCTCGATTGTGATATCACTCAGCGATAATCCATCCTTAGTTAATGGAATACGACCATTAAATTCTAGAGTATGGAGCATCACGATTTCTGTCTCGGCCTTGTTCAAACCAGGACAGATACTGTCCATGAGGATTTGCAGGTTCTCATGAGCTTCGCGTACTTCCTTGATCAGAACATGGTGTTTAAGGCCAAGTTTAGGTATTAGGATTTCCCTCTGATTCAGTTTGATCTTCTTCTGAGGCAAAATAATTTTTAAGTTCATTTTTTTCCTTACTGAATTCTGGTTGTACCAACTTCTTGGAATTGGTAAACATGTACGCATAGGTCAGAGACTGTTCTCTGGTTATTTCGTGCAAAACCTCATCGACATAATAGTTGCTCAGGAATTGTTCCTTTGGATCTGCGAACAGGCATTTCGTACCAGGAGTTAATGTGAAATCTCCATAGGTAGTTGCCTTGGCATAGGAATCAAACTGGCTCATCATGGTCAATCGATTGGTTTCTTCGTATCCGTTTCTGTATGTTTGGTCTTCATAACCACCTGTACGGGATATCAGTACCGAGTTGGTACCTTCGCCAGTGGTCAATTTCGTACATCCTTTATCTAGGAATGAGTATGTATAGACGGTCATATCCTCGAATGGGTTTCGTTGGAATGAGTTATTCCTTGTGATGAATTCGAAATCCCACACCAAGTCGATTTTCTTGTCGGAATCTAGAGCGATATTGAATTCGCCTAATACTCTCGGTTCGCCTACTGCATAGTACCGTGGATCGGATTTTTCGATTGAATTGAAATCCACGATATGGACTCCATAGAAATCTTCCCAGACATAGGCCCATGTTTCGGATTCTACAGCCATGCCGTAGAGTCTTGCATATTCTTGGTATTCGCCGATAGTGGATGTCCATGGCACAAGTGGTACGTGAACGTTAACTCCTTGGATTTGAGGCTTTAATCCTAGTTTGTTCTCGTAGATGGCATTCAGCATAGCGTCGATTGAATCTTGTACAGATCGGTAAAACACTCTACCGAATTTTTGATCGACTCGTTTATGGTATGGAGTTAGTTCGAATACCAGGATCGAATCGCCTTTTTCATCGATGGTTACGTTTGAGTGTTTTATACCATAGATTCTGTTCAGTACTTGTTTGGTGTTGGCATTGGATACTGAAATCTGGATGATCTCGTCTCCGGTGATCATTGCTTGGAGATTTTTCGGATCATAGAACTGCAATACACCTTCATTTATTCCTGTAAGGGTATCTCTGATCGTCAGTACTGTGAATGTTGCTGCGAGTTCCAGAAACCGGTTGTTTTGCCAGGCTTCATAGTCCTCGTACAGCTTAATGGATATGTTCGGAAAACCTAAGCGTTGGCTACTCATGAGGTTGGTTCTCTTTCTGGATAAATGATAAGGCAATGTTTCGTTCGAGTGGAAGCATGCTCATTACGTCCTGGTTACTGTATTGGTTTCGGACTAGCAGTCGGTTCACTCTATAGAAAAGGAATATTTCGTCGACGGCAATCATGAGCTTGAATATTTCACAGGCACTTTCACGCTGTACGACATGGACTTGACCACATTTAGGACAAGTAATTTTCTGTTCGATCTTTACTGGCTGAAGTATAGACATCGCTTCTTGGAATACCTTGAAATCGACGGCCTCTATAACTTGGGATTGTTCCTGTGGAGAGAGTTCTTCCCAGAGGTATACTGAATCGGAATCCGATACCTTGTAGATCGACTCTTGGAATTTCAGTGCATCATCGTCGTAATGCTTGGTAGGAATCTTGAAATGAATCTTGATTCCTGCGGTTTCGACCACAGGTTCTTTTAACTCTGGAAGGTGGAGTCTCAGATTCATAGTGATCTCATGTTTGCATTGACATTGGAATACAATCGGAATAACTTTTTTGCCTATAGAAGAGGTCAGTACCTCAATGAAGAGATATCCTCTGTATTCGGGAGGATAACTCGGATAAAGTTCCTGTAACAGTTCGTTGAAAATCGTTTCGGCTTCGTCAGGATTTTCTTCCATATCCTTTCTGATCAAAATAAAATCACGATAGTCTTGGACTGTGAACATCTTGTGTCGTGTAGTTCCGGTCGGTAATTTGACCCTCAATATATTCGCCATATATCCTCCTATCACTATTTATAAATAGAGGTATAAGGAGACATCATGGACAATAAATTTACCTTGCTAGTACAAGACAAGTCCATTCTATGCCGTACGTTTACCCTGGATGAATACGAGGAACTCGTTATGGCTAAGTTGAATGGTTCTATTATCCAAACCACTAAAGCCTTGGTTCAATCCTGTGCACCTTCAGCGACTGATCTGCCTAAACATTGGGCGGAATACGTGCTTGTCCAGATCTGGATGAGATCGCTCGATGAGTTAACACATCACCACGATTGGGTATGTTCGTGTGGTAAGGAAATTCCTTTGGTACTGGATTTTAACCAGATCCAAGTATCTGACGAAACCGAGCTTGTGTATAAGCTCAAACATTTGAACATCAAATTGCGCTATCCTAAACTGTTTGAGGATTCTAATACTGCAGACATGATCATGGGATGTATCGAAAGTATCATCACTCCTAAGGAAGAGATTCCTTTATCTGAGCTTGATGATTCTGAATTAGGAGATTTGGTTGGACTAATCGAATATGAGGATGTGGAAGCTATCACAAAGTTATTGCTCACTCCTCAGATCCAGATGGGCGTACCTGTGAAATGCGATTGTGGTAATCAAGGCGTCCATATCATTAAAGGATTTGCACAGTTCATGAAACTGATTGAGGTACTATGAATCTTAAGCTACTTTACTCGGACATCGATCCGGGTATGAACATGGCATGGGACAAGGATGTGCAAGTTTCTACTGGCGCTAGAGCAGTAAAGAACTCTTTGCTAGGGATTGTCCTTACTCGTAAGGGATCTCGTCCATTCATGCCTACATTTGGTTGTGATATGATGGATTCTTTGTTCGAGAACTTGACTCCATTAGCGGCTGATACTATCCAGAAAAACGTTTTCACTGCGATCAGGAACTGGGAACCTCGGATAACTGATCTGAATGTGGAAGTACAAGCTCTTTACGATGACAACTCAGTTATAGTAACCATTCGGTTTGCGATACTAGACAATCCAGATACGTTAGAGGAACTGAAGATGAGGCTAAGGTCAGGGAACTGATCTGAATTTATTACTTAAGCCTTATATAGAATATACCTGGAGTGTAATAAAACGCAGATGCTCGAGGCTGCGCCTCGAATATTGTATAATGTTCTTGTAATTCGAGGAGCAACATGAAACTAGAAGACTTAAACGATCAGCTCGATAACGATCTGAAAATTGATTCGAGTAAACTGCAATGGGAAGCTTCCAATAACCCATTGGTTTATTCAAAATGGCTCAGAGTCTATTCTGCAATCAAGAAGGAAATCCTTGCACAAGAAGCTGCCAAGAAGGTACTGGTCAAGAAACGTTTGGACTATTACACTGGACGTTCTGATGATGAGATTTCGATGGTTTCTTACGAGAAATCTGAAATGAAAACCGTCATGAGTGCTGATTCAGAGATTCTGAAAATCGAAACTAAATTGCAATACTACATGATTCTGTTAGATTTTGCTACGAGAGCACTGGACATCGTTAAATCCAGAGGTTTCTCAATAAAGCATATGATCGACATCAGATCATTGGAGGCAGGACAATGAGTTATTTCGTAGAACCTTATACTGGTTCGATCTGGCCTTTGAAAGAAGGTAAACTGAATGATGAAAATAAGTGGGAAGGTGAATCTCCATTTACGGAAATATTTGGTGGGACTCGAATCGTTGAGATCAAATACAGAGCAGATGGGACAGCTGCTGTAGTCATCGAGGATGAGGATGGTGAGTTCACTGAATACGAAGTGTATGATACACTCCAAGAATACCTCGATGAGCTATAAATAGAATTGGAGGTAATTATGACTATTTGTGCCGTTTGTAAGCAGCCGATCGACGAAGCATTGGTGATCGAATCTGCTCTGGGTCCGGTTCACCCGGGTCCATGTGCGAACTACGCAGCTGATATTCCAGTTTCGGAATCAGCAGAACAAGAATTAAGCGAAGTTCAACTTATTGTGTAGCCCTGTTGTTTTATTTGGCCAGCGAATGCTGGCCTTTTTTAGGTCTGAACCTTATCAGAACTCTTCCTCTTCATCATCTGGTTCAGAAGCATCGAATTCAGACATCTTACCTGCGATAGCGTCCCGAATAGAGATGTCATCAGTATCCTTCAATTCAGTATCCTTCACTCGAGATTTGTAATACTTCTCAAGCTCCAGAAGACCTTCTTTGGTTTGGCATGAATAAATTTTCTGCATGAAACTATCGATGGATGCTTCGTATACGAGTTCTTTAAATTCCTTCATAGTGGTACCGCCTTCATAGAGTAGTTAAATTTTTCTTCATTGTATCGTTGGATACGTTCGAGCGCATGTTTCAGTGCATAGTTCATGTGAGAATATTTCTTCTTAGCACCAGCACGAGCCTTAACGCCTATGTCATCGATGATATCCCAAACCGTGGCGACAGCTTTAGAGGAATGTTTACGCAATACGCGGCCAATTGTTTGCAGAACGATGATTTTTGATTTTACCGGGTGGGCAAAGATCACATGATGCAGGTTCTTTACCGAAATACCTGTCGAGAATACGCCGTATGAGGCAACCACGATAACACCCTTTCCAGATTCGGCTTTCTCTTTGAGATCATTTCGAATTTCGGTAGGTACGTCACCGGCAACGTAGTGCACGTTCTCGTATTTTTCGGCAATCATGGAATGGAGTGTCTTGCCATGATCGGTTAATTTGAACATCAAGAAAACGTTCTCACCTTTTTCAGCCAACTTGATTGCTAGATTAGCAACCCATTCATTGCGGCGCTTGGCTTTGGTGATTACCTTTATTTCGTCTTGGTATGTTTTGCCTTTCATTTTCACGGTTACCTCATCAGGATACCGCAAAAACATGGAGTTGATCTTAAGCTCAGTTACTTGGCCATCTTCCATTAATTTGGATGTCGATACTGGACGGAAAATCTCGCCAAACATGCCAACATACTGCATGATATTTGCCTTACCATCCTTCAATGAACCAGACAATCCAAATTTGTATTCACAGTTGGTAGCACCTTTCATTAACGAAGAGATACTTTTACCAGTAGCGAGGTGGCATTCATCATTCATTACCATACCGAATTGGGATAACCATTCCGGGGATTGTTTAACTGCAGTTTGCCAGGTAGATACGTAAATCAAAGCATCCGAATCTCGAGCAGTACCAGAACGAATGCCTAACATCGCTTGTCGTGGGAACAAACGGTAATCGACGAAGTCGTTAATCATTTGGTCGACCAACGCAGTTGTTGGAACGATGATCAGAATCTTGGAATCGAAATTCTCAAGGAAATAAAGACTCAACAGCGCTTGGATAAGAGACTTACCAGCTGACGTAGGAAGGTTCAACAACGCTCTCTTGTTGATCAGACCTTGATAAACTGAATCTGCTTGGTACCAATGCGGGGTGATCTTCGTATTGCCGGAGTAGATTTCCTTAGAAGCCAACCATTGGTCAAATTCGCCTCGATCAATGGTATCTTTTTCTACTGTTCTTGGATCTAACCAAGTTTTGTACTCCATTTGGTCGGCAAATTTCTGTACGTTACGAGCCAAACCAATCGGCAATAAGTGATCGTAATCCAACAAGCGAATACGACCGTCCCAGTGGCCATAGCGAAATTTCGGGTTGAATTGGTAGCCTGGTGACTCAAAACTAAAGTAGTCTCTTAATTCGTAGAACACGCTCTCAGCGCATTCAATACGAACATGACTATAATCATGAAAGTGAACTTGAATGTCGTGCATATCGTTACCTATTGACACGTTATAAATACATTCATATTTATAACTGCTTAAGGAAGCAAGATGCAAATCGATTATGATTATGTCAATGGCCTTCGCGAATTAGAACGTAAAGAAGCTAAGGATCTATTAGCGGAATATGCCAAAGAATACTTTAACCTTGAGTTGAAACGTTCAAAATCGTTTGACACTCTAGTTAAGGAAATTGACGAGTTCGTGGCTAGCCACAGCGACGAGGATATTCCATACGGCGAGGGATTCTCAACTGCCGATTTGATCGACGCAGTAGACCATCTCGAAGGTAAAGATCAATTTGATGAGGCTGATGAACGTGTAGTTGCACAAGTCAAAGGCATCATTGAAGAAAAGGCCCCGGCAGAGATAGTGCTGTCTAGTCCTATATCGCCAATTGGTGACGTACATACAACCGTAGACGTGCAAGAGTCTGGCCTTCAAGTGGCTAGCACAGAAATTCCGGCCAAATTCGACACATTAGTCGAAGCTGCCAAAGCTATTAAAGCAGACGAAGAAGGTTCTGATTTGTATGTGTACGATCTGAAAGGATTTGTGCCTCATCTCTATATGTTCGGTCGCCATCCAGGATATGCACACTTGCCATTCTGGATTTATGATTGGATCAAAGCAAATCCTGATTGGAAGGCTAACCCTGAAAAATGTACCCATTGGGAAGCCCACCAAACCTTAAAAAGTCTTTTGTACTACATCCGACGTGATGGTCAAGTACGTATTCGAGAATCTCGAAATTCTCGATTTGATGTGTTGAAATGATTAACGGGCCGAAAGGCCCTTTTCGGAGTATATTATGGCAGTTATACAGAGTATCACGGGTAAACCATACACAGAGTTAGCGTTCAGAGGAAAAACCTCTAGATTCAGCGCTAAAGTTCGTGGTGATTTGTCGAAAGTAACTCAGATAGTTTGGTATGTTCAACCTACAGATTCCGGTCAAATTGAAGATAGTTTCAGTGTGTATAATTTCAGAGACTCTCCTGTAGAAAATGGAGTTTACACAATACCTGAAGTCGATATTAAATTCAGGAAAACTGGTAGCTACAAATTGTCTTTGAGCATCAACGGCGGTGATTCAACTTCTGGTCAATATCGTGTCAAATCGGTAGAAGAACCTAATTTCAAAGTTGTCATAAATCCAACATCTCCATCTATAAAACCTGATGAATCAGTACAGTTTATCTACAACATAACTGATTTCCCAGCCGGAGCAACCTCAACCCAGAAATGGTTTGTTGATGGTGCTGAAGCATCTACCGCTGAAAACTTTGCATTTGCATTTGAAAAACTTGGAAGTCATACTGTTCGATGTGAAGCTACATTAGACATTCCAGGTATAGGACCTATTACTAAGTTTTCCGAAACTACGGTCAACTGTGTAAAAGGTACCTTAAATGACAAGATTTCAGTAGAACTTTCTTCTACAGCCGAAACTATTAAGTACGGCGATTATGCAAAATTCACAGTAAGCTCTGATCATCCTGCAGGTGTAACTCCTAATTACACATGGCAAGTGAATGGTATTTCGCAAGCTATCACTGGAAATGAATTCACATTCGAAGGTCGCAAAGCTGGTACATTTGACGTGCGTGCTGTGGTTTCCTTTGTTAGTGAAAACTATGAAGGTTTGACAGTTCAAACTCCGATAGTAAAAATAACAACTACCAAGCTGGCACCTATAACATCTTCTGTAGTAGAAGTCGACAATATTCAATGGGGTCTTGCTGGGAATATTAAAGCAAAAACAACTACAGTAGATCCGATTTCGAAACAAGAAATCATTGTTGGTCCTAATCCTGGTAGCGCATGCAAGATATACGTTTTAGATGAACTAAACACTGAAAAGACGGTAACATCTTCTACCATTGATTTGGAGTTTGGTGATAATTTCTTGCCAGCTGATATTGGTCGCAAAACAGGTAGATTAGAATTTTACACTGAAGAGACTGACAATTTCGAGTCTGTTTTGGTAAGTGAATCTTTCGATTTCGATGTTCTTAAAAGAACAGACGTTGCCCATTCTAGTTTTGTAGTCAATGGAGAGATAGTCAACGAGAATGACAAATTTGTTTTGCGTGTCGCTCCAAAGGACACAACCAAAATAACAGTCTCCGACTCGTTAGATCAAACATCAAGCCAAGCAGCAGTCAATACTGCAATGAAGGAATTAGGAAAACAAGGCAAATTTGTTTTGACTGATTCTAGTGGAGCTATTCCTACCACCGAGTCCACTACTGGTGTATTTGATATCGTCATGCCTGAAAGCGTTGGAAATTTAAACATTGAAATCCAGCATGTCATAAACGATACTTCTATCGAATATGATAAAAAGGCAATAGGAATAATAGAAGTCTCTGACAACCCGATTATTCCTCCTCTCAAATCGAAAATCATTCAAGAGACTGTTCCATCCATCAACGAACAATGCACGTTTAAATACGATATTGAGAATCTTCCACAAGGTTCTACGCATGTTGTAGAAAGTACTAAGTGGTATGTCAATGGTGAGGTTGCATCTACAGATGAAACTCTTTCTGTGAAGGCTGAACCTGGCGTAACCATAGGGCTTGAATTATTCGTTAACGTCGAAGGATATACTCCTTCAACTGTTCCGGCTCAATCTGTAGATCTGAATTTCAACTACAGACAATGGCCTGAAATAGATTTGACACTAACACCTAACACAACTACCGTCAAATGGGGACAGCCATTAGAAATACAATGCAGCGCATCTAATTTGAACCTTATCACTAATCCTGACCTGTTGGTTAAAAATGATCCAACATGGTATTTGGATGATAAAGTCATTTTCAGCGATGCTTCTGATGGATCACTGTCGATAATAGCATCCAATCCAGGTTCGCATGTAATAAAAGCATCAATTTTATTTGAGCATCCTGAGTATGAACCTAAACAAAAGGTCATCGAAAAACCGATAGATATAACAACGGAATACAGAGATATGGCAACCACATTAACACTCACTCCAGCAACAGGTAGCATCAAGATAGGCGAAACACAACGTTTCAATGCTACAATATCTGGAAACCCAGCTGGTTCATCTACTACATTCAAATGGGAAATTGATTCAGTTGCTCAAGAAACGTCTGAAAACTATATCGACGTTGTAGGCTCAGCAAAAGGAACTAAAACCATCAAGGTGACGTCCACTACTAAAGCTGAAGGAGCTGAAGACGACGTTCAAACCAAAGAAGCTGTTTTGACCGTAAGCAACAAAATCATGACTCCAACAGTAACTGCTTCTGTAGGCGCTGATAAAGTGCGAGTAGGTGAACAATGGACTATGGTTTGTGATGTTACTGGTGCTCCAGCTAATGCCACAATCGAATACTTGTGGGAAAATGGAGCTAAAGATAAAAATCTGGCTGGTCGCGACCCATCTATTGGTACTCGTACTAATAAATGTAAGGTGACTGTAAAAGCTCCAGATTACGATGATTTTGTTGGTGAATCCAACGAAGTTTCTATCGAAATTATTCCAGGAATACAACAATTCACTGTAACTGCTTCTACAAGCACTCCTTCAGTTAAAGTTGGTGATACTTACACCGCTACAGTTACTCTCGACAAACTTGTAGTCGATGCTGAGGTTACTTATCTGTGGTCAACAGGTGAAACTACTAAGGACATCAGTGCTGTAGCCAAAACTGCTGGTGAACTGAAACTTACTTGTGAAGTAACATCTAAGCAAGTCAACTTCGAAACCAAAACTGTTAAATCAAACGAAATTGTTGTCGATGTCGAAAACAACAAGATCACTGATTTGACTGTTTCTATTGATGGACCTGACATCGCTCAAGCTGGTAAGGCGTTTACTCTTAAAGCCTCTGCCACATCAGCTGTTTCTGGCGTTTCATTTGAATACGCTTGGAGCACTGGAGAGACCGGCGATACTTTAACCAAAACTGAAAATGCTGAAGGTGATAAAACTTACACCGTTACCGTAACTGCCAAGGCTGCTGGTTATGATGACGCAACTGAAACGGCATCTAAAACTGTGACTGTTGAGAAAGTTGAACCTGAAGTACCAGATGAATGTCCGCTCATTTATGTTCATCCTCTTCCACAGCGTAGTTCTGCTTACATCTGGTGTGGTTGGTGGGTAATGAGGGAAATTGAAAAACTGACGAAGGACGGCAAAGATTGGAAAACAGCTACTAAAGCCGATTCTCCATATTACTGTCATTTGAATGTCTTGGCTAAAATGCTCACAGACTTCCCAGAAGTTGATGTACAAGAATCGCGTAACGGATACGTGGTACACAGATCTGCGTTAGAATATGGGGTAATTTATTAATTGAGGGCCTTCGGGCCCTTTTGGAGTTTTAGATGGAAATAAAAGCAGAATTAGCACTAAATCAAATAAAGCCATCATTCAATGATGCAGAATACACAGTAGGATATGCGTATGAAGTGAAACTTAATGTCACCATACCATATGAACATACATCCTACAAGATCACAGAAGCCAAGATATTTTATAACAGTGAAGTCAAATCTGTAAATAAGTTTCCAAGTGTAATCGATATAACCGATGAAACTTTCAAAATTTATGCGCAGATGAAAATAGAGGTTGATTCAAACGAACCTGTTGAAGTGACAACTGCCATTATAGAATCTGTTGCTGTGAAACAAAAATGGCCTGATCTAGTTCCTAAAGGTACTGTTTACTCTGATTCTTATATTAGAGGTTCAGACATAGTTCTTGAGTGGGAACTCGAAGGAGATGTGACACCTCCATGGGAAGATCCTACCTCAAGTCATAGGGTAATAGTCGACAATCTCTATTCATTTAATGATGATCCTGAAGAGAGAATTTATCAGACATTTGGACCTCACACCAAAGGAACCAAGACTCTCAAAATTCCTGATGACTCTCCTATAGGTAAAAATACATTAACATATTATGTGAGATTTACTGATGGGCATGGGTATCATGAACCAGGTCAAAAGTATTACAAAATAAAGGTTGAATTTGACGTAGTCGAAATACCATCTGAAGAGCCCGATGAATGCAAAGGAATTTACATTCATGAATTGCCACATCGAGATTCAGCTTACATTTGGTGTGGCTGGTGGATTATGCAAGAAATCGAACGACTAACTGATCAAGGAAAAGATTGGAAAACTGTCACGTCCGCAGATACTCAATATTATTGTCATCTAAAAATCCTATCTAAAATGCTTGTGGATTTCCCAGAAGTTGATGTGCAAGAATCTAGGAATGGATACATCGTTCATAGATCTGCTCTTGACGCTGGAATAATCTACTGATCTCCTCATAGCGCGCTCTCACGAGCGCGTTTCTTTTATCCAAAACAAATCCAAAAATTTTTCACAAAACTGTTTACAACGTAGTTCTATGATGTTATGATTACTCCATCAACAACAAAGAGGACTAAGAAGATGGGTATCAAATGTGATCGTTGCGGTACATTGGTTGTAGAAGGTGATCAGTACGATGCTTCCGAATGGGGATGGGATGACGTATGTGAAGATTGCTACGATACTGTCGCCGAATATTCTGATGATGAAGACTTCGAAGATGAAGATGAAAGCGTAATCTGGGATGGTGAAGAATGAAAAACCAAAACTCTGTAAGGGTATTCACTCCAAACACATACGTCCTGTGTATGGAATTCTTTTACGGCGATGATGACTTTCAACACAACCATCGTTGCACATTCGATCCAAAGAAATACAGTCTCGATATGCTCCGTGAATTCGTTACGGATGCAAAAGAGGTAACTGACGAACAACCTGAAGAACTACCAGAATGGTTCACCAAAAAGTGGGACCATCTTGTGCAACTGCTGAAGTCATGCGAAGTTTGGTGGACACTAGCTTATGTGGATGTCTGGTATGTTGACGAAGTTGGTGCACCTTGGTCACTGGAGAAACTCTGATGTTTAACGATATGCACTTCACTGTTCAGTACTCAATTGTTGCTGCTGTAGTGATGAACATTCTTTTTGGATACCTGGTAGCGAAAGCTAAATCTTTCAAGAATGTTTTGGAGGCACTCGCTCTATGGTGGTCAGTCGTTATCGTTCTGGCTGTATGGCTCTATAAGACATACATGGTGGTTTATGGATAAGTTAGCAGTCAAAGTATGGACGATGAAACAGAAAGATCTCTCTTTCATCGAGATCGCCGAGGCGCTCAGCATTACGCCTGCTGAATGTGGAGTCCTCTGGGTCCGAGCTGAAGAGGCCCGCAAACGATTCAAGAATCGTGAAAAGATCGTTTATCGTTCTCGTATCAATGTGAAAAAGGTAGAACGTAAAGCGAAACCAAAATCTCTGGTATCTCTTCGAGATGCTGCACTTATGAAAGGTTGGAATGTGAAATGAATATGATGAAAGATCTGATCCGCATGGTCGATGCAAAATTTGTGATTGACTCTCTCGGGTTGGCCAACAAACCCATACCTTATATCCTCTTGGCATCGGCGCTACGTTGTTCCGAATATGGTGCATTGGTTGCTAAAAGTGGAGACTACACTATAGTAACTGAATTGTTGGATCAGTTGACTAACAAACCAAAAGGAAATTCATATACCTCATCCTGGTGGTTCAATCAACACCTCATCCCAGCAATTCAAGCGCCTGGTGAATTCGTAATTTACAATGGTATGTACTGGAAATTGTCGATTTCTCACAACTCTTGGAATGGTGTCCAGTTCACTTTCAGTAAGGCAGATTAATGGCTATCAAATATTCGAGCATTGAAAATCACTATCGCGAAGGTACCATCGAGCGAGTACGAAACATGGGTCTCACATCGAATGAGGTGGCATGGGTAGCTCGTGAAAAGCTGCACGGTGCAAACTTCAGTTTTGTTTTGAGCAATCAGAATGTGAATGGAAATACCGCAGTCACGTGTGAATTCCATACTCGTAATACCAAACTCGAACTGTTCAGCGATTTCCATGGTTTCTTGGACATTCACAAGAAATATGCAGCTCGTCTGCGAGATATCTTCCTGGAAATCCAGAGCAAGTACTCGACTCCAGTGAAGGTACAAGTCTTCGGTGAACTAATCGGTCCAGCAGTATGTAAAGGTCTGAAGGTCAATTACGGTCCAGAAAACGACTTTGTTGGATTTGATATCGCAGTTCTGTTTGAAGATGGTAAATCCATTTATTTGGATGATGTCTTCGTGGACATGCTCTTTACTCTTTCTCATATTCCAACATCGCCTTTGTTAGGAACAGGCACTTTCGATGATCTAGCAAAATTGCCACGAAACTTCAAGTCAAAATACATCGAAGTGGATGGTGATAATGAAGCAGAAGGTTTCGTACTGAAACCAGTTTATCATGCGAAATTGCCAAACGGTTCTCGGGTTATTTTCAAATTCAAATCTGATCGGTTCTCTGAACGTAAACAGACCAAGGTAAAGAAAGCTGTACCGAATATGTCTGAAGGTGATGCGGACAAATTGTTGACCATGTCAGCATACATTAACCAAGCACGAATCGATGCGGTGATGTCGAAAGAAAACTTTACTGTACGAGATTTTGGTCGAGTACAAGGTTTAGTTGCGAAAGATGCTCTCGAAGATATCGAGAAAGATGGGTTGAGTTTCGAATTTGACGATAAGTGTCGAGTATTGAAAGATTTCCAAGCTGAAATCGCAAAAGAACTCCGACCTATCTGGAATTCAATCTTCTAGTAACCTGGTGTGATCTAGAGGTCATATCGGCCTCTAGCAATATGATTATATTAAGGAATCAAAATGAACGTAGCAACAACTCCAAGCAACTATACGGCTCGTGATGCAAAGAATGTTGGCAATACTGCAATGCATAACGCAGTGGATTGGATTTATGGCAAGATCATCGAACGTATCCAGATTCAAGCACCTAAAGGTGATAATATCATGATCGATTTCGGAAACATGATCAAAGCATATGAAGAACCATGTCCTTACAGTCGAGTTCTGAATACCATTATGGACAGTCTGCGTGACGCAGGTTTTAGTGTGAAGCTGGGTTCATCGAATTTGGGTGGGTCAGAGCACATTGAAATTTCATGGGCTGATGTTGACACTGACTCTGAATTTGAACATCGTTGCTTGCAGAAACTGTTTGGACAATAATAATAAAGCATCAACGAATGCTTTATCTTTTTGGATATAAGATAGCATTACAATGGTTCCCGTTACTAGGATAAGCTGACTGGGTAGTATGTAGACCCTATTAACTACCTATATTTATACACTGAAATAAGGAGCCCGCCCATGGCGGAAATGCCCTCACCATCTGGTACTGTAAGTCGTCTAGCTAGTTTGTACATGAACAAGATTGATCTGTTGCGTTTTCACATGCAGAATGGTTTAGCCAAGCCACTTGCGCGAATGGTTATTCGAAATTTGGAAGAGAAAGCTCCATTTGTTTCCTTCGATGACAACGTATTTACCTTTACACGAGATACCATCGTTCAAGAAATTTATCGACAAGGAATAGACAAAATCGATCCTATTTACAAAATGGATGCTGACGTTGAAAGTGAAGTTGTTGAATGCGTAGAGCGACTCGATATCGCACTGAATATCATCAATGATGAAATCATCAAAGAAGCTCTAAAATTGGGTTGGCCGATTCATGCAGTGCCTGGTCCTCTTGAATATCTTACAGCAATGACTGGTTCGCAACGCCAAAGTAACAAAATGAAAGAAATCAGTTACAAGATCAGTCGCCCATGAAACGGATAGCTCTCATTGGTTCGAGGGAGACTCCAAAGGAAATTTACCCTCTTATTCATGCAATGGGAAAATGGTTCTCTGGTAAAGGCATCATCAGTTATTCTGGTGGTGCTCCAGGACCAGATGAAGAATTCCTTCGTTTCTATAACAAGGCCTATACAAGGGTCATTATTCCTTACAATGGTTTCAATAACCATGACACGTCTCAGGAAGGTGTCTTTTTATGGGACGACCTCTCAAATCAAGCGAAGATTAAGTCCATAATCAAGGCTCGTTCTGTCACCTCATATTATTCTGGCTGTAAGCCTATTGTTCAGAAGTTATTTTCTCGTAATGCAATGCAGATTTTAGGATTGGAGTGTACAGATCCAGTAGACGCAGTGTTTTTCTATGCACCGGAATCTAAATTCGGGAAGGTATCAGGAGGAACAAGGGTTGCAGTCGAAATAGCCAGAAATCATGGAATCCCGACCTACAACCTCTTGAATCAGAATGTCTATGACAGATTCGCCCAGAAGTTACTAGGCGCTCCGTCATTAGATCATTTATTTAGCGATAGTTAATTCAGGCAGTTTGAAGCCCATCAGATAAGACATATCGGAGCGACCAACCAGGTTGTTCCAATCATCCGCAGCAGTAAGTTGTTCACCGTCTTTGCCTTCAGCAGTAGCGTATGGGTTGACACCCAACGCATATCGCGTCATCAGCATAATCCCTGGTTGCAATGAATTCACATCATTCACAACATAAACGGAACCAGCTTCGTCACTTTCAGTGAACGGAGCAAAGAACAAGCTACCTACCTTGTCCATTTCATCTTGAGTAATAACAGAACCAACAATCATATAGTCGATGATTGAGTTGGTGTCAGTATAAACTTCAAGACCTGAGCGAGTTACACCATCAGACAATGGATTATCTGAATGATTTACGAACCCAGAAGCTTCCAGGTACGCTTTAACGCGTGAGCTGCAAAGTACAAATGATGCCAGGAAACTGGTATTTTTCTGGATAGCTGCACTCATTTCACACATATAGTGATAAATCGAACGTGCTACATCAACATCTGGGAAAGTACCAGAAGTCAAGTCCACAATACCAGAATCATTTACACCTGCGATTTTGAACCGCTTAGATACAGTGAACAATTTTTGGATGATATCTTTGTTGATATCTTCGGAAATCATGGTTCCAAGCATGTCTTCAACTGTTCCTTGGGCATCCATCTGGTTATGTTCCAGATCTTGCAGAAGTTCAACAGTCAATTTGGTTTTGATCTTACGAGTACCGACGGCCAAGTTCCAACGATCGAGTGTGAAATTAGCTTCAGCGATTTCTGCGTCTGCCGCTTCATACTGAGCAGTTTTAGCAGTATCACCTTGCATACGAATGGTACCATCAACCAGAGCTTGTCTAATACCATCTAAATCTGCAGATGCAATAGTACCAGCTTTAGAAGCCTCAAACACTATATCCTGGAATTTGAATCGCTGACCAGGAGTTACCGGTCCTGCAGCAACTTCTGGAATAGAGGAACGGTCACCAACTTCACCATAATAGGTAGCAGTGGTAAATGCAGTCATATCCTTATTCGGGTTCGTGTAACGAAGGCCAAATAAAGTAGCAGTTGGTTGATTAGTTGGTTGAACCGCAACTAAGTCAGTGTAAATCAAAGCATTAACAGCACGAGTCAGCGCAAGCAGATCAGGGCGACCCTGGCTGTTAGCAGCAGAAGTAGTGGACTCGTACAGGAGGTTGTGAATTTTTGACATAGCCATTTTCCTGTTATGAGAGAGTATATGGATATTTATAACCTACAAAAGGGAGCCCGTAGGCTCCCTCAGATAAGGCTTTGACCTTATACCCCTTTGACCATAACACGTCTAAAGTAGGCGTTCTTACCAACGCTGGACAGAGCCGGCATACCGGATACGATACGCTGGTTACCAGTTGGCTGCTGAGCACGAGAATCAGCGAACGGGTTGATACCGATACCGTAACGGGTTTTGAAGCCCATAACTGGTTGGAAGTTCTTAGGATCAGAACCACGCAGTGGGGTAAGCGCAACATATGGAGCGTAGTAGATACCAGCATCCATTTCGTTACCGCCTTTATAACCAACGGTGAAGTAATCTCCACGAGCATACTGATCGATGTAGACTTTATAGCGACCAGCCAAGATACCAGCGAATACTGATTTAGTGGTGTCGGTATTGAAGCCACGAGCAGAACCTTGTGCAGCTGGAGATACGGAGGTATCAACAGAAGCCAGGATGTTCACTACGTTACGAGAAGCGATGATGAAGTTACCTTGACCGCGACCAGTCTGGCGAGCGATTTCAGCAGCTTCTTTATCGATCTGATACATCAGCGCTTTGAAGGATTCACCAGCCCAACGAGCACCGCGAGTATCGATTGGATCTTGGAAGTCGAATACACCAGCTTTAGTGCCAAGGGTCAGCGTCTGACCAGTTTTACCAACCTGAGCAGTGTAGTTAATCCAATCAACGACTTCACGGTTGATTTCCAGCATAATTTCAGTAGCCAGAATACCGCTCAGTTCAGCATCAGCATCCATACCATGAACTGCACGCAGGTCTTGTGCCAGTTCGATAGAGTACTGAGCTTTCAGTTGACGAGATTTAGCTTCAACAACTTGTTTGTCGATGCGGAAGGACATTTCGTTCCAAGCGTTATTGCTAGAACCGTTGAAACCTTCTTGCAGTTCAGCAATAGAGGTTGCCATACCTTCAGCAATCTCAGCCAGTTTACCAGCGGCGATCTGCTTCAGAACTTCAGCTTCAAGAGCTTCTGGAGTAGTTGCACCAGCATCCAGAGTTACAGCTTCGACAGCCTGTAGATATGCAGTACCGGAATCATAGAACTCGAAGTGAACAATATCACCAACATTCAGAGCGGCACCAGCAGCAGCGTCTGGGAATACCTTAGCGGCACCTTCACCAGAGTGCATTGCATCAGGAGCCAGGAATGGGTGGAATGCTTCTTTAACACCATCAGCGATTGGGTCTTTACCGTAAGTTGCACGAACAGCGAAGATCTGGCTGGTAGGACCGTTCATTGGCTGTACACCAGCGATATCGAATGCAATCAGGTTAGGGATAGCACGACGAACCATACCGATAACAGCTGGACCAATCTGAGTTACTGCGCCAGAGGTTTTACCAGAAGCGATGTTGGTTGGGTCGTAGCCATGGTCACCGCCAATTTCAGCTTCGTTCAGGAAACCACCAAAAGCTTCAGCGATTTTTTCATCGCGATATGCTGGATCTTGGGTCAAGTCCATTTCCTGGTTTTCCAGAATTTTGGCAACCAGTTTCTGCTTACCGGCAGTCAGGATCTCAGGAAGCTTTTCGTTTTCCAGCAGCGGCTTCCATTTTTCCATCAGTTCTTTTGAATTTGTTACTTTAGACATGTTGATATAACCCTTTGTTAATTAGGAGCCGTAACTGGCGGCTGCAGCGTAAAGATCCATCATTGATGGTTTAGCATTGACTTTGTCGTCTTCATGTTGTTCAACAACAAAATTCAACGCAGTGTCATCTGTATTTATATTGCTTTCAGTGACTTGTTTTTCTTCTTTGTTAGAAGTTTTGACCATCTCAACGATTGAGTTCAGAGTGCTTTCGAACTTGTCTGAATATTCCAGACCTTCAATCAAAGATGATACTTTATCCTTTTGGCCTTCAGTCAGGTCACGAATACCTTTTTCGACCAGAGCTTCACGTTTCAAACTAGCAATTTCTTTGGTAGCAGCAACGTTAGCTTCAAACAATTTAGCAGTTTCAGCTTGTGATTCAGCCAGTTCATCTTCCATTTCAGCGACTACGTCTACAGCGTCTTCAGGAACTACAACGTTGTGTTCAACGAACAGTTCTTTCATGCCAGCAAACATAGACTCGAACAGTTCAGCTTTCAAACCACGATCTACAGCCAGTTTGTTTTCTGCCATCCACTCTTTGGACAGATGGTTGAAGAAGTTATTAGCGTCTTCATACAGCTTAGCTTCGATTTTTTGTTCAGCTTCCAGTTGCAGAGCTTCAGCTTTTTCGTCAGCGAATTCTACCAGACGGGTGATGTGTGATTCAGCCAGTTTAACGGCCTGAGATTTAACAGCAGCTTCGAAAACAGTGCGGAAGTTACCCTTCGCAGCATCAGACAGATTCATGCCTTCGAAAACGCTGTCCAGCTCGACGTCAGCTACCATGTTGGCGGCTTCTTTCAAAAGTTGTTCTTTCAGCATTTTGCGTTCCTGTGATTGATTACAATTTTATTTATAACGCTTTCAGGCGATCTGCCAACAAAGCGAATGCTTCTTCAGCACTTTCTTCTAGCTTAGGTTGTTCAACACTTTCAGTCACGGCCTTAACCATAGCATCTGGAGCTGAAGGTCCCCAAACCACATCCACACCTACTGTAAGGCGGAAATTTTCTTGAACGATGTTATAACCACGTCCAGAGTCCTTCACAGAACCTAAACCGCGGGAACTAACACCCGGTACCCAACCAGCACGAATTAATGCAGCTAATTTATCACCTGCACCACCATCGCCTTCAATAATTCTTGCACGACCCACAACGTTATTTCCTTTCCATTCCAACTTCTCGATTATAATCGCTGCCTGCATAGGGTCGACCATAGCACGAGGTGGATGGTTAAGTTCTCCGAGAGCTTGCTTAGTGTTAACTTGGGTGCGAACATAATCCGCTACTGCCTTTTCCAATACCGCCTTAGGATAAAGACGCTTGTTACGGTTAACAACTTCCGCCTGCAGGAAAATGCCCTCGATATAGAGAGCACCTGATTCAGAGGACTTGGATTCTAACATTGGTTGGCCGTCGACAAATTCACCAGGTTGTCCCCAGTGTTCGATCAACAGTTGTTCAGCCATTTTATAGTCCTAAAGCTGCGCGTTTTTTCATTGCCTTTTTACGCTTACGATTCGCACGAGTCTTGATAGACGGATTCGCACGCTTGGTTTTCGCAGCCTTACGAGCAATTTGACGACGTTTTGATTTCGACAACCCCGTAGTTTGGAAGGCATTACGCTGACGTGTTTTACGATCTTTTACGCGAGAAACCTCACCAGAGGAATTCACACGTTTGACGAGAACTTCGTTGATTGGTTCATCGTGATAAACTGATAGCATAGCACAAGCGGTTTCCGCTTCACTTAGCATCGTGTTTTGTATGATCGTATTTATAACGCTTTCGTCGAGCGCTTTAATATGGGAAAGACGCTCAGCTGCTTCAGGGATTCGCTTTTCGATACCATCGATCGATACCTCGATACCTTCTGGTAAAGTCAACATATCTACCCCTTATTCATCATCTTCGTCAGACTCATCGTCTTCAGGTTTATCGTCTTTCTTTTTGATGTCTTTTTCGCCCTTGTCGCCTTTATCATCTTTATCGGCGACATCATGATCTTCTTCATCTTCAGGCTCTTCACCTTCGATCATGACTGATCTTGCGATATCCAAACGGCGTTGTTCAATCTCAGAGAGGTTCTTTTCTGCCATGATAGCACCGAATGCTCTCTTGGCCTTAACTAGATCTCTGGTTTTGATTGCTTCGATGTAATCACTCAGCATTAGAATTCTTCCTCTTCTTTATCTTGGAAACGATTTTCTTTCGATTCCTCTTCGATTAATTTAGCTTCCTGCTCGATTTCCTCATCAGTCATCTGCAAGAATTTTTTCATAGCAGTTTGATGCGAAATATATTTGCCAATATAAGGATCCGCCATTGAAAGCATATTAATGCGACGTTCCATTATCTCAGCATCTTTCATTTCCTCGAAATATGAATCGCGGTTGAACACGATCTTAATGTTATTTATTTCATCGTCGAACTCCTCTTTGCTTAAAATTCCTTTTAAGTAACAGTTCGTACGAAGAGGATCGAGGATAATTTCTTCAAATTTGTGTTGCAGAGCCTTGATGAATTTAGCAAATGAGATTTCATCTCGTGTAATTTCAGTTCCGTTACTGAACTGAGGACTCTGATCCATATTTGGAATACGAGTCAACGGAACTCGCAACGCTTCATACAGATTGCGTTTGAACCAGCGTACGTCTTCTATTACACCCAACGAATCGGCACCCGGTAGAGACGTTACTTCAGTTACAGATTTGCCATCTCGACGTTGGAGGTAGTAATCCTCTGTCATCGACATATTATGTTGTTGGTTTTTGACCTTACCAGTTGAAGAATCATATACTACTCGGTTTTTCAACGAGTTCATAATGTTCTGCATATGCTGGGATGCCTTACGGTTTGGCATGTTGCCTGTATCGATATAGAATACACGTCGTTCTGGTGCACGTGTAATACGATAAATGACCAACGCATCTTCCAACAGTTTCAGCTGGTTAGCAGGTTTTACTGCTCGGTGTAAATAACCGATGATATTTCTGCCGCAATCAGAGATTAGTCCAGAGTGAGCATAAGTGATAGCTTCACGAGGGATTCTGATTTTGGTGCCGATTGCGAACTGACGACCTGCCCAGTTGTATGATTCATTAGTGACAGAGTACAGAAAATATTCTTTGTAGCCCTTGATGATTTTAGTGCCGCCTTCTTCAGCCGTTATAACTTCGCGGATGAATTCAAGGTTACGAGGATCAAGACGGCGTAATTCGATAATTCCGTTTTTTGGTTTCTTAGGATCAACTATTTTGTGGAAGAAAATTCGAGAGTCAATATACCATCTTCTGAAGTGATCCGCTCCTTTCCTGTGAAACTTGAGGGATGACAGGATGACATCTAATTCTTCGAACAGTAAATCTTTAATACGTTGACTAAATTTAGTGCCGTCTAAATCCAGGGAAACAACAGGATTGTCATCCTCGTATACGATCGCATCATCTACGATTTGTTGGACAGCATTGTCAACTTCAAAGTTATTCATCAATCCACGATAGGTATTGATTAGTTGTGCAGTGTTCTTGATCTCAACATCTTGAGATCCAAACATATTTTGAACTACACCACTATAATTAGCGCTATCTTGTTGTACTTCGACCTCTCTGGCACCATCATCGAAACTAGGTGCAGCAATCGATTCCAGATTCTGCTTTTCACGAGCTTTAAAATCGTTTTGATCCGATTTTGCCCATGGAATAAATTGTTTCAGTGTAAATTCCACTCTAGTTCTCCAGAAAGAGTTTGATAAAGCTATTTATAAAGGTGTAGAGGGCCCGAAGGCCCTGCTATTATTCCCACCAGTCTAAGGCAAAGGTAGCCTCGAAAGTTTGAACTTCGTTGTTGGTGTCCCAGTCCTGTGCAACTTCAGCAACAAGAGTCGGGAAAATACCAACTACCGTATATTCTTTAGTGACAGTAACACCATCACGATGGAACGCGCGGATAATGCCGGTTTTCTTGTACTCAGCTGGTGATTCGCCTGAAATCGTATTGCCCATACCAGCAGCTTTCTTCTGCCAATCGACAATTTCCTGACGAGTTTTGTGAGCATCATCGTTATAAACAGTGATGGTCCAGTCATCGTAAGTACGATCGCCTGCAACGTTGATTTTACGGTTCATGTAACCGACAGGCACTTTTTCTACTGTAGCAGAAGGCAGTGTCGCAGCCTTGCATTTGAATTTGAAGTTTTTACCCAAATACGGGATTTCAACTTCGAAGAGGTTTGAACGGGCAAAGTCACCCGATTCGAACGCCCTCATGATATCAGTTAATTCCATGATTATCTCCGTGTCGTAAAGTTATTTATAAGGCCCCGAAGGACCTTATGAATTAAATGGTGAACTCTGACGACCGATCAGTTCATCGAAATCTGCACCAGTATCAGTGGTAACCCAGTTCAGAGTGATGAAGTTAATAGAACGTGCCGGTTTGATCCAGAATGTCGACACAAACTCGTTTCTGTCGATAACAGCAGGAGTGTTGTTCGAAGTATCGCAAATTACACGATAGTCGTATACACCACCAAGTGCTTTAATTCCACTCAGATACTGACCGCATTCCAAGGAGAACGAGGTACGAGTGAAGTTATCGTTGTTTTCGAACAGACGATATTTGGAAGCGTTGCCGATATTTTTCTTCAACATGTTCATCAAACGACGTACGTTAATACGATCGGTTGGAGATGGAGCAGTTGTAGCGGTTTTATCACCGAACAGAACAAAACCTTCACCACCTTGGAAACCAGTTACAGGGTTAATGCCCAACTGATACAGAACATCACGCTGAGACTGACGAGGTTCAATTGCCAATTTAATGCAGTTCAGAATCTGACCACGATTATAACCAGCTGGAGACATCCATGGCTGAGAAATAGCATCGGTACGAGCACATAGACCTGCGATATCGCCTGCCAGAGGAATCCAACGGTTTACGTCGTTATATTTATCGTACTGATATTTATAGTTGCCATGAATTTCAGAATAAGTGGTAGAGATGTTCATGTTAGCATCTACTGAACTACCAATACCTTTTCTCCATTCAACCAGATTATCAATCGCTTTCTGTAGAGGTACGTTCACGATCAGCTCACGAGGAGGAGTGATGTGGTTAAGTACTTCTTTACGGTCGTCTGCAATGGCTGCTGCATATTTTTCAACAGTAGAAGCGAATTCTGCACCTTCGCCCGCACAAGCTCCAGAAATCATCAAGTTGATATCTTGTGCTTCTCGATCTGCGAATAGATCCCACGCCAACATCATATCGCCCGCGGTAACTTTATCGTTCGCAGAAAGACCGCCGCCGAGTTTCAATACACCGGAGAAACCTTCTGGGAATCCAACCGAAGTACCGAACATATAAGCGGAACTTCCTTTAGCGAAATATGCATCCATGTAAATGGAGTTGCCGTAGACATCCTTCGAACCTGGTTTTGTGGACAGAACAACAGCTTCTGCCATTTCACCATTGCGGCGAACGACTACTGCATACTGGTCTGGAGATTGTGGACCATATTGCAGAGAACGACGAGCTGTCTGTTGACGTTTTTCGCCGGTAGGATAAACAGTCAGATCTTCTACAGAATCCCAATCCTTGTAAGAAACAACCTCAATTTCGAAGGTGTTACCGAGTTCTCCTGGATAGAGAGCAACCAGAGCAGGCAAATTATGAACAGCCAATAATTTCTGGAATTTTTCTCCTTTGATTACTTCTGAAGCATGCTCAGTTTCAGTCAACAGAATACCAGAATCAGTTTCAACACCAGTGATTGCCATCGCAGCAGTAATACCAGATGAACCACCAGAAGCCATCGTCACTTCCCACTGATTCAGGAAATTCGGGTCATTGATTTTCGTTGCATGAGCAATAACTTTGGCAGAAGGAATGAATACCTTCAGAATTTGACCATCAGCAGAAACCTCAATTACACGACCTTCGTCTTCAATTGTTTCAGTTGCCTGAGTTACGACGATTTTATCGCCAACCTTGTAGTTTGAACCAGCTGTGGTGATATCAACCTTCAAGAAGCCTGCAATAGGTGATGCGTTTTTAGCAAAATCACGTGCGACTGCTCGGACTACACGTAGATCATTACCATAGCTCAAGAAGTTTGATGCATTGAAGAAGTAATCTGCAGTTGCGTCGTTAGGTTCACCAAAACGAGATACAAGAGCAGGTTCATCAACTACCTGGGAAACCTGATATGCAGGACCCCAAGCAAATTTGCCGACCATAGCGGCTCGACCAGTAGACGAACGAACAATCGTCGCCTGTACTGTAGTCTCTTTGGACTCAACGCCCGGAGATAATAAAGTCATTCCAATTCCTCTTGTTGATATTCTTTATTTATACGAACGATAAGCCATGCGAACCAGGCTCGACTTCGTATGCACCTTGAGCATTATCGACAATTATCACAGGCGCGTAATCATCGTCCATATCCTCAAGTTCCTTACGGAAAACTTCATTTGCTATACGGAGTTCGTCTTTGCCCAAGAAATCAGCGAATTTTTGCTGAGTGGACAACCAAGCAAATATCACTAGACCCATAACTAGATCGTCATGATAACCTTCTTCAGCGGCCCATGAAACACCTTTCTCGGAGAACGTTCTGAATTCCGCGATAGTAGGACGATGATGAATGATTAGCTTGTCTTTTTCAATCAAGTCTTTGAGTGTTGAACAACCCACAGCCTTGGTTCTCTTGGTTTGTTTCATACCAAGATCTTGATACGAATCACAAATGACGTTCTCGTATTCCAAATCCATGTAAAGAGATTTGGCAACTGAAACACCTGTGGAGTTCAGTTCGACATAGATGGCAGCTTCATTATATTCATTCAGATATCTCATCAAGACATCTGGCAGAATCAAGTGTGAAGTTGTGTTGTTGTGGAATACTGCAACTTGTTCGAACGGGAAACTTGTCACGTCGATGATGTGCATCGCATGATAGTCCTGTCCACGACCTTCTGCTGAGTCTAATGTTGCTATGTATTTATGTCCTTCCTCAGGATCCTTAAAGCGATAGAATCCTTGCTCTGGAATAACCTCGGTCCATGTCATACCGCCAAGTTTGAGACCAGAAATAAGCGTTCCGCTTGTCCCATGGAATTCAGCGCAGTGTTCCTGCTTAAATTGTTCAAGCGATGATGCGAAAATCGTTTGTGCTGACCACTGCCAACCATCATCGAACATATCATCTTTATCGTAGAGACGTTCTTTTACCGAGTTCCAGATAGCGTTGTATGGTGTAAAGCCAGATGTTCCTTCAACTGCAGCTGTCCATATATCGTAGAAGTGGTTCAATCCATTTGGTGTCGTTGTGATGATGATCTTCGATCGACGACCAGAAGAAATTACTGGCTGGATTGCAAGCCATGCATCGTGGAAGTTTGGAATAAATGCACATTCGTCAATGTAGATCAATGCGAATGAGTTACCACGAACAGCGTCAGGTGAGGACGCGTAAGCTCCGATTGAGGAACCATTATCAAGTTCAATCGAACCTTTGTTCCATTCAACGATGCCAGGTTGCAGGAAGTCCGGCAGCAGTTCAATTGCTTGTTTAGTACGATCCAATACCTCAGCAGACATCGACCCTTTGTGAGCCAGAATACCAACTGCCTTAGCACGGTTGAAACAAACAAAGTGTGCCAGGAATATTGCTACGACTGTCGTTTTACCAAGCTGACGAGACAGGTTACACGTAACCATACGATCTCGAGCCATGATTTTCAACATATCGCGTTGATAATCACGAAGCTGGACTTTAATTACACCATAGTCGATGTGGGTAATGGCGCAGTATGTTTCTGCGAAATAGACAATATCATCACGGCACTTCTTCCATTCCCTGACCATTTCAGCAGTCCATGCAGTTTTTATGTTTGCACGTTTTAAGTTCGGTAGCCCTAAATACCGAGTCCTTTTGTTGTTCTTATCTTTAAAAGTTTGGAATTTTGTTGGATCTTCGCCCTGAAGTGCGACCTTAACGATACCATGTAAACGCAAATAATCACTGAACTTCTCGGGGTACCATTTGTCATCCCATTGAGAACGGAAAAATTTAACTCCATCCTCAACTTTGGTTTCAAGAGCTGAAGGCGCCTTAATCCAATCGCCTAGCGGGTGTGCATCATCCGCTAATACGTTCAGATTCTCCGTCGATTGCAGCGTTTCTTCGCTCATTTTCTTCTTGTGCCTCGTATGCATCACCAACTTCGTCCATCAGTTCAGTAGGTGAACCCATGAAAACAGTGGCATTTTGAATATTCATTGAAGGTGCTTGATTATTACCACCTTTAGTGCCAACTTGCTCTGCAGTAATATCCTTCATTTCCTTGTGCATTTTCAGCAACTCAGTATTCGTCTTGGTCATTTGACCCATCAAAGTAGAGAATACTTCCATGTGACGAGGAGAATCTGCGTTTTTAGCAGTTTCAAGGAAAATTTTGGCAGCATCCATTAACATCTGTGATTGGAAGTGCATATTACGACGAACAACCGTATAGTCGTCCTCTAAATCGGGCGCTCGGTTGTTCGGATTACTTTTGACTTCAGTTAGTTCTAATTTTTCGTATACCTGAATTTCTTCACCGGTTAATCCAGGCAAATCAGTGATATCAAGCAGTTTTGCTATATCGATTTGATCGCTCATTTGTTTTCTCTCGGTTTAGAAGGTTCATCGCCGCTTGGAATAGGAATGTTTTCAGATACGGTCTCCACTACCTTACAGTCCCAGTCTGGATATTCGACATCAGCCGGATCGACTTGAGCATCTACGGATTCGAACTGGCTTCCTTCCTCATCAAGACTTTTGTCAACAGCATGAAAATCGGTGTAAACTGTTCGAATAATTCCAGGCATGTCCTTCAGAGGTGGATATAACCATCCATCTACTTCGAACATCAAACTCCATTCTAAACGTCGTCTTGTGATTTTGTCGCCTTCCGGGGCTTCATCAATTGAAATTGATTGGTACGTTATCTGTACATCTCGTTCAAGGATGATTTCATTTTCGTGTAGCTCTTTAATACGACAAACAAAGTTTGGCTGGAAATAAGGCAAGATCTGCTCAACGATCTGCAACATATCGTCTTCGTAACGAGTATGGATTCCGAGCTCAAAAATCATTTTGTAAGGAACTGGTGAATACTGGCGAACAATATCCTTGCCAGGTTTATGAGACTTTACACCAAATGATTTGTTCGTTGGAGAAGTCTTAAACATTTCGTTATACTGCATGTCAACGAGTTGTAAGGTCATTCTAGGAAAGATCGTCTCAATTTTAGCAGGCCCGTTTTCATTTCGGATGTTGTTGATTTTATCTAGAGCCTGCATGAAACGCTCTTTTGTAGTATATGTGATCGGAACTTTAATGTATTTAAGTCCGTTGGATCTTTTTCTTGCTACGTTAATGTTGCTGAATAAATCACCCATCAACACAATGTAACGGCGCAAGGAGCTATTGTAGAAGTACCCGAACAAAATTTCCTCCTATGGCTCCGTAGAGCCATTTCATTGTGAGTAGCTAATTGTATTTATTAGAACGCTTGTCCGAAAAGTTCATCAACATCTGGTTCATATCGTTGAGATACGTTATCACCTTCACCGTTAAACACAGCACGTTCCTCGATGAACTCGTGAGCTTCCAGGTTAATTTCTTTCGTCTCTTTATATTGTTCTATATTCGTATCTGCGAGTCCATCCAAGGATGCTACAGGATTCAGGTCAAGTTCGCTGAATTCAGGAATATTGATACCTTCATTCCGCTGCAATTCAGGTTTGATCTCTTCACCAGAATAAACGAATTTTTGAGCAATGATTTTACGGATGGAGTTAACACCATTCTGATAGAATGGATCATACGGTTCGACCCAGTTTACCTCAAACAGAGAGTTGTCCATCGGCAAATAAATCAAATCACCATTAAGAGGTTCTGTTCCATTACACTGATGTTTGAACAATGAAGGATTGATAGAGATAGTGAATTCATCATTCGCAGTATAACCGAACTTACTGAAATATTCACCTTGACCTTCATATGAATCGAAGGTATTAACGTATGCGCTGAACATCCATGCTTTAGTGAATTTGTTTTGGAGGTCTTCGCCGAATAACATATCTGGCTTGACAAACTGACGAGGAATGTAATACAGCTTCACTCCTCGCATTTGGATGGCTTCAGCTACGAGGCCATCCTGCAGATTTTGTGCTCCTGAACATCCAAAGAAATTCACATACGGGTTCAGCACTTCAGAGGAATAAGTATGTTGATAACCAGTACCATCCTCTAATTGTGCGTACATATGTGGATTGAGATTCATTAGCCCACCAAAATTGGAGTTGGGGGATCTAGCAGATCCAGTTCTTGACGTAGGCGCTCATATTCGATACGAGCTTCTTCGATTAATCGAGTGCCATCAGGCGATACACCACCAGGTAGTTGCATACCTTGGTGTTTGGCTAATATGCCGCCCCAGAGCTCTTTAACAAGGCAAGTTGCCATGTCTTTGACCCAACGGTTGTTGTAGGCACCTTGTGGAGCTGGGTCATAAACACCGACTCTATTAGGCATCAAACCGTCACGTTGGTCCATGTAGATCTGGCTTGCAGTATGAGGGTTACGACCAGAACAATCTCCGACAGTTCCCCATGCAGAGACGGTATCTTCAAGGTCTGGGACATCGATATACGCTTTTACCCAAACTTCAGCCACAATCAGATCATTTTTGTGATACTGACCAGTGACCTTCAATTCACCAGTAGCAGAGTTGAACCAGAAATCTGGCAATGGAGAGACCATATCCTGCATCTGTCCCCAATAAGTCATTAACTGAGTGAAATAGCCGAGGTCAGCACCAAATGCATTTGGACCATAGAATTTTGAGCAACTCGAACCCATGCCACCGTTAATCCCGGCCATGCCCATCAAGAAGTCCGTAAACCAAGGATAGGTTGCGTTCCCGTCCATGGACGTAATAGAACCAACGTTTGTTCTCAGAATCTTTGTTACTGCAAAGACTCCTTTGTTTTTCAGATCCAATACACCATTTCTGTATAGATCATCATCACCTACCCACCAGGCCATATATCCACGATTAAGACCATCAAAGTGGTATTCGCCGAACAATTCGAGAGCTCTTTGGATGCAGTCATAGATCTGATCTTGAGTTACTTCGATGCAGATAATTGGTGCACCTAACCGACGAAGAATAGCATCCTTCAATTCTTTTGGATTGTTTGTTACGTATCCTGCCATAATTTCCTCGAAAGGGGCCGAAGCCCCTTTATTAGATTGGTTGAACTGTGCAAGTCAAGTTCTGCACATTTACTACGCCGTTGTATTCAGGCGAATAAAGGTAGAACTCTACTACAGCAGATTTTGGAATATCGATAACTGTATTTAATGACAGCAACAGCGCACCGGTTGTTCCTACAACTGAAGTAAATTCATCTTCCATATGTCTTGTTCCGTTGACGAAAATTTGAAGTTCAATTTTCTTATCAGCCAGAGCAGCATCAATTCGAGCATCAACCTCAAATTTCAGAGGTCCTTGGTCAGCAATAGACAATTGAGAATTGTTTTGAACACTTATTTGACGAGTCCATGATGCAGGTTTCATTGAACTGGTCGAAATAATGTGAGGATTATCTGCCGACAAATCAATGTCAAATGCAACTTCAGCTTGGAATCTACCAGCAGCAATAGGAATCTGTACCCATTGACCATTTGTTCTGACATAGTTCAAACCGTCTTTTGGAACATCAGAAACATATTGATCGTCGTGTCCTTTCATCAATTCCCGTACTGCTTCTCTCACAGGAACATCATTAGGGAGTGGAGAAGAGTTGGCTGGGTCATTACCATAAAAATCAGTGATGATTTTATTCATCGCTGGAACAATACCACCTTGAGTAGGCGAACCGTTCAGAGTTTCTTTGATAACTACCAGATCTTGAGTGTTCAAACCAGTTTGTTGAACGTTTGCTTCCAGCTTTCCATACATTTTGGAAGTGTTCGTAGGATCGCCTATACCGACAGTGGTGTTCAATTCGGCAACAGAACCTTGAAGTCCATCTGAACCAGTTTTTCCTACAATAGTTTGTAGAGTAGCGATATTCTTCTTGTTCAGATTGTTATCCGAAACAAGTGAACCCGGATCGTCGGCTTCACCAACGGCAAGTTCAACATTTTGTAATCTACGCTCGATACCATATGGTCCAGAAATTTGCTGATCCATAATTTGGTAGTTGGTCTCAACCCGAGAAAGACGTTCTTTAATAGGGTTCGCAGCATCGTAACCGATGTTAACTTTCAATTCAGCCATTTCGGCCGACTGTCGAGTCTGTTCGGCTCCTACTGCTCCAAATCTCTCATAGATATTCTGAGAGGTAGCCATCGAAGTAGGACCAATTTCTTTACGCTGTTGCTCTAAGGCAATGACCACCTTACCGACGTCTGAATCTTCCCATGATTTTTCAAGACGGTCAATACGTAGTTCGTTTTGTTTCACGCCACCAATAGCAGCCATGACACGTCCTTTGACGCCTGAAGCCATATTTCCTTGAGCAATGTTGCCATTGAAATCGAAACCGTCATAGTTGCCAAGTTCTTTTTTCAAGAACAAATTGTCGTCACGTAAAGTGCGGAAGGTATTGTCTTCTGCAGGATCCCATTCACCAGTGTTGGCTCGTAAATCATCAATAGCGTTGTTGACATAAATGATATCCGACACAATAACTTCGATCTGAGTTTCATGCTTCTCGGAAGCGTCGCTCAAATCATTGATTTTCTGAACAATTGAGCCAGAACCAATTACACCAAGGTTCTCTTTAATTTCATTTACTTGACCAATAATCACGTTAACTTTATCAGACGTAACTTCAGCATTGTCGAATGCAATATCCAAGTTAGTATTGATATGTACGGCAGGTCGGTTCAAAGAACCACCGTTGTCGTATTTTGTGTCTGCACCACACGGCCGTTCACCGTTCAAAAGCCAACCAATTCTCTTTTGGCCTTCAGCAGGTGTACCATCTACGTAAATTTTCTTTCTGAGCGTCAAATCGCTGATCATTATGCACCGCCATAGCTTGCTTTATAGTTGACTTCAGCAACATAGTTATTGCCGATAGGGATAATTGCTAAACCATCATTTGGACCAAAGTATGCAATGTTACCACCCCACATGAACGACTTAGATCTTGAAACTTGGTATCCCCAATAATGACCTCTACTTCCGCCTTTTTCTTGGCGAAGATCTACGTAAATATCACCGTAATGTTGATTAGGAACACCGTTGATTGTTTTCCAAACCTGCGCTCTGAAGAATTTTGTACCAGAACCATCGATAGGATTAAACACCACGTTAACGTCCACGACTACATGCCTATAAACTGCGTTAGCAGCTCCCCATCTTGGAAGATCAACTCTGTCCCATGGTCCACCATCACCAACTGAATACGCAGGCATGAGCTGATTTATATTTCTGACCCAGTTATTTTCTATCTCTGATCTAGTAAATGCATCGACATCATTTGCACCTATATAGATGTTCCCTGTCAATGGTTTACCATTTATGGTTGTCCAGTTTGGAACAACTGGTGCATCAGCTCTTAACGCGGCAGTAGTGTCTTGACTCATGTGAGTCAATTTTACAAGACCTTTCTGAGTAGTAGTGGCCTGTAAACCAGATAAAGCACCTGGGGTAATTGCCACATCTCGGCGAGATAAATTGCGCACATCCTGATCTGCTGCTAATTTCAAAGTACCGAAACTTGATTCAGTAGCATTCGTATTCGCAAATCCATATGGAGTAACAGCTAAATCACGGGAAGCACCTTGTGCAGTTTGTTCTTTTGTAGCAAGACGCACCGTTCCTTGAGTGGTTTCAGATGCACTCGCAATTGGAGAGCTATTTGCAAGAATTGCTTGTTTGACTCTCAATGGAGTCATGGCGGTAGTGTTGTCTGTACCACCTGTTGCTTGAGCTTGTGAAGAAGTTCTGATAGTACCTAATCGAGTCTCGTTTGCAGTAACACGAGAGAATATAGTCGACATTCTATATGGTGAAACTGCAGTGGTCTGATCAGAAAAACCAAGAGTTTCGGCTTCGTTAGCTAGTTTAGTAACACCAACTACAGTTTCAGTTGCACGAGGTCTTACTAGATATCCTTTCAAAGTAGCAGGAGTAACAGCCTTATCGATAACCAACCCTGCGTTTACCTCTTCAGAGGTTGCAAGTTTGATTATACCTGCTACAGTCTCGGAAGCCTTTGGAATTCCTCCGATCGCAGTAGAATCAATCAGTTTCAGAGCAGTTTGTACATCTTTAACCTCTGGTCCAAAATTCGACCCAGTTGGGTCGAATTCTATCCATTGGGCTTTGTCTGATACGTGATGTTCCGTATTGTTTAACATTGCCATTAAGCTTTCCTTCTGTAATAATACAGTGTCCGGCCGAATTTCGCTTCCTGTCCAACAAGTTCCCAATCGCCATATCCAGGATTAGCGTTGTCAGTAATCGTTCCGGTGATTGTTACACCATGCTGATTGAACATAAACGCCTCGTGTTGGATATTGTCAGTGAACTGAATTTCAAGAGTAGTCCCGTCGCCTATGACGTTCACAGTATTAAAATATTCGCTGTTGTTCTTATATTTAGTGAACTCTTTGGAAACGATATCTGCAATGTCAACCGCCTTTGTTCCTGCTTTAAGAACAAATGGGAAACCAAAGACGTTGATAAGAACATCACTTCCATCATCAGATCGAGCCTCACCATCAAACTTAAGTCGTTGAGTCTGAGAATTGCCTGCAAGAGGAAGTTCTTGCCACGTTATTTTGCCATCACCTATAGAACCAGTCGCAATTCCATACAGATCATCAATAGCAGCTTGAACGTTTGGATAAAACACCCCTTCCGAGGTGTTTCTTACGTTGGATTGACCGACTGATCTTTTACCACCAATATCTGGGATACCATTAGGAACATATTTGATGGCTGTAGCATTGCGAGATGTTACTCTTGCTGCTGAACGTGTTGAAGAATTGTAGATACTCATTATGCTACCCTTATCCATTTGTGGGCCGTGATAGACGGCTGAATTAGTGGAATCGCTGCTGCAGTTTTACCATCGCGAATAGTTACATAACCTTCACGGTAGGTTTTAATGTCTGGACCTTCAGCGCCAGGATCTACCATACAAGCTCCAATTGAAATAGAACCGTTTGGATCTTTGATCAGAACAATTTGATCTGCTTGTGCTCTTGGAATATTTGTTAAATCCAAAGTAACTGAATCTTTACCGGCACTGCCTCCAGATGTTGCAGTCGGATTACCTGAGGCATCAGTATCATCTTTGTTGAAGTGGAAATTCGGGTTTGTAGGATCAGAACTCCAACCAACAACTGCTTTACCTTCTGCGTACCTTACCCATAATCCAAGACCCATATAAGTAGTAGGGTTTGCAGGGTTATGAGCATTTTCGTAAATTGTTCCGATTGGATGGAACAAATCAAATAAATCTGAAACAGTTTGTGCTCTGAAAGCTGGTTTCGGGGCAGCCTGTTCCATGGTTTTCTGAGAAGGATTATTCAAATCGCTGTATTCTATTAGACCAGTCAAGTTAAATATTTGCTCAGAGTTCAGATAAATTTCATCTGCTCTTTCACGAATACCGTCTGGACCATCCCAATCAAGTAACGAACCAATATCATTATTAAACCAGCGAACTGTTAAAACATCACCAGATTCAAGTGAACGGCCGAGTTTGATTTCAGAAACCTTGTCATTTATTCCGAATTCTAATGAGAAGTCTTCACCACCTGTTACCCATTGACCACCATTCGCAATACAGTCATTCTGGTTGCTGAAGTTTCCTTCTACACCTTCACAGGTGAAGGTCAAATAATCTGCATCACCAGCTTTCACCAGGGTTGTACCGTTGATCAAAACTTCAACTGTATTAGGGTTAATTGAATCACGACCAGTGATTCCCAGTTCATCCGCAGTGAACACAAATTTCTTAGTCAGATCACCTACCCATATCTTACCTGGTTCAGTTTTTTGGGCAGTATCACCAGTTTGGAATACTCTAAGAACTCTTCGTTCATAAGATGAACGATATGCAGCTAAACCATCTTGGTAAGTAACTACAGTAACAACATCACCTTTGGCTGCGGGAACTCTCAGGCGTAGTGTTTTACCGTCAAGTGGAGCCAACTTATTTGGATCATTAGGATCTATGGAACCATAATCTGAATCTTCAGACAATGAATCGCCATAATAAAGCAAGTTACCTCTACGATACACTTCTACTTGTGAAATGTTGTATTCAGCATTCACAAAAATGACTGGGAAATCTTTCTGAGAATCGTCTTTAACCAGGAATTCTTTCTTGTCAACGGTTGACATATCAGAAGTAGTAATTTTATTTACGGTTTTGTTTTCTACATATTCCCAGTTTCCTCCAGCACAATAAACTAATTCAATATCCATGAGGTTGCGATCAAGGATCTTGTCATCTGGAGAACCTTTAATTCTATCAGGAGAAATAGCCGAAATTGTTACAGGGTTATTTCCCCAAGATTTCCATACATCCCGCAAGCGAACTACTTTATTATAGTCCTTTGATGTACCTTTTGGAAGAGTAACTTTAATACGGCCACTTTGAGTGTTCACGGCAATAGATTGACCAAATTCAGTCAAAACCAGAGCGCCCGCAGAGTGAGTCTTCCATGCACCAGCAGAATGAGGAATATTACCATCACCAAGCTGAGTAAAGAGACTATCCATGTTGTTGTTGAGTTTCTCACCACCTTTTTTCAGGTAGTCGCCAGTTCCGTCATCAACCGTGTTGCCGATGTTGAGTGGCTGAAATTGTTTTATTGCCATGATTTACCCTTATGCTGTGGCTGTTGTGACTCGCTGAGTTGATACAGATTTCAGTGCAAAACGAACACCTGCTTTCAAACCAGAAACAACACAGATCAGTTTAGCATTTGAGATGATGAAGTTCAGTTTGATCATCTCATCATTTGGATCAGATTTGATAACTGCATATTCGGTAAAGAATACTTCATCAGAAGGTTTGCGAATTACCAAATTGATCTCTGATGCACGAACTGCTGATTCGTTTTCGTAACGAGCAAGAGTCATGAATTTGATTGCATCGAAATCATTTTTATGAGCGATTTCGATTGATGTGTCTGTAGTCGTCAGAGCTACGGTCTTTTCGATTGGCAATTGTTTTTCGCCAAATAAGCTTGACACTGAGAAGTTCCATGTGCTCTTACCGCCGGTATCGGCTACACAATAAAACACAACTTCAACAGATGGAGATGTTACGATGACTCCATTTGGTGCTCCAATAATTGATTCACCTTGACCAGCTTTGATTGTTAATCCTCGAGTTGCTCCAACTGACCCATCACTATTTATGATGACTACCTTTTCGCCAGTTTTGGCACCTGATGGTAAAGTGACATTCATATTCGAAGATTTCACAGAAACGTTATACATTCCTCCATGCTCACATGTGAATGAGTTAACATCTCTGTATTGAAAATAACCAGATGGATAAATTGTTTGGCGACCTACACCGTTGTCGGTAGAAAAAAGACGTTCATCACCGAATGCATTATAAATGGCATCGAAGTTTGAGTTGATCTTTTCACCACCCTTGTACAGCACGTCACCTGTAGAAGCATCCCCGGGACGACCTATGTCAATTCTGGCTTTTGTATTCTGTGCCATATTAGCCTCATAGTGGTTGATATCTTAAGTCTATTTATACGACAAAAGGGCCCGAAGGCCCTTTAGAATTGGAAAATAATCGAAATTTCTTCTGTTGCATCCATTGACCGGATAATCGGCTGCCGGTTTTCCATGTAGATCATTTCACCTGAGTGCAGTTCAAGTTGTTGTGGTTTATAAGCCACTTTAGTCGCTTTCACATCCTTATCAGAAGGCGATTTCTTTTTCTCAAGTGGGTTAATTATCAATGAAATTTGACGGAAGCCAGTATTGCCAGGCAAAGAAGCTTCTGGAAAATAAATCGAATCCATAAAGGCCTTGAATCTGATTGTATTCACCTTCATGTTGTACAGCAAATCAGAATCTTGAGGATTCCACGAGATGTTGTTATCATAACCCCAGCGTTGACGTTTTTCACGGTTGATGACCGGATCAGGATCAGACAATTCATCTGGCATAGGAACGACGATATATTCGTTCGTACATCTGTTGATTGTCACGTCGTAAGGAATGGTGTACAGATATTCCCAGGTATATCCATCGCCTTCTTTTGAGCCATCAGATTTCGCTGTTGGAAAATCCACTGAATCTTTGCCAGGTGTCCACTTCCCACCTAGAGCAATACACTCTTTCTTTTCCTTGATTGAGGTTATTGAGCACTCGCCAACATCTGGAACATCAACACAACGATAAACTTGCCAACCAGGTGAATTATAGGTTTGTGGAGTATTTTCGCTGATAGAACCAACAACTACAATATCGCCGATGTAGAAAGTCTTTGGATTCTGGTATCGATCATCTCCCCAATCTCGACGTGGAACAACTGCATCCAACATCGATTTGTCAATCTTCAGAGTACCAAGCATGTGTTGCCACATATCTGATACACCGTCAGGATTATCGATCGGATAAGGAGGAGCAAAGCCAGGATCTTTTTCATTAGCGGCCCACGGCGTGGACCTGCCAAATGTCATGTAGATTGTGTTCTTATCCTTGGTATCACCTACCATCTCATAGAAGTTCAGCATCTTTTCAGTACGGAACTTGCTAGTAACGATAGCACGATAAACCACCGACGAGGTGGTTGCATAATTATTCATTGTACTTTACCTGTGTTGGTGACTGAGGCGGATCCATATTTGCTGGATCGCGAGGATGACCTACATCGTCTTTGTATCTCTTAGGTGTATTTAAATTCCAAATCAGTGAATTGACCAGATCTCGATATGCAGCAAATGTTACAGCTGACTGATCGAAGGTTGGAGATAAAGCAAAACGTCTATCTGCAGGCAGTTTTCCATACAACAGGACGTTGTTGTTCTCATTGTTATATTGAGTCACATCAATCGGGAAAGGTTGACCTGCTTTAGGATGGATGACATATTCTCTGTTTCCATATTTGTCCAAAGCAGTGTACTCGCCGTTTTGCAATACAGCAACGCGATCTGGATAAACTGTAGGAAGACCAGCATCCCAACGATAAGTTTTCAGATTGTTGATGATCGTTTCGACATGTTTCATTGTCAAACCAGAGTTGATGAACATTGTCAGCAATGTAACTCCAATGAAACCAAAACCAACTGGATGCACGAATCTGACCACATCATTCATCCAGCGAGAAGCAGGCAGAATAGATTTGATCTTCATCACATAATAAGAACGCTCTCGGTTGATATACTCAATGTCGTCAGACATCAACGATTTGCCCTGAATACCTTGAACGATGGTTCCTTGATATCCCATACCAAATTCATCTTCAATCCGCTGACCAACTTGGAATCTACCAATCATGTTGTGAATTGTGACTCTCCATACGAGGTGGCCAGATGAAGAGAACTCTCTGTCCAAATAAGTAACATTACTACGACCTGTAGCAGTTTGAATCGTACGGCCAACAATGTCTTGATCGAAGTTTGTGGACTCTACCAAGATGTCATATTCTGTACCAGATTTGGATTCCATCTCAATTTCAACTTCTTCATTGTACAATAATTTGAAGAGGAATTTGTAAGATTTCTCGATACCTTTTGTCGAATAGAAATCGCTTGAACGAGCTTCAAAGAAACGAACAACTTCTTCTCGCTTGTTCTTATCCAGATAAATATTTCGTTTGTTGATTTCTGACCATAGCCATTCGAAGGAGTTTTCTTCTCGTGGATATTTGTTTTTGATTAGATTCAACAGCTTGTTGTAATAAGTTGTATTACCATCGGAAATGAACTGCAAATAATATTTGCTGAATGCTTCAAAATTGGACTCTTCCAAGAGGTAGCTCTCAGGAATTATGCGAGTCAAATGAGGCCGTAGGTCAGGATCTTGCAGACCAACCTTCTCTTCAGGTTTCCATTTCTCTTCATGGATCTGGTGTTTCAAATCAACAACCAAGGCAACGTTCTTAGGCTTCCAGAAAATCTCAGCAGAATCGCGAACTCGATAATCGAACTCGAAATAACCGAATATTTCGCCGGATTCCTTATACAACATAACACCACCTGCATAAGAGTTGAATCCTTTGAACTCAATGTTTGGAACGTAGAATGTGCCCTTACCTTTATTCCAGACTTCATGAACTACGCGCTGAGGGTTATCTTCGCCTTCAGTATCGATAGCGTAAGAATATTCAACTTCTGGATAAACTACCAGGATTCGGTTATCGTGGGTTATCCATACACGAGTACCAGAACGAGCCATCCAGTTGAAGTTCGCTTCATTGTAGTATTCGTGTGGAATCATTTCCCATTTGGTGAAATCGTCTTGATGAGCACGATATTCTCCCATATGCAATTTTTTGTACGACGAATATCCTGGAGTCGAGTAATAACGAACTGCATCACTCAGAGCCGGATATTTGTCCAACGTTGCTTGGTCCTTGACAGTTTCATCAAAGATGTAGTTCACATAGTTGATGAAAATCGAATAACCATTTGTGGACATCCCGGTATATTCATGCTGAATCAGACGACGCTCTTCTTCCTTGTTACCAAATACTCTTACCCATTTAGGAGAAGTAGCTGGATCGGCATCATCCATCATATAGACACCAATTTCAGGACAGCGTTCAACATTTTCTGGAACTGTAGGATCAGCAGGTTTCCCGTTGATGAGTTTGGTCTGACCAGTGATTAAAGCAAATACTCTACCATTGACCACGTCCATCTTTTTTGTAACAGCTCGTGGGTTGCCAGTGATTTTCATCTCATTGTCTTCGAAGATTTTTTTACCTTCGAATGCAGAACCTGGTTCACCAGTTTTGGTTTCAGACAATTTAGTCCAAATGACTGTATCTTGTGCTGCTACAAACATGTGAGAATTTGTAACACAGAAAGCTTCAGCAGAGTGCAAGAAAGGTTTCTTGCTGAACCATGCAAAATCACCAAATTGTTCGACTTCATAACCGATCGATGAATCGACCATGGATTGGACAAATGAAACAGTAGTTGAAGAGAATGCAGCGTCACGGTCGATAGATGACCAGCGAATATCATTTGAACGTCGGCCAATAAAGGTACGATCGTAACCTAAAACGTAGGTAGCATCCTTCGATTGATAAACACAATTTCTTGCTACTGGATTACCGACTCGACCGTTCAGAGCTTTGTAATATTTCCATGTCAAACCTTTGTCGTTGGATACTTTAACAACAGGTTGCCATCTTTCAAACAGATAAATGATTCCGTCGATTTCTGCAATCATATTTCGATCCGGGTCATTACACACAACTGAAATATCTTCTTGAATTTCGTGGTAGTTTCCTTCACTGACAATGGAATCCTTGACGGATGAAATATCACCTATGAATGGTGAGAAGACATAATTCTCTTTCATCAGGGCCGCATGTAGAATATCCCTGTTGAAATCGATATACGCCATGTTGTTATTGGTCAGTTTATTCTCTACAAACACATTTGATACGTTGAACTGACGCATTTTTTCGAGTGTATAGGCGTTGGTCTTGAAGGTCTGGAATTCTTCAGTTGTGACCCACTTAGCACGTGCGAACCCTTCACCAACAGTTTGAATCCGAAAAACGTAATAGGTGTCTGGACGTACTTCGCTGTCGAACCACTCATTCTTCGCGGTATAACCGAGTTGCTGCCAAACATAATTCTCTGGGGCAATAACGCCCCCAAGAGAATCATGAGTCTCAGCGACTTCGACGACGTAGTAGAAATTACTACCAACGTCGTCCCACGTCAAATGCACATAGTTAGCAGACAGTTTAGCGATGGCTAAGCTCGTTATGCTAGGTGCTCTGATCATTGTGCAATAGGCTCCAATGTAATTTTCGTATATTGAGGACGAAGATCGTTCTCAAACACAATTAATGAACCGTCTTTGGTGAAAATGTTATCTTCTACTGGATCAGCATACAGCTCTATCGTATCAGTTTGGAATTGGTTGTCTCTTAATTGCAGAACAGCCAAGTTCCAACGAGCAGTAGAAGTGAACGTGTCATATTCACCGATAACGTAATATTTTGATCTTCCGTCAGTTACAGGAAGTTTTTCGAAATCTGATCCAGTGTATTCTCTACCCCAACCATTTTCATTTGGTGGATTAGGCACTTGAACATCTCCATCTTTAAATGGACCTGCAACAATCCATGCTTGACCAGGTCTAGTTTCAGCATCAGAAGGATTAGGTTTCGTTGAGACATACCTTATTTCGTATGCTCCTTTACCAGGCGCCGATTCAAATTCAAGCAAACCAGATTCCATACTTTGTGGTGCTATCTGATTGTTGTATTTAATTCCTGACATCGGAGTCTGATAGAAGTTCGGCACTTCACGAACCATGCGTAGAGTTGCTTGCGAACCGATAATGGAAATATCTGAATTATCGATGTAAGTCAACATACGTGATTTGGCGAATGATTTGTTGAAAATTTCGACTTCATCAGTGTAGTACTTGTCGATTGAATCGATGATTTTACCTTCAAGCCACTGTTCAGATTCAGAAAGCTTGTTCAAGTCATACGTAACCTTGACATCATGTTGCAGGAACATATAGTCTGGGTTGATAATACTTGGTGTGATGGTTGCTAAGTTATAAGCATTCAGATACGCCTTGATATCCTCACGCTGCACTGTCGACAAGTTCAAACCGTTTTTAGGTTTAATTGCAACGAATGCATAACCTGGTTTGTCTTTCTGAGTGAAACATTGTACTGCTTGAACGATGTTACCGAATTTGGCAGAAACAAATGCTTCATAATCTGATGCAGTAACAGCACGGTCTTGTGATTCGCGCTTTATTGTAGCAAGTTCACGAATACGCTCAATAGGTTCAGGATCGCCACCGCCGTTTGAACCAACATAATCTTTGTCATTAGAAGGGTTTTCGATAACTTGTTCGACGGTAATATCTTTTAGCGTATCGACGTAGCTGAATTCAGTACAACCATTTGCAACTTCACCTTCAGTGCGAATATATTCGATTACGATATTCGTTCCTTTAGTTGGTTTCAGACCACCGATGTAATTATTCGTTAACTGTCCAGTGCGAGCTTCAGGAGTTATTTCATTTCCATCGTCATCATATTCAGGTTCATAATCGATAACTGCAGAATCAATTTGACCTTCACCAAAGAATATTTCAGTGTGACCATCAATCGTTTCGCGCATGTAATACACACTAGACGTTGAACCAGCTCGTACCATGGATTCATTAGTCCAGTTCGCCCAAATAGCTCCACCAACGGTAACTCGCACAGACTCACGATCGATTTTCTCATCTCTGATCAAAATTTTAACTGCTGGATCAAAAGAGAGTTGCGTGCGAATAATACGACCTTGAGCAATCTTAACTGGAACGAAATATTTTTTGTTCTTGTCAATAGAGCGAGTAACATCTTCAGTTACAACAAAAGCATATGGTTCGCCTTTATCCTTTGGCTTACCTAAAATCTTTGTTCCTCGTGGAATCTGAATACGAACAGGACTGTTTAAATGAGTGCATACCAACATAATATCAGTAGAAGATGCAGAACGAGATGCAGGCATGTAACCTTTATCTTGAGCTGCTTGAACCACTGAACTACGCAATCTTGCGGTTTGCAAGAAAGACTCGTTCAAAGCAGAGTTACTGAATTGTTGCAAATATAAAACGCTATATGCCAACAGGTCATTCAGAACGTTAATACGGGCACCAGAGAAATCAAAGTCTTTGAATTCATCTTGAGTGGAAAGCCAGTCCACGAAATCCTTTTTGATTTCATCGAATGTAGCACCCGCAAATATCACTGGAATATTGTTGACTTGTCTTTTGAGTGATTGATTCATTTTAAGAACACTTTACTTGAAGATTGAGCGACTGTATCACCGCATGACACGGGGTCTGCCATCATAATGGCTTTCTTTCCACCAATAAACACTTTTGATGTGGTACCTTGAACCTGTCCACCATGGGTGTCGTATGGCTTAGTCATTTTCGTATGTGGTGTGATTTGATCACCTTCCACTAGTGCAGGAATGCCTTCGACGAAAACTTTTCCTTGAGTCGCATTCAAGATCGTCGGTGGATAAGCATCATGTCCTGCTGTTAATGCCTTGTCGAAACTCATTCCTGCCATTTCATTTTCCTGCGTTGACGTAAGCCCGTAATTGCTCTCCCCAAATTGACCAGTTTCCTACAACATCCTGTGAATATGTTTTATTGACCACTTTCTCAGAAGTCACTGGCGATTCACCAGGTTCACTCGGTGTTGAAGTAACGGTATATTTGAGTTGTACGGTATATGTGAATGTTTTTCTCAGATTCGTTGGAGCTCTCCACAAAAATAGATCTGCTTCTTTAGGTGGAGGTAATGATTCCCAGTCTGGCGCCGAATGACGTTCAGGTTCGGCGCCTTTACGATACATCAGCGAATCATTTCCAAAACTGAAAACTCCCTTATAGGCTCCGTAAAACCGATTTCCTTTTACGATAATCCCAGTATTAGGAGTGTATTCAGTGATATTTATAGAGACGAATTTGGCACCCTCTTCCGTGAGAGTGTATGAGAAAGTTGTGTCCACATTTTCAAGTTCCATTACGTCATCTAATCTGCTATTTGTTGGTAATATGTCTGACATGAATTATCCAAAATCGATACGTGAACCATCGATGAAGAAGGTTGAACTTGAAATATCTTGCACTCCACCTGTAGTCGTGCGGTCCCAAGATCCTTGGACGGTGTCGACGCGCATACCTTCAACTGAAACTGAATAATTTCCAGCAACTTTCAATGAATAATCGCCTTGAACTACTTGATCACAGTTACCTTCAACTTTGATATTTGCGTTTCCTTTTACGTTCACTGTAGAATCACCGTCAACTATAACAGTCGAATTACCTTCAACTCGAACTACAGAAGCTCCACGAACAATCATGACATGCTGACCATCAGTTTGAATCGTCAGATCTCCCATGACATATTCTTTTAACGACGCACCAACGACATGGTTTTCATTGGCTTCAGATAAAACGTTTCTATCTCCTGAAACAATATCGTAAGAGTCACTCACTGATTTACGAGATGAAGAACCGTCAGGTCTCCATTCTTCATAGGTTCCTGACGTATGTCTCCAATGCATACGTTCATTTGAAGGAGTGTCATCAATTTCGATTATGTGGCCGGACTCTGATTCCATGACTTTGTTGTATGGATACTGAGCATCATAAGAACTTATAGGCTCTTTGAACATAATCCTCGAATCATCCGGAGTCCATGGATCTTCAGGATCATTTCCCATCGCTTGTGCGATTGCAGCAGATAATGAACGAGCATCCGGACGAGGTGCTTTAACTCCATACGCTTCTAAGTTACCGAATCGTATTGTGTTACAGATTCTTGGACCACGACCTTTAACTTGTCTGAACCACTTGGAATCCTTCAATTGAACAGAAGCTTCAGCCCATTTTTTCTGAGCCATTAATCCAAGGGATGTGGTGAATTTTGCAAGACCTGCTGCACCCAAGTTAAAGGACATATTAATCAGTGCCCATTTTCTTGGAGTGTTATCATCAGCAGCGTTATAAGCAGCCATGATGTTTGGATATTTTCGCATATCCACTAACTGCTGATTCGTATCCTTGTCAAACAGAGCAGTTACTTCTTCAGCAGTGATGATTCCATTCGTAACTTCACGACCGACCTGCTGAGAAAGAAGCTTGTTTATCTCTGCCATGTTCTGGGTCCGCTTATGGATGATCAAGTGGCCAACACCAATCGTTGGATATCCTTCGGTGTCCCAATAAACCTTGCGCTTATAACCTTCATCAAAAATCAACATTTTCTGAAGAGTGAAATTGTCTGGGTTGTCGTCAACCGGAATATCCTCTGCAGGACCTTCATCCGGATTGACGGCAATACCTTGGTTTGTTGATCGTTGTTCTACGGTTAAAGTATCTTTACCTGCTTGGCCACCTCCCGCCAGGACGTTAACATCGTTTCCAACGTAACGTGGATATTGACCTGATGGATCAGCAAAACCTTCGTTGAAGTTCGGCATCTTCGAATAAATCCCAGCCACGGTTCCAAGAACCATGCCAGAAGTTTTGAATTTATCCAACCACACACCGAACACATGTGATCCTGGCAAAATGCCTGTGGGAGATTGACCTACACCAGAAATAGCAGCAGAAGTGATATCTTGTACTGGTTGCATCCAAGGAAGTTGTTCAGTTGTCAGACCTTGAATATCTCCGGGAACATTAACGAAAGGATGTTCCCCGAATACTCGAACCTTGATTCGACCAGCTTTTAATGGATCGTCTCTGGATTCAACAACACCAGCGAACCATTTCATTTCGTTATGTTGTACGTTCATGCTTTTTCCATTTCACGGATCATGTTGCTCAGAAACGCATCAATATCTGATGGGTCTATGATTTGAATTTCACGGCGCTTTTCATTTTCACGAATTGCATCTTCGAGAGTAGAGACTGGAACGAGTGTTCCAGAGTACTGTAAATATTTCTTATCTATATCGCCTTTATCATACCAATGTCCAGGAAAATCTGGGTCTTGGACCAGGTTGTACCACTTTTCACCTTTCTTGTCGACGTGATAGAGAACTTGATCTCCACCTACTTTTGAGTATTTCTGAATGGCGTTCTGATATGCAGTCTCTTGGGTAGTGATCCAGCCGTTCCATGGATCATAAACGTTATTGAGCATCAACAGAACCCAATACAGCTGAGTGTTGCCGTACAAAATATAAGCTAATTCTTCCGGACGTGGTGCACCTGCAATGAAATATTTGCGAGGTTTGAAATTAACAAGCGCAGCATCAAAGTACGCTCCATAATTTCTGAAAATGTCGGTCATTTGAACCTTGCCATACTGACGAGGCTCGAAGAATGAAAATAGCACTGGTGCCTCCTATTTCAAAGTATAGACGTATTTATAAATAAGACATAGCAATTAATAGGAGGCAATCATGGCCTACAGCGGTCGATTCATTCCAAAAAATCTACAAAAATATAAAGGCAACTGGCAGAAGATTACCTACAGATCCAATTGGGAGAAAGCATTGATGGGTTGGCTTGATGCTAATCCTGCCGTAGTTCGCTGGAACAGTGAAGAGGTGGTAATCCCATATTTCTCTAATGCTGATGGCAAGAAGCGCAGATACTTCATGGATTTCTGGGTAAGATTTGATACCGGGCAAGAGTTCTTCTTCGAGGTTAAACCTGCAAAAGAAACTAAACCTCCTGTAAGGCCTTCTAAAATGACTTCCGGTGCCAAGAAGAGATTCATAAATGAACATTATACATGGTGTGTAAACGTGGACAAATGGACAGCTGCGCAAAAACTGGCTGAGAAACATAATGTCCACTTTAGACTTTTAACAGAGGTTGGTTTGCGCAAGTTAGGACTCAAAATATGATATTCGAATCTGCTGCTCCTAAAAACAGAAAAGAACGAGATTGGGTAGCACTTGGTGTCGAATTCAGCAAAGCGAAAAAGAAAGGAGTCTCATCCAAACAATTCGCTGATGATAAAGGAATTCTGTATTCGACCTTCTCGAAAGCGATGTCGAGATATTCTGCAGCCATCAAGATGGCGTTACGAGTTGAAGCTATCCATCAAAAACCTGTTCATAAGTTAAACAGGGAAGAAAAGGCACTGAAGCTGATCAACTCGTTCCGATCTTCGTTACGAGATCGAGTAAAAGATCAAGGTGCTGCAACAAACAACAAATCCATGAGATGGTTTGCAGATACGATCAAAAAGAGCGTTCGCTCTCACTCTGTAACGAAACCGACAATGGGTAAAATATACGCTTTCGCATACGATGCCAAACACAAGGATACTCTTCCGTACTGGGACAAATATCCATTGATCATCTATCTTGGTGATGCTACTGCGAAAAACGGGTCATATCTCTGGTATGGTCTGAACTTGCACTACATTCCACCAAAAGCGAGACAGTCTTTCCTTGAGGAACTACTCAAGAGCTATGCAAATACGCCTGTGATCAGCAACAAAACGAAACTGAAAATTAACTGGTCGAAAGTCAAAGGCATGAGAGGTTCTGATCTAATGATTAAAGCTTATCTGCCAAACCGATTAAGAGGCCCGATGCTGGAAATCAAACCAGATGATTGGGCCAATATCGTACTGATGCCCGTTCAGCAATTTGTTTCGAAAGGCAAGCGTTACGGTGCACAGCAAGTCTGGAAAAAATACTAGAACAGATAGATTCTGGGAGCGTAGCTCCCAGGACTTTCAGTTTTTATTACTTAAGCCTTATATAGAATATACCTGGAGTGTAATAAATGTCCTTGTTCAACTACACTCATGATACCAACTTTGTTCTAGAAATCCAGGATGCTGGTTTAACGGAACAGTTGACGATGGGAGTTCTTTCCTGTAACTTGCCGTCCATGAGAATCCCAGTTACTGATATTCCAACTGGACCGAAAGGTCTTGGCCGAAGCCAAGTTCCTGGTTCCACGTTCGAGCATGATCCTTGTATGGTAAGAATAGTTGTAGATGAGAATTTGAACTCGTTCATTGAAGTCTACCAGTGGATGCTGTCCATCAACAACTACATCACTCATCAGAACACCGCTTTCTACGATGGTTGCCAACCAGTAACCGCTATCTTGCATGTGCTGAACAACGAAAAGGACAAGATCGTACTTTCGTATGCTATGCACGGTGTATGGCCTGGCGATGTGTCTGAAATCGAATTCAAGTACGACGATCAAGGAAACCCAGTCATGTCCATGATGGTTATGCTACACTTCCGTTACTTCGAACTTTTCAAGGATGGTGTTATAATTAAGCCAAGAATCTCAGTTCCTGAGGCTCAGGAAAAATTATCCCTCCTTAAAAAGGCTCCTAAATGAAATTGTATGCGATAGCTGGTCGTAAACGTTCCGGCAAAGATACTGTAGCTGACTTTATCAAAACTGACATCAACGAAACCCTCTCGATTGCGGAAATTCCGACTCTTGGTGCCCGCAAATACCAACTAGGTGGTCCACTCAAATATTGTTTAGGCCGAGCATTTGAATATTCTGCTCGTACTTCAGTGAATGACCTTGGCATCAAAATTGCTGATGTCATGGGCGATACTGATTTTGATCGTGATGCGGCTCTTCCAATTTCAAATGATGAAGCCAAGGTGATTCTGCTAGATGCTGCGAAATTCGCCATCGAGCATTACGGTTTAAACACTTACGAAAATAAAGTCAAAAACCTTATCGATGATATCATCGAAATAAATACAATCAGAGCTTGGTCCATTAGACGTTTCATGCAGACCCTTGGAACAGATATTTGTGTCCATCTCGATAAGATGGTGTGGGTACGAGTATTTGCTGGTGAATATGTTGAAGCCATTGCTAATGGGTGTCAATGCTTCATCGTACCTGATTGTCGTCAAGAACACGAAACCTCCGTACTTCGTTCCTTAGGTGCAACATTCATTCATGTCGTTAAACCTGGGAACGAACAAAATACTGATAACCACATCACTGAAGCTGGTATTCCACAAGCTGATGATGACGTAGTTATTCAAAACGATGGATCTCTTGAAGATCTGCACAAAAATGTGATCTGCACTTTAGGACTTAAAAATGACTGAACAACAAATGCAAGAACAAATCGCTTCACTGAAAATTCGCCTCTTTGATATGGGCGAACAATATGCTGCTCTAGAAGCTCAAGCTGGTCAGTTCCAGCAAGCTCTTGTACAGATCGCTGGTCTGTTAGGTGTAACTGGTGAATCTGTTCAACTGCAAGATGTAATTGAAGCAGTTCGAGTATACGCTCCTGTTCAAGAAACCGCTGACGAACAAGAATTGCTGGTTGAAGCTCCTGAAGCTGAGTGACATTCATAGAATCTAGTGCAGGATTATATGTCTGTGCTAAATTTTCTGATCTAACGCTGGATGCAATTGAAAAACTCCAGCGTGATCTGAAGGTTCCGAATCCTGTTCCTCGAGATAAAATTCATTCAACCGTGGTTTTCTCTCGAGTTTCAGTCCCGTATGTCGCTGCTTCAGGCAGTTTTGAGGTAGCTACTAATGGAGAATTAGAAGTATGGGACACTAAGAGCGGAAGGACTCTTGTTCTTGTGCTCAATTCGGAATACCTTGATTTCCGTCACAATTATGCCAAAGCTCTTGGTGCTACATACGATTTTCCAAAATACATTCCGCATATAACCTTGAGTTATGATGTCGGAGCCGCTTCGTTCAAGGGCAAAGTGGAAATCAACATAGTATTAGCACATGAAAAGAAAGAGCAGCTCGATCTTTCTTGGTCAATATGAGGCAGTTATGAGTGAATTTACATTATCAGATTTTGAAATCGAATTCATTAGCGAATCCTATGCGGATGATGAGACTATCGTCTCTGCTTTGAACGATTATCAAGCATCTGGCGACAAATATCAAAACCTTCGCAAACAGAGTTACATTACTCTGAAAGAGGCACTTGCTCGAGATGAGCAATTCACTGTAGTTCCTTTCGAAATCGTAGCTGAAGTTGCAGACCTTACTGCTGCTGCTGGTTACGGCAAGCTTCAGTATCAAGGTGGTGTTGAAGATGCACGATTCTCTTTAGATCGTACTAAAGGAGCTCTGAAGGTCATCAAGATGGGTAAGAAATGGAGCATTGTCAAAGGTGGTCAGCCTGTAGGCAAACTGTTCGATTTATCTGCTCAGAAAATTTTCGACAACCTCGAAAAGTTCTATCTCAAGGTCCGTAAAGCTGGTCCTCAGTTCGATGCTCGTATCATGGATGCTGAAGGTCAAACTGTCAGAGTAGCGGCCGACGGTTGTCCAGAAATTTCCAAGATCCCGTGCGCTCAGACCAACGCTAAGGTGTCAAAAGTTCAAGAGAACATATCATTCAAGCAGTTCATCAACGAATGTCTTGAGAGTATGCAATAACTTCAAGGGCCGAAAGGCCCTTTTGAGGGGTAAAAAGTTTGTAAATTTTTTCATTTTGTTGTTTACAAGCTGAACTCGATGTTGTACTATTACACTATCAACAAAACAACATCACTTAAACAACTTGGAGAAATAAAATGCAAACTTTCATCGAGATTCAAGTAATCAACTTCGAAGAATACGAACAACGTCAACCACAATTCCGAGTAATCGTAACTGACGAAAACTTCCAACAAATTTCTAACATGGCCGAAACAAACACCTTAGAATTAGCAAAACACTGGATTGCTAAACAAAAATTCGGCGAAATCACCTACAAGGTTGCAGATAATAAAAATGTATCATCTCGCAAACTGCGTAAAACTCTCGAAGCTGAAAAACAACGACTCATCGAAGAATCTGCAAAATACTGGGAGGAATGCTAATGAAACACTTACCTCTGATTGTATCTGTAATGATGGCAACATTAGCAGCTTGCATGTTAGGGATTACCATGACTTTGGGAGCAATTGAAGCCATCTCCATCAAAACTTTCATCGAGCTGCTCGCCTGGACTGGGTTGTTCATCGTAATTGGAGTAGTAGCTACTCGGAGAATGAAATGAAGAAAAAATCCTGGGTCATCCTCAAACGTGACCCTCGATTCGTCCGACAAATCGTAGCAGTAATCGATCGAGGTATTGCTACGGTCGCCGAAGACTTCCATGGTAAACTTGGAAAGAAAGTGACAATCTTCGATGTGGACGAATTGCAACTTATACCATCGTTGAAACGAGGTGATATTGTGACTCGACAAGACTGTGAATCCAGAGGTGTAGTAATTGGTGGAACTCATCGAGTAACGAAGGTATTCTGGGTTGACAATGCGGTTGAAGGCAACGCCCGAACGAGCCAACTGGTTAAGGTAGGAAGTGTTTATGTCGAAAATGAAGAGTGTTCTTGAAAGTCTGCATGACTTTAATGTTCCTGATGCAGACTATGAAGAGTGGAAAGCCAAGTTCATGGCGATGTCAGAATCTGACAAACTGCTGAACGTGGTTGCGCCTGTAGCCCAGTACTTGCTTGACCCGGAGTCTTATGCCACTGCATCTGTCATGGCAGTAGCGATCATCTGTGTCAATCGTTACATCTCTGAACTCGAAGCGGAGGATTTCTGATGAATCCATGGGAATTGAAGAGCCTTAACAAGGAAGAACTTGGTGAATGGATGAACTCCATCCACAGTCTTGGAAAGGACAAACTCCGTGAAATGGTTATCATGATGTGGGCCGAACTTGAACGTATTGAACTGGAGAAGAAACAGTGATCATCTATTCTACACTATTAGGCATATGGACTCTTGGAAATGCTCCTCAGTTGTCAAATCTTCCTGGAGCTATTGGTTTACCAATTTACAAGGCTGATAGAAAACTCATTTTTCACTCAGACTTCGTTCTTGATCGTGACGAGACTGGTATGATGACACTCATCAAATCTCGATTGACATTCAACAAATCTCCTCTGATGTTTGACTCGCTTGTGGAGTTCAATAAATTTCGTCTGTTCATTTATGAACAAGCAGGAGCTATCCCTGATTCGATTAAATTAGATGAGAATAAAAAACAAATATATCGTCATGCTTGCATTTCAAAAATCACTGACTTTAGTGATTATGAAGAAGCTATCAAACTTATGCAAATAAGGACACTCTAATGGACGTATTCATGCTAGTTGTATTAAGCGTTCTCGGAACCGGATTCTTGTATGGTGTGTACGTGAGTATGTCGTATTCCAACGCTCACATGTGGTTTAAAAAGAACGAAGCATCTCTCATCAAAACATTTGAAAACCATGGAATGGAATTGTATCTGTGTGACTTCACAGACACTGGTAAAATAACAATAAAACGAACATCTCCAGTGAGATCGTATGCATTAAATCTAGGAAGAGACCCGCACGAACCAATCAGTATTGGATCAGTTGAAATGCTCGATTTGAAGCGGTTGATCAAAAAAGGAAATGCCACTGATTTCCTGATTCATATCGCTAATATGGCTCCGGTTTCAGACGAAAAAATTGAGCCAATGCTGTAATGCTTTAAATAAAATGTAATAGAATTAATCATCAACCAAACAAGGAAATAGAATGAAAATCACTCGCGTAGCTTTGACTGTGAACTTGCCTGTCTACCAACTGAACGACATCGCTCCACCAGAATTTGATAAAATCGCCGTTCGTTCGGACTTCATCGTCGGCCTGGTTGAAGTAAACGGTGTTGTTAAGGTGACCTATCAATCTCGTAATGGTCGACTGGCATCTGTGTTTGTGATGCAGACCTTCGCAGAAATCTTCGAACAGATCAAAGAGTACGAAGTATAAGAATTAGGGGATTAGCCTAGTGGCTAGGCAACGGATTCCAAATCCGTCAAGAGAGGTTCGATTCCTTTATCCCCTGCCAAACTATGTGCTGATAGTTTAACAAATCCATTAAATGGATTCAACAAAATGGCCAGGCGACTTGGTCTGGACGATGGGGTGGAAATCCTCAAGGCACGCCACATTGGAACATCATGTAAGACGCTCTTTGCTGGTGCGTTGATGTTCCTGGATAATTAAATATCAATGACCAGATGAATTGCTTCGAAGAGACACCGGAAGTGCTAATTCTAGATAAGCTGCCAATGAGTGATCATCAGGGCACAAGCAATCAGGACTGTGACTCCCATCTGGTCCCAAATTATTGAGGAATAGTATGATTTACGCAAAAGTGACCAACCCTCAAAACGGTTATCCTCACGATCAGAAAAAGGCCAAGAAGCTCATTGAACTATTCGGCGACAACTATCTTGATGTTTTCGTCATTGAAATTGGTCGTTCAAGTACTGGCGTTCGCCTCAATCATACCGCATGCCCATATAACAGTGTGAATTTCTCCTTCTATGTAAAAGAAGATGACACTTATACTGAAATTGATATATTTAAATACAATCATCCTCGTATTCAGTACACTTACGCACAGTTCTAATTTTGGCCCTATAACTCAATAGGTTAGAGTACACCACTCATAATGGTATAGTTGCTGGTTCGAGTCCAGCTGGGGCCACCAAACAATAGGACGACTACTGGTTCAGGTTCAATTCCTGCTCGATCTGATGGATGTTCAGAGTCCTACAAAATAAGAGAAAAAGTTATGATGACAATCGGTGCTGCATTCAACGTACTGCGAAAAGAATATGGTCATATCACTCTTCAGCAGTATATGACAAAACCTCGGGTTATGCATATCCCATCAGAGTTAATCACTGAGAAATTCAGAGGTGAACCTCGATATGATACTGCTGGCACTTTGATTGAACCTGGTGATGTTGTTGCTTTCCCAGGTGGACCACAAACCTTGAATTATGCCATCGTGGTTGGATACACCAAGCAAGGTTATCGCTTATGGCAATTCCATCGTGAAAGAGGTCGTTACACCTCAACCAACATCTGGAATCTTTCTCCAGGCGATCATACCACATCAATGGATGTAGCTGTCGTCAAGAAGGTCGGATATGAAAAGCTGTAAATAATTTAAAGCCCTTGTAGTGTAGTGGATAGCACACGATCGTTCTAAGGTCGGTAGCCTGGGTTCGAATCCTAGCAGGGGTACCAATTTGTGAGAATTTTATGGATTATGATAAAGATCAGATAAACAAAGCGCTTTCAGCAGGATTGATTTATGATAATTTTAACGTTACTGCTGATTTAATTTCATCTGTTGCTAAACTGCACTTCTACGATATAGATGAATTGAAGTCGAAGCGCAAAGCAAAAAGTATTTGGGCACTAGCATGCAGAACAGCAGCATTGAATTTGCTTAAATACAAATCAGATGTCGCAATCGACAAGGATTTTAAAGAATCATTCGTTTACATCATGACTGATTTGCATAATCCAAATTTGTATAAAATAGGAAGATCAGTAGATCCATATTCAAGATTGTCAACTGCAAATACATTTTCGCCGACTAGATCATTTAAATTGGTGTCGTTCAGATTTTCTGAAGATGCGGTTGAATTAGAGAAATATTTGCACTCGATTTATCATAGGGATCATGAAGCCGGAGAATGGTTCTATTTTCCATTCATTCAGCCAGTGATTGATAAATTGACATCTAAATCTGCTAGATATACACCTGTTGAATTATTGTGAGAAAGGAATATATGATGAAAGAAGAAGATTTGCTTCCATGCCCATGCCGCGGTAATGAGTTTCCATTCGAATACATCACATACAGCTGCTGTATATTACGCTGTAAGTGTGGTATCGAACTCCATAATGCGGCAGTTCGAGTCGTATACAAGTCCTTCGATGAAGTGCCAGAAGAACTTAAGCCGTACGCTAATCCTGCAAATGCATTAGTGTTTGAACGCGAAGGCAAGCTGATCCAATGGGAAGAACACCAAAACTACGGCGTATCTTGTATGCGTGCATTTGAACATGCTGGTTTCACTGCTAAATGGAACAAACGATGGAAAGCGTAAAGATCTATATTGCGAAATGGTGTTCATGCGAAACTGGTGGTTATAATCACCAAGATGGAATTCTCAGTATTCATCGTACCGTTGATGGTGCTACTGCTGCTTGCGCTGAATACGAAGAGACTATCAATGACCCCGAAGAAGATTGGACTGAAATCGAAGTCAAAGATCTTTTACCATAAGGATAGCGTAATGGACATCGGATCTGGTGCTGGATATCCAGCCTCTTCATTGAGTAACTTTGCACCTCATGCTTTCGAAATCGATGGTATACAATGTGCATCTATGGAAGGATTTTTACAGTCCTTAAAATTCAGCTCTCCTGAAATGGCTAAACACGTTTGCACTCTCGTTGGTAGAGCAGCGAAGTTCAAAGGTAAAAATAAACGTTGGTGGTCTACGCAGACACTGTATTGGAAAGGTGAACCGTTCCATCGAGAATCTCCTTTCTATCAAGCCTTGTTAACTCAAGCTTACGATGCGCTGAATGAAAATACGAAATTCAGAGCCGCTCTTGCAGCAACTCGTAATGCAACGTTGACCCATTCTATGGGCAAGAATAAAGAGTCCGAAACAGTTTTGACTGAGCGTGAATTTTGCCGACAGCTGACTCGTTTACGACAGAAGAATTTGGTGAGCTAGTTGGTAGGGTAATGGCCTACCAAGGCGACGACACTAGGTGGCATGCTGATCATGGAAGACCACCGGTTCCCTATAATAAGGTTTCGCGTCTAGCGAATAAAACTAATCAGAACGTAAGGCTCTACGATTCATGGAGTGTTGGATAACCTTACATATCTCATCAGGCGAAAAGTATTAGTCAGAACGGCACTTATTATCCCTAGTAGCACAAGTGAAAGTTGTAATAAGTGTGACAACGCTAGTCAATACAAAAGAGTAGTCGAGATGATGCCCGCCGCTTAATAATGCGGGAAATGGTCATAGACCCGCCACCTATGTGTGGCACAAATTCGGATCAACTATGTGAGATAGCACAGTGAGAGAAATCAACAACTGTCGGGTTTGACTCCCGATTGGTCCACTAAAAAGAAACTGAGAGTGACTCGAGTAAACTTTCAGTGAGTCGTCCAAATGTCAGAGGTTAGCAATGCTTGTATCGACTGGAAAGCCTGGGACAACAAGTAACTATTCTGCTGGGGCGCAAAGCACATAAGGTGAGACTGATGCCTCCGAGCCTTATGTGTTATTCGCAGGCCATCTGCCAGTAGGTGGTGCTGTCGATTTGCGGTTGTAGCTCAGTTGGTAGAGCTTCTGATTTCCAATCAGAATGTCGCCGGTTCGAACCCGGTCAGCCGCTCCAAATATTGCAGACCATGGAAAATCGCCGAAGACCATGACGTTATATGTAGGAGATTCAACTTGTTGAATGGCGTCCTACCTGCAATACCTTATAAGAATGACTCCCTAGGTTGCACACGAAGGAGTAAGGCTGGCGAATGACCACTGAGTGCATTCAAGTCATCAGAGCCGTCATGGAAGGGACCTTCGGGTCCCTTTTGTGGTATAAATAGGCTTATACAATCATGAGGCCAATATATGAAATCATTCACTGAATTTTTGACCGAATCAGCTGATCTGACTTTGACCGAAGCCAAGAAAGCTGATATTATCAAACTCGTTTCACAGTTCCATTCGTCTGAATACGACAAGTTCCGTAAAGCTGCTTATGGCGGCCACAACAGTCTGCTTAAATCTGCAGCTGAAGTGGCGAAGGTATGGAAAGATTATCAACAATACACCAAGGACAAAAAATGAAATCCTTTAGTTCATTTCTAAATGAAGGCGCCTTCGAAATTAAGCAGGCTGCGCTAAAATCTGGTAAGGGCTATACCAATGATGCAGAAGGTAGACGTCAATTCGAGCTAGACTATAAGCAGTATGGTAACTCCAACCACTTGCTGAGTGCATGGAAATCGTTCCAGGTAACTGGCGAAATATTCGACAAGAAGCTGCAGCAATCATCTCCTGCCAAGCCTGAAGCCAAAGAGAAATTCCCAGTATCGACTGCCGAATTCAAGAAACTGGTTGATGCCAACAAGAAAGTCATGGATGCATTCGAAGCTGCTGGCAAACTTGCTGCTGAACTGCAAAATAAAATGCAACCTTTCTACAACGGTAAGAAATTCGATTTCCGCACACAGTACGAATTCTTTGCTGTGGCTGGCATCAAGGACATTATCGCTGACTCTAGTTTCAGAGCTCTTATCCAGAAGCGAATTCACATTGCTGAAGAAGCTTTGCATCACTCGAAGAAACTCTGATCACACCTCGATACCCTGGATGAATCCAGGGTATTTTAGTATCCACTGTAATATAATCAATCATCCTATCGAATTCCTTCCTCAGATCAATCCTGATAAACTAAAAATATTTGCATTTATTTTCACAAAACTGTTTACATCCAAATGAGATTGTTGTACTATTACACTATCAACAAAACATCATCTGGAGCACTAAAATGAATAGCATCAACGTAATGAACAAGAATGGCTACATCTTCGTTATCCAATCCAACTTGATGGATATCGCAAAACTGGTAGAACGTGGTTGTACGATCTTCCCTTCTATCGAAGCTCTCTATAAAGGAAAATGCGATTTCCTGGAAATGGAAACTGATGAAGTCGAAGGTTGCGAATTCTCAATCTTGACTTCTCACTCTGGTAAAACGGTAATCGACGATGGAATGTGCAACCAATGGGAACTGACCATCAACGAACTGGACTGGTTGGTGAAAATGGATGGTTGTCCTCAACCTCAAATCATCGAAGATATCGTCGCTGAATATCAAATGTAAGGAGATCGAAATGGCACAACTTCATGGATCTCTGAGTAAGTGGACTGAAGACGATGTTCGACAAGAATTGCGAGAAATCAGAGACAAGGCTGGATTGACTTCCACTACAATGGAAGAATGGGACAGCATGTGGGAATCCTTAGGATTGATGCTGATATGCTTACCACATGATTCTGAACTCGTTGAACACATCCAAACGTATATGAACGTTGAATTTGGAATACGGCATCGTTATGCGATTCAAAAAATGATGCAAAAATAGTTTACAACATAGGAGATTTGAGATATAATCTCCTTGTTAAAACAAATTGGAGAATTAAATGCAACGATATCTTAAGCGCTATGTCAACCCCGAAACTGGGAAAACGTGCTTCAAACGACTCTCAGTACTTGAAGATAACGGACTCTTTCGAGTTGTACATGAATGCGATTATGGATTTGGTGCTGAGATCTCTATCACTAAAATGCCAATTCGACCTTATAAAACTCGTAAAGGTGCAGAAAAAGCCATGATGGCTTGGCAACCAAAGCAATACAAAATGACCCTCGTAGAGGGATTAATGCATGAAGGCAAAATCTAAGGAAAAGTAATGAAAATTTTGAAAATGATCGTTGAATTCATCCGTGCAAAATTCGCTACCTTCTATGCGAACAACCTGTCTCCAGAAGATGTGTACAACCGTTCCGTGATCGAACTGAACAACAAGATCACTGAGCTGCATCAGCTGGACATTACCGCAAATCGTCAGATTCGCCTGGCATCTGACAAACAAGCTGAGCACACAACGACTCATGCCAACAAAGAAAAGGAAATCCTTCTGATGTTGGAAAAAGGTCTGGAAGCTGACGATGTGATGGTTCAACTTGCACTTCAGCACAAGATCATGGCGGAAGGTTATGCAAAACGTGTAACTGAACTGCAAGAGTCTCAAATCAAGGCTCGTCAATCGGTAGCAATCCTGGGTCGTGAACTGGACAAAGCATCTGCTGGACTGGAACTGGCCAAGATGAAATCTGAAGCTCGTAAGATGGGCATGAGCACTCCAGATGAAGTCGAAGAATCCGCGAAACTGACCATCTCTAACGTTGATCATGTTATCCGCGAAGTTAACGCTCTCTGCGGCAAGAAAGAAGCCTCTGGTTTCGATAGCACAGATGTTAATCTGTACAAAGCTGAACTGCTGAAAAAAGCTGGTAAGTAACTGAATAAGGAGCCTTCGGGCTCCTTTACTGGAGGACTTGAGGAGAACATCATGAAATACGAATTTGAACGCACTCATGGAATCATGTATCTGAACATCACTGGCAAGAAGATCATTCGAATTGACCTTCGTCGGCATGAATATGCATCTGAAGACGCTTTCTATGAAATTCCTCGCGGATTGTCACGCGCACTTCGCCCAGCATTAGCAGAATTCCTGAAATCTACTAATGGGATGAGTGAATATGACGATTCTGATAAAGCAATCGTTCTAGCTCTGGCTGCTAAGGCTGTGAAAATTTCGTTGGACAATCATGACTACCCTAGTCGTTCAACTGAAAAACGTGGATTGGATGAAGCATACATCGATTTCCTCGATAGAGTAAGAACTATGCTCGATATCGAAGCTATCGAAAACCAACGCCTCCATCCTGAAGTCGAAAAATTCGTTGAAAATGAATGGTCTGAATGTATTACTGCTTACCTTCTAATTCCACATACGAACTCTGAAGAATTCGCTGATGTGTTTAGCAAATTGATCAAGGACAACTGGCATCACTATTATTCTCGTCCAGAGTATGTGATCTTCTCTCCAGGTAAATTGAGGAATCGTAATGCATCTGGAGTTCCAACTCGTATGGGAATGAAGTGCACTCCTCCGAACGATTACTATGGAACCTTCGATCAAATTAAGCATATGATTGAGGAAACGTTTGTTTCAGAAGGTTGGGTATTCAAACGAGCATTCACTACTGGATACTACGCTTCACTTCGAGATGAAATCACTCTTGAAGCCGAAATGCCAGAAAAGTTTGGAGACTTAGGAATTCAGTTCGAACGTAATGGTTATCAGTTCGATGTGATTCTGAATTCAGATTCTCGAATCTCGATTTCGCCGAAGGAATTCTTTGATCTTTGTTCTGAATACACACAGGCTCGAGTAGCTAAAAATCGTTTACAAGCCTACATCGATCAATGTCGTGAAGAATACGATCCGACCTTCATCAAAGGAGGCAAGAAATGATCCATCATGACCCAGATTTCGAAGAACCTACGCGTCAACCACATGAGGCAATAGAATATCAATCTACAACTGGTGTATGGCTAACAATTATCGCTAGTTTCCTTCTTCCGCCTGTGACTTATTTCATGACTGGATTTGCAGATCATTATCTGGAAACAGGCCACTGGTTTTTAGGTGGAGTACTTGTCTTAGTAGCATCGATAATGGTTTTGTTCTGTGTAGTGTTGTTCATGGTCATGATATCGACTGGATTGTGGACAGAAATTTTCGCAGATATCAAACGCAACAATCTCGAATTCGCTTCAATAAGCAAAAATCTCGTGAGAAGTTCCTCAAATCATGTAAGGAAAAGTACTGATGAAATGGTCTCGTAATATGATTTTCTGTGCAGCTTGGACAGCTTTAACCGTGCTGCTACTCTTGATCGCAATTATCAGTGGATATTTTGCAGTACAAGAATTAGTTGATGGACACTCTGGTCCTCGAGCATTCGTATACATTTTAGTGGCTTCACTTACTACAGTGTGTACAGTTGGATGCAGCGTCCATGTTCCACAAGCAATTGGAGAATTTGTTCAAGAACACCGCTCCAACAAACGAGCTGTTAAAAACAAACATGATGAATTCATCAAATATTGTAAGGACAAATACTGATGGCTATCGCAATCTACATCAAATCTGAATCCTGTGACAAGTACATCTACGCTTACGACACTGGAACTCCACTGGAAACCATCAAGAATGAACTGATGGCAAATATGGAAAATTTCCGTCCAATGTCTGAATGGGAAATCGATACCAGTGAATCCTCGAATGACGTAGCAACTGATCTCTACGACGTTATGGATTATGTTTTCAACAAGTCTTGGGAAAAGGATTACCAATGATCTTTACAGACATGTACGAAGGACCACTTGAAGGTCGTAAGTTGTGCAAAGGTTGTAAGCAACAGAAACCTTTTGATATGTATGACGAGTCTGTCAACTCTGACGATGGATACCATCCGATCTGCAAAAGATGCAAGCGTAAATTTGTGCATGCGCATATGATAAAATATTTACATCTTATCGCGCCATACGGTTCTCGAATGGCAACAACATATACGGTGAAATGATGGAAGTATCAGCTGGAGTTTTGATTTTTCGCAACGGTGCAGGTCCTGCAATCCTGATGGGTCATGCTACTGGCACCAATCGATGGGACATTCCAAAAGGTCATATCGAACCTGGTGAACGACCTATTGACGCAGCAGTTCGAGAACTCGAAGAAGAGACTGGCATTCAAACCTATCCTTCGTTCTTGATGGACCTCGGCCGCCATGAATACATCAAAGGCAAGAAAGATCTGCATTTATTTGTGTACACCGGGTTCGAAAACTTCGTTCCTGAAGACTGTGTTTGTACTTCATATTTCGAACGTGACGGCCAACAAATTCCTGAAATGGACACCTTCGCATGGGTTCACATGAAGAACCTGAATAAGTATGCTGGGAAGAGCCTGGTTAAACTTCTCAACGAACTGTCAATTAGTACCAAAATGTTCTGAATAAATACCTCCTGAACAATTAGGAGGTAACATGACGATTTTTGAAATGCTAGCCTACGATGAAGGCTTGAAATTGACCGTATACCTTGATACTGAAGGGTTTTGGACTGCTGGTATCGGCCACTTGCTTACCAAAAATCCGAGTAAAGCAGTGGCAATAGCTGAACTCGACAAGCTAGTAGGTCGTTCAACTGGTGGTACCATAACCAAGGCGGAAGCAGAACGTATATTTGCCCAAGACGTTGCGAAGTCTGAGAAAGGTATCCAAGGTAATGCGGTTCTTGGTCCAGTTTATGCTGGTCTCGATTCCATCCGCAGGATGGCACTGGTCAATATGACCTTCCAGCTAGGTGTTGCTGGTGCTGCTGGATTCACCAACTCGATGAAATTGCTTGCTGCTAAACAGTGGAAAGAAGCAGCCATCAACTTGGCCAAATCCAAGTGGTATAATCAAACTCCAAATCGTGCAAAACGGGTAATTTCTGTATTTGAAACTGGCACATTAAGCATGTACAAATAAGGTACAAAATGAAAACTTTTCAAGAATATATGAATGAGGCGGCACCTGATAAGCCAAAAGGAATTAATAAAGATGAATGGACTCATGGAGGTAATGGATTTGATTCTTCAACTGCCACCATCGACCGATACATGGCTACTAAAGCCGGAGATTTCAAAGCATTTGCTTGGGAAGGTTTAATTAATCGTCAAGATCTTTCTATTGAAGTTGATGGATTAAAATTTGACCACATCCAGGATATCGTTGCCAACAACCTAGATGCAGCATTTGTTAAAGCTGATACTGATCTACGTCGTGAACATTTGAAATTGTTTATGAAGCAGAAAGGACCTACATTTGTTCCTAAAAACGGCAAATGGGTAATTGACAATAAACTAGCTAAAACTGTTAACTTCGCCGGCCAAGAATTTACTAAACACAAATCTTCTTGGAAAAATCTTGACACATTTGAACTACGCAAAGAGTTCAGTGCCGTTATGACTCGAGGTGGATTTAAAGCTGATATGGACACTCGAAAAGGTGTTTATAAAGATCCTAATGTTGAATATGCATTTGCAGTTGTATCTCGAGCAAGATAAATTTCTGTATTTTGAAACTGGGCACATTGAGTGCTTATAAATGAAGTATACATACGAGTAAATTTTTGATATAATTGTCCTATAAATGGAGGACAATATGACTCGTATAAATTTGACTTTAGTATCAGACCTAACCGATCAACATCTGATGGCCGAGTATCGCGAGTTACCTCGCGTATTCGGTGCTGTACGAACCCGTTTATCTAAAGGTCACAAATTCGATGACATTCCTAAGAATTTTTGTTTAGGTTCAGGACATGTCAAATTCTTTTATGATAAGATTTTGTTCTTAGTCAAGCGACAAAACAGTATCATCATTGAATGCTTAAAGCGTGGAATCAATATCTCAAATGTTGATATCAACGTCGATGATATTCCAGATCGTTTTATGAACGATTATCATCCATCTGAAGCTGATGTTGCTTTGTCTCAATCTCGTCTTGATGAAAAGATTGACATGAAGCCTAACTGGTACAAATATTATGGTAAACCTTTGAGGAAAATATGAGCACTCTGAATATCAATGATCAAACAATTCTTGGCGGTAACCTGATCGTTTCTGCTGAATCTCGTGAAGCTTTCGGTGGTTGGGTGGATATCAACATTGACTGGATTCCAGATGATGCTGATGATTCTGAACAATCTATGCGCTTGACTCCAACAATTGAACAAACCAAGAATCTGATCGAACTGCTGACTAAAGCTGTTCGTGAAGTAGAACTGCAAGAAATGCAGGATTTCGCTGATGCAATCACTAAACCAGGTGTTGTAGCAGTCGAATAAAAGAAGTATCCCGAAATAAGCAAACCCTTATGAGGCACTATGAAAAAATTAACACACTTGTACTCAGCCCTGATGCATGCTCATAAAGACCGTGTACTCAGTATTGAAGACGAAATAGAGAAATCTAAATTCCACTACTTGACCCCAGTTCAAATGTACCAAGAGTATTGCACTCTTCGTTTAGATGGTGGTCGACAGTCTGGTAAAACAACAGCATCGGTAGAATTCGCACATGACTGGATTCTGAATGGCGGTCACTTGATCTTGATTGGTCACAAAATGCAATACAATCGAGAATTTATTGAACGACTACACAGATGCTGTGAATATAGAAGCTCTTTCCATATGCCAGACCGATCAGAAATGAATCGACAAATTCACCAATTCGCTGGAATTCGAACATTCCTTGGTGACAACGATCGATTCCGAGGATTGAGAATCGGTCGACCTCTTATTCTGATTGACGAACCTATGGATCGCCTGCCAGATATCAGAAAGATCTACGAGAAATACCACGAATCAGTTTATCTGTCCACTGGATGGAAAAACTACTGCCTTCCAATCTTCATGGTTATAGGATGTCAATAATGACTGACCACCCAGGTTTAAATCCACAAGCAGAAGCAATAGTACCTATCACTATCAATATTCCAGAGTCACTCGTGAAAGAGTTCCTTGGTTACATGTCAGATGGCGGTGGCGAATATGGATTCATGGAAGCAGTCGCTGACCATGAACTTGGATTCGGTGTAACATTCGATTACAGCTTTAAAAATCGCTTGATTGAAATCAAAAAGGTTTGTGACGACTAAGAATAAATACCTCTAAGAGGAATAAGGGAGCCTTTGTGCTCCCTTTTGTTGTTTTTGTTGTACATCCATCGCTCATTTGATATAATAGTCCTATCAACAATAGGAGGATATTATGAGTGCAGAAGTACACATTCGCAGAAGTAAAATTCGTCGTATGTTCGAACAACAGTTCAGGGTTTTGAATAGCAAAATCGAACAAGCCATGGAACGAACTGGATACGGTGCAAAGTTCCATATCAAATATTCATCTCACTTTCTTGATCGTGTTATCATGCGTGACATTGAAGAAAAATCAGTTCTTGATCTACTGTCTGCTTTTGGAAGTGATGTTATCTTTGAAGAGGTTATGGATTACCTTTTCCTTCCACCAGTACCAGATGACATGAAACTGGACCCAAACGTTCGCTATCGTGAACTGCGTTTAGAGATCACTAACGGCAAACTTTGGATCGGCCTAACTGCTGACAAAGTTCAGCACTCTCCAGATACTTATGGCCTCTGCTGCCGTATGGGTATTGTCAATGAAAAACGAATGGCTGGTAAAACATCGACACGATTAATCGACCTACGTAAGGACTAAAATGAAGAAGCTGCTTTTAGCTGCCCTTCTTTCAGCGTCTATGAGTGTTTCGGCTTCAAGCCTTGATAAGGTTAACTTCACGGACACTCAGTTCAATAACCTGCATTACGCATATGTATTCGGGGAACAATACACGCGAAAGGGCGAACTACGAAACGATCCTAACGAACGAGGCCTTGGTTACATCATGGCTGCTATCGCTTGGCAGGAATCATCTGCTGGTACAAACAGTACTGGTGGAAAGAACCATCATGCATATGGCATGTTCCAGAACTACTTACCTACTCTGAGAAATCGAGCCATTCACAAAGGCTTGAACATGAGTGATCGACAACTGATCAACCATGTGAGTAAGCGCGAGAATTCTGCAGCATGGGCATATGAAGAGCTCAACTACTGGTTGAACGTACACAAAGGCGATACGCGTAAGGCACTAGCCTCGTATAACGCTGGATGGAAGGTAAAGAATGGAATGCGATACGCTAATGACGTACTGTCAAAAGCGAACTACTTAAAAGCTAACGACTACTTTAAAAATCTGGAGTAATAAATGGTAAAACTCGTTCTCGGCACGATTCTTGGTCTGTCACTAGCCATGCCAGCTACTGCAAAGATCTATGATCCAGTAATGGAAGAGAATCTCAAAATTGCACGAATGTTCTGTGTCGAGAACTCTGATTGTGTGAATCTGCTCGCTCTGGAACTCGATGATGCCTACCGAAAGGGAAAGCGTCTACAAGCTTCAGATCGGCCGTGGAATGTGAATGTTAACAGACAAACAAAGGAATTGACGACCTTGTGCGATACTGCACCAAATAAGCAAGTCTGTAACGTCTATAGAATTAAACTGTTAGAGCGATTCATTGAAGGCCTTGATGGTCTGTAAGCAAATTCATGTGTGAAATTCACATCATGATAAAATCTATTGAGCGGCTGTTGTCGCTCAATATCGAGGAAATATGAAAGAAGAACTACTCGAACTCATTCAAGCATATGCTCAGGCTAAATCCATGAACGACTATTTCGAAGGAACATCGAAACCTGTTGACGAAGCCTTGAACATCATCTGGCAACAAATCGAATCACGTATCGAAGAACTGGTAGGTAACTGATGGCTCAACTTTATTTCCATTATGCGTCAATGAACGCCGGCAAGTCCACTCATTTATTGTCAGTAGCTCACAACTACAAAGAACGTGGAATGCAAACACTGATCATGAAACCAGAGGTTGACACCAGAGACTCAAAATCTGAAGTCGTATCTCGTATAGGATTAAGTGCACCTGCAGTACCTATCACTGAAGGAATGAACCTCGTAGAATACTTCCGTTATGCAATGTCGGTACAAGACATCCACTGTGTTCTGGTAGATGAAGCTCAATTCCTCAAATCAGAACACATCTACGAGCTATCTGAAATTGTAGACAAATTCAATTGTCCAGTTATCTGCTATGGTCTTCGTACTGATTTTCGTGGAGAACTGTTCGAAGGAGCCAAGGCTCTGTTCCAAGCTGCTGACAAACTCGTCGAAATGAAAGGTGTATGCCACTGTGGTCGTAAAGCTACAATGGTTGCACGTATCGACAAGGATGGTAATGCAGTAACTGATGGTCCTCAAGTCGAAATGGGTGGTGAAGATCGCTACGTTTCACTGTGTCGTAAACACTGGAAAGAAAAGGTGAACTTGTGATTTATTATGAAGGCGAAATTGGTGAAAATCCAATCAAACTGACCAGAAAGAAATTTGAAAAGATTTTCGGTATAACCTACCAAAAATTCTGTGAAGAAGAACACTGCAAAATTCAATTCAAGGATGGGTTCTGCGCTATCGACCCATTCATTCAAGACGTGCGTGGTCGAGAATATCCTCTCGTCGCGCTAAGCATCGATCAGTTGCGCTATAATGTACTTGCAGCAATAGACGATATTTGATTGTACATGTCACATGGATGTGATATAATGGATAAGTAGACATTAATTGAGGAATATATCATGGTAGCATACATCGCCTGGGATGAATTGGAAAAAATCTCCCGTGAAGGTTGCAAACTTGGTGATATGCAAGTCATCACTGCTGGCCCACATAATTCATTCCCTAAGAGCAACATCTTAGGTCTCACTGGTCGTTCTATTGGCAAACAAGTCTACTTCGACTACGAATATTCGAATGTGCCATCTCTTGCACACCTCTCACAAATCAATCCTTCACGATTCGCTCGTAAGGCCAAATTCACTGAAGCTGATGCTTTCATCGGCATCAAATCTCCAGTACAAGACATATCGTACAACGAAAAATTCCAATTAATCCTGAAAAAATGCCGGAGCCACAAATGAAGAACTATGGTACTGGACTGATCATCATTGGTTGTTTCATGATTCTGGTAAGTCAGGTTTCTCTCAAATTTGTGGAAAAAGAACCAGTCTCTGACGAACTGAGAATTTGCATCATCAAAGCTAACGAGACACAAAAGAACTATGTCTTCAAAGATGGTAAATGTTTCGTGGAGGCAGAATGAGCAAGTACCTGAATTTGATGCTGATCATTATCATGGTTGCTGTTCTAGCAGCTGGGTTCTACAGAGAGTACTCTGACTCTGAGAAAATGATTGACGCTATTATTGAGGTTTCAAAATGAGTGCAGAATTCTGGAGCATAGTTCGAATTGTCGTGATCACCGCTGCAATCATTCTTATTGCAGCTACAGCCATGCCAGACCATGGAAACAACGAATTAAAATGTCAACAACTTGCTCAGAAGCTTGAGTCTGAGCACCACTACGTTGATGGCAACTGCTTCATCAAAGGTTATGGCAAAATCAAGAGGTCAAATCTGTGAAAAGAGATCACCTTCGATTGATGAAAAACGTTATCTGTGTACGATGCTTGAAAGTCTATCATCTGCACTTTGAATTCATTTGGGTCAAAACAAAAGGCCTGAAGGAAAAAGAGCGAGCTTGTCCTCGCTGCGAATGTAAGGTGTACTACTCGTGATAACTGAAGAAATGCAGTTATCGTGGTGGAAAAAGAAGGTGCATCAGCGTAAAGTTGCATTGATGCTGAAATATGGTTCTGTTCCAACGAAAAAGGATAAGAAATGAAATTTCATCATAAGGCAGGTTTCCATTAAGGTACTTCAACTTAAGAGGAAATCAAATGTCAAGAACAATACGTCGTAAAGGCTGGACCTACTGGGAATCTACCGATCGTCGCATGGTAGGCAACAACCCACTCTTTGGCAACAAAGGCTGGATTATGAAGAGTGATTCTGTAAACGAAGCCTATCGTTACTGGATGGCAGGAGAGTCTCTCTACTACGAAAATGTTGCTGAAATCATCCATCGTGACATCAAGAAAAGTTGGCGCCGAGACGCTCACAAAAGTTACCTGACATACAACAAGTACGGTATCCGCTCAAAACAACGAGCAGGACTCAAGAAAGTCATGGAAGGTTTCGAATACCTGGTAGATGAGAAAGCGATCATGAAATCCGATCGTGGTATTGCAGAATGGGAATAAGTTGAAATAAATGTTGTACATCCATGGACGGATGTTGTATTATTACACTATCAACAAAACAACATCACTACACGGAGAAATAAAATGCCAATCGCAACTGTTGAAATTCAGACTTTTGATCTGGCTTACACTAAAGAAACTTTGGATAAAGCTGGCATCAAATACGTCGTTGAGACCTACTCAACTCATTGGATAATGACTCTGTGTTCTGAACGCTCTGTTATTGAAAACTGGATGAAAACCGAATACTGTGTTGGTATGGATGAAGAAACCGCAGCTGAATTCATGGCTGACATCGAAAACATCTGAGGAATACATCATGAAACATGTAACACTTGAAGACATCAAACCTGGTGCCGAGTTCTACGTAGTCTATTGTCCTAAAGGTCAAAACCCCTTCGTCGGAAAGAACACTGTTGTCATCAACAGCTTCCCAACGTACTGGTCGCCTGGTGCAAACGGGAACTATCCTGACAACGGCGATCACTCCTACGTGAATATCTCAACCCTGGTAGATGGTAAGTTGGAAACGTCTTGCGTGTCACTGCGTGATCGCCACATCATCCGCAATGATGTTGCTGCAAATATGTCCTACAACCTCACTCGATGGTTCCACACTCCTGCTGATGCAGACGCTTTCGCCGACAGCATTAAGAAAGGTGAACTCGATCATCCTGCTGACCAAGCGTTCTATGACAAGATGTCATACCTGTCCAGTCTAGTAGAATAAAAACAGATGGAGTCATGGACTCCATCTTTATAAATAGTACTGAGTATTCTTCACAAGAGGTGATTATGGAAATTCTGGAAGGTATTAAGTTACGCAATAAAACACGTGCAGAATTAGAAGTCCATCTGAAAGAGATACACCGTGAGTGTGCCGCTCGTTGGGTTGATCTCAAAGATGGTACGTTCAGTTCAGTGTCATACGCACAATACCAGAAGTTAAAGAAGTATCACGAGTTAGTGAAGAGTGTCTTGACGCACAAAGAACACACTGGCCAACGTTAGGAGGGACTATGTCCCTTATTCGAAAAACCGCACTAGCTTGCTCTGTTGGTTTGTTCTTGACTTTTTCTATGCCGATTTCTAACGCTGCAGAAGGGAATTTCAAGGACTATGCTGATGGAGCTATGTTAGTTTATAGCAAATTCAAGCAACCGTCCAAAACAGAGTCTGAGCAATTCTACAGTTACATAAAATCTCGATGGGAACGTGAGAACTGTGAATATTGCATCTTGCCTGGTAAAAAGGCTGCTGAAGAGTATGCTGTATTGAGAAGAGTAGAACTTGAACACGATGGAATTTAAACGATTTGTTGAAGCAACAATCCCAGGATCCAATATTGACAAGCTGATAGGCATATGTCTGATGAGTAGTGGTTTCATTCATTCGAAACACTTTGCTACGAAATCTTACGCACATCATAAAACCTACGACGACTTTTATAAAGAGATGCCTGAAAAGGTAGATCGTTTTGTCGAAACGTACCTGGGAACAAGAGAGTATAATGAGCAACTACCTAATGCTCTTCCAGAGAGCGCTGTAGAATTGCTCCAGACAATCATTCAATTGTCTGAGGGTGTATATGAGAAACTGTCTCATGCTGAGCAATCCTTGTTGGACGACATTGTTTCACTGTGTCGACAAACACTGTATCTGCTTAAACTTAACTGAAAGGAGCCTTCGGGCTCCTTTTGTGGTTTTGATGAAAATGCATTTATTTTCACAAAACTGTATACATCCAGTTGTAGATGTTGTACTATTACTCTATCAACTAATACACAAACTGGATAATTAAAGATGAACAAAGTTACTATCAAAACTGGAAAACTCTTCAACAAAGAAATCACTGGCACTTACCCACTCGTAAAAACTTGGTTCCCATCTGAAGCACCTAATGGACCCGGCGATGGTAAAGTAGTCATCATGAAGGATGGTAAAGAACGCGGAGTCTGGGTCTACAAAAATGATATCGAAATTTCTGGTGAAGCACCAGAAATCGAAATCATCGAAAATCCAAATCAAATGCGTGAACGAATTCAAAAACGCTTCAGCGTTATGGATTTAATGACTAAAGGGATAATTAACGGAAACATTCGCTCGATGATCATCTCTGGAGCTGCTGGTATCGGTAAAACATACAGCTTAGATAAAGAACTTCAAGCAGCACATGATAAAGAAATCATTGACTACAAAATGGTAAACGGTAAAATCTCTGGTATCGGACTTTACACTCGACTCTGGGAATCACGTGAAGCAAATTCGGTGCTGCTGATTGACGATGTGGATGTCTTCTCAGATATGGACATCCTCAACCTCCTCAAAGCAGCACTGGACAGCGGAGAAAAACGCAAAGTATGTTGGTCTACCGCTTCAAACTACCTCGATGAAATGGGAATTCCTAACGAGTTCGAATTCGAAGGTACGGTAGTCTTCATCACTAACGTGGATGTTGATAGAGAATTAGAACGTGGTTCTAAACTTGCACCTCATATCGGAGCTTTGGTATCTCGCTCAGTCTACTTGGATTTAGGAGTTCACACAAACGAAGAAATCATGGTTCGAGTTGAAGATGTCGTTATGAAAACCAAAATGCTGCAGAACAAAGGTCTTCACAATTCAGAAGTTATCGAAGTTGTTGAATGGATGCGTAAAAACGTAAATCGTCTTCGCAACGTATCACTGCGTACGGTACTTTATGTAGCAGATTTCGTAATGACTGACAAGAAAAACTGGAAAGAAATTGCAGAAGTTACCATGTTGAAATAAGAAATCCACTAAAACAAAAGGAGCCACGGCTCCTTTTGTGGTATGTGTTGTGCGACATCCTAAGCAGTAGATTGTAACAAAATTGCAGTTCCTCAGGATTGACCTCGCCCATAAATCTGAGCTGTTAATATAAACTATTGACTAATCTAATGACCTCGTGGCGGAACCAGAAAATAATTGCATAAAAAGTTGTACATCTCTATGTTGAAATGATAAGATATTTCTTTCAATGTATAGGAGAAATGAAATGAACGGTTGGGGACCAAGCGATGACGGGTTTGCGACCCGTCAAGCTACCATCGATGATGGAATCGCATTTGCACGACAAGCACTCATCACTGCCAAGACTCGTCCATCTAGGATGGAATGTGAGGATTGCGAAGAACCAATTCCTGAAGCTCGAAGAGCTGCTGTACCAGGTGTCAGGTTCTGTGTAGAGTGTCAGACATCACATGACAAAATCGTCCATGCGAGTTACAATCGGCGTGGTTCAAAGGATTCACAACTGCGTTAAAGTTGAAAATAATGTTGTACAACTCAATCTACATGTTGTACTATTACACTATCAACAAAACAACTAAACACGGAGAAATAAAATGGAAACAATCAATGTTCATCAGAACATCTTCGATATCACAATCGGTAAAGTTTTCACTATCTTCAAAGCTGAAGGTATGGAAACAATCTTAATGCATACTGCAGATATCAAAGACCCTCGCATCGGAGTACGAATCCTGCAGAAATCTGCACCTCAACTCAAAATGCGCGAATGCATTGATATTCTGAACAACTGCAACAAACTGATCAAAGGAGCAAAATGATGGCTAAGATTCAACTTGACATGGCTGGTGATGTTGTAGATAACGATATCGTATTCGATGATGATGTGAAACTTAGTGATTGCGTGGATAATTTAAAAATTACCATCATTAACCAACATGGACCTGGCGGCGGTTGGCCTATAGTTGAACTTGAAGGTGATCGTGAAGACATCATCAAATATCTCGACACTCATTATTGTGTTGACGGAGATGTGGACTTCTACGTTGATGAATTATTAGAAGATTAATTGTTTACAATGGCTATCATTGATGATATGATAGCCTTACTAAACCAAATTGAGGAATATATCATGGCTCGCATAAAACATTCATCTGAACTGCAAGTAGGCAAAATCGTCTATCACGTCTATGGTTGTGATCGTACAAACACTACACTCAACCCGGACAACATCACTAAGTTGATCATCCTCGGTAAGCCGAAAATGCATCTGCTCGGTACATGTGGTGGAAAGTTTGAAGGCTGGGAATCTCCTTTCATTGATGTGAAAGTGATTTACACCTCTGGGTACGGTGGTGGAGAGTACGACTCTGAATATTCGCTCCATGACATGGGTGTGATGGATCTCGGCAAAGAGAGTAAGGTCTACAACCTTAATCGAATCTTCCCATCTCGTGAAGAAGCGGAAGCATTCATTATTGAATTGCAGAACGACTCATTCAGCGACGTTGATGATGCCGAATACGCAAAAGCCAAACCAGCCGCTCAAGCCTTAGCTGATCGTGAAGAATTTCGTACTAGCATGATGGAATACGATTACGCCTATGAAGGTGACTTCGACCTTGGAGATGATGAATGAAACTGATCAATGAATTGCGCCAAATTCAACTGGATTTGGACCTTCCGCAGAACATTCAAGTGACGTACAATCAAAGCATCGATGAATTCTGCTTTGAACGTGAATGTGAAATGTTGTTCCTCTCAAGTGCTGAAATGCAAAATCCAAGCACTGAGGTAACTGATCAGTTCGATATCGAATTCGATATCAAAGAAGAACAAGCGATGGAAATCATCAAACTGGTATGGGAGTGGATTCACGCATGACGCACGATCTTAAAGTTGGTTATTGGATTGTCACTCGGGCATATGATCACACTCAAGTTGAAATTGTCACTCATGATTTGGTAGAAGGTCACGTACTGCTGGACATTACTCCAGCTATGCCAAAAATTAAAAACAATACTGAGCGTTATGTCAAGAAGAATCATTCTTGGACATATGCATCAACGATTTATCGATTCGATCCGTCGAAATCAGCTGACTGTGATTACATGGCTGATTTGCTTCGAGAAATCCACGTAAAAAACTCTGAGAACTTCTGATGAAAGATTCAATTCAGAAAACGTTTAAAGCTCCATATATCGGCATTTGGCCAATTGGTCAGGTACCAGAGCAAGAAATCACAGTCCAAATCTTAGATGATGGTGTAGTACTTTCTGGCCAGTGGCCAGACGAATTCATCGATATGGACCCATCCATTGCACGTGAAATCGCACAATACATTCTGGATAACGTACCATGCAAATCGAAATCTTGATGTCTAAAACGAAACTGACAAAGTCTATTGTCAAGCAAATGAATGCAGCTCGGCCCTGTGATATCGAATGGGCCTATGAAAACAAAGGCTCTGCTCTTGGATACGTAACCTTTTATCCTGGTTATGCCAAGATGTGCATTATCAAAGGTATTAGTGACTACTATCTCCTGCCAATCGTCAATACAGAGGTAACGGGTCCTCATCAAGGTAGCCAGATTAACAGTTCTGGGACGTACGAGACCGAATATCGAGTGACTGCAGAGCGATACCGGAGACCAGATGCCGTCTATGGATTCAGTACTCGTGAAGCAGCAGAGGAATTCAACAGCAAGTTGAAAACTCTGATGAATCTGTGTAAAGCCAACCACATCTACGCATAGGAAAACCATGGAAAAGGTAAAAGCAAATAACGCAACAATGAACATCCAGCGTTCGAGTCGTGAAGCTGTTGGTGGTTCATTCATTGAAATCCATGTCCCCGAGGCCGCTCGGGGAGTTTCATCCTTAGTTCTGACTTACCGTCAAGCTGAAGATCTTATCGCCGCCATTCGCAAGGAAATGAAATGAAAATCAAACGTGATTCTCGACTGTACCGATATTTGAGCTTTTTCCATAGCCCATATGACATGCCGAAAACTAATTGTCAAGTGTTCAGAACTCTCTTTATGTCCGGCTTTGTCTTGCCGGTATTTTTGCTTTTTGTGATGTTCTGGATTATTATTGCCATGCACGATTTTTCTATGACTATCCTTGGTATGGATAACTGGCTTGCATGGTTCCTTGTTCCTCAAACGACTATTTTCTCAGCGTTATCCTTGTATTGCGCAGCACAAGGATTCGAAAAAATCACTACTTGGATGCATGAACAACAGTTCAAACCTAAAAAGAAGAAAGAGAAACCTGGTCCGATGTGCAGCTTCGTCGAGTATGTTGATTAAACCAAGTTAAACGATAATTAAACGTAAATGGAAACCATCCTACGTAAAAAATTCCTCTGAATAAGTATAATATATAAGAGATTTGTCAAAGAGGTGACGTACGATGGTTCCATATTACGTGAAACGGAAGACTGTAGATGAACCAACGCCTGTTGAACATGGACAAGAGTTGGTTATTGTTGATTCGAATGCTGGTCATGAAGAACATTTTACATTGATTTCTGTTGCATATTCCTTGAAAATGGGATGTGGTTTTATTGTTGGTGGAAATGAATATGGTGCAGTCCTAATGAATGGACTCACCACTGATTATGCTGCTGTTCGTAATGGTGAAGAAATACAAAATCCGAACTGGGACAAAAGAGCTTTCATTATTGTTAATGGTCGTAGATATTGCTTGGCTATCCGAGCGTCTGATAAGCATCTTGTGATTGATTTGCCTGTGGTGGTTTCTAGAAAGCGACCAGTTCGTGTTGGTGATTATATTGTTGGTACTGATTATCGTGAATGGGTGGCTGAATGCATCACTTCTGATGGGAAGCTGATCATGAGAGCTGTTGATAAACATCCTCCATATACTGAAATTGTGACTGTGAATACTCCAGAACTGCAAAAGTATTTTGGAATTATGTATGAGTGAATGATGATTCTAGATTGTGATTTTAATTTTGGTCGTAAACTGACTGATGAAGATACGGTACAAATCGAAGGTCGTAATTACCGCTTCCGTTCTACCCAACGCCAAGTAGATTATGCTCCTCATAGAGCTGCCTTCTTCATTAGTCATGATGGTAAACATGAATATGTTGTGAAATTCAGAAATTCTGTGTACGAATATTCTTATCGCAGACGTAATAGTTTGCAATCCACCAGGATTGATAGAATTCCAGATATTGACCCTTACTGGGATTCTGTAACTGGCTGGAGATTGAAATGATTTTTGCATTGATTTTGTTTTTGATTGCGACTCCTTTCGGAGCTTCTTTGTGTGGCTGGCTATGGGCCAAAACCTATGGCAAGCCTGTCTCTAATGCGATTTTGACCATCGCCGTTTTCACTTGGCCCATCATGTTGGCCACTTACCTCATTGCACTGATTGCATTCCATGTTTTCAGTGTCTTCGTTCGATTATTCAATCGTTGGTCTAACTTCCTGAACACTAAACTTTAAGGGCTTCGGCCCTTTATTTTTCACAAAATGTTGTACATTACTCGATGGATGATGTACAATTATCTTATCTACAGGATAAGGAGTAATAGAATGGAACAAATTGAATTGTTCGTCGAGCGATCTCAGTTATTTCAGAAATTAATTGCTCGGCGATATGCAGAAAATTCATTTTTGGAAATGTGTGAAGGAAGATTATGGCGACACTGCCTTTCTCCGATTGCTCAAAGAACCTTAGCATTAGTGTCCAGTGATCGTGTATTGGCAGTCTATCAACATGAATTTGAAAAACAAGCGAGAAATTCGATATGAAACATATTTCAGAGAAGTTAGTTGCATTTGTCAATGCCAGGATTGTAGAGCATAATGCTAGTGACGCTCGGACTCTTCCGCTGCTGCAACTTATCGTTGATGTGTCGAATAGTAAAGCTCATCGTCACCACAAACCACGTAAAATGGCAGACGGTCCACTTATTCAAGATCTGAGCAGGGCTACAGGAGAAGCGTATCCATCTGAAAAATTCTTAGAAGCAGTCAAGCCTTATCGTGATGCGTTCCAAGACTTTATGGATGATATCAATTTCACTCAATACGCGACTTCAAAACAATTCTTGCAAATGCGTGAGTTATGTCGACAAGTACCGCTTCGTTCTGCAGTCGAACAAATCATTTTTATTCTTCGTCGAGTACGTTGGCCTCAAACAGCCCGAATCGAAAAAATCAGAAATATCGGTGCTGGGTGGGATTCGCGATACACAGATTATAACGGCAACTTTGTATCAACTCCGTTTGATGCGATTGTCCAATCCATGCGTCACGATTTCCCTGCTATCTGGAAAGATTTCCAGAATATGAAAGAGAATCGCACGACGAAAATCAACATCGAACATTTTAACCCGAATCCGACTGCTCCGTTCGATGTGCGTAGCCCAACATTTGGTACAATTGAACTTCGAACCAATTTGTATCCAAGCACTTGTGGCAAAATGCAAAGCCGCTATAAGGAAGACGCCAACAAACTGAAGGTCATGTTCATCAACAAAATGGTATCATTGCTGACCATGATGAATGGAGTGCAAAGTGTCACTCATCGTGAGCAAATACAGCCTCTGTCTCGTTCGTACCCGCCAGTGTCTCTGGTATTTGAGGTCAAAGCGCATCCAGTAAATATCGGTATACATCCTATCGAAGAACCTTCTGTCAAAGAACCTTTTGATCTGGATGAGAAGATCAAAAAGATCGAACACGATCGTGATGGTGCCAAGAAAATCTTGGACGAATTGCAAGCTCAATTACAATTCGTCCGTAACGAAGTCCATGCCGCGCAAGATACATATGATCAGCAGTGCGATCTGTTCCAACGAGCAGTTGCAGCCAAAACTCACTTACAAAAATACACCGATTTGATTAAGGAAATCCAATGACTTCTAAAGTAAACGTACGCAAATTCGGCATCCTGAAAATGAAAGAGATGTCCGATAATGCATGGTTGAACATCGCTGGTATTGACGTAAAATCTGATGCTGGCGTAAAACTGAAGAAACTAGAAGGTCAACTCATCAGTGATGTGGTTGTATTCGACGAATACGAAGATGATCAAAGGTTCTTGGAAACCTGGGCTGATGCTCGAGCCTTCGGAGCTTACTGTATTCCATTCTCATTCTTCGAAGTCGTAGCAGGCGAAGTCGAATGAGTTGGAAGGTCACCAAAAGTGGAAGAGTCTTCATGGATGGTGACCTTCCTTTGGTCCTTAATAAAGGAACCACATATCGTATAGCAAGGTCATGGATTACGTTCTATGGTGTTGATGATCCAATTCTCGTCAAAAAGATCATCTACATTTCAAATAAGTTTAAGCACCTTGAACGCCTAGACTCAGTTTTGGTATACGATTACATTACTGCACTACTTGCCTATCATGATTTCTCTTACAGCTTTGGCGGCTTCATCTGGAATTCCGTTATGCAAGCTGAACGGGAAATGTACGAATTCAACTGAGGGAACTATGATTACGATTTACGGCTTCAATCCTGAGCACTTTACCTGTGCACCATGCATTAATGCTAAACGATTCTGTGAAATGAAGAAAATTCCATATGAATTCATTTCAGTTTCGAGTGGTAGTAATGAAGGTCAGGTAGAGTTCGATGAAGAAGTCCTCAAACAACTCGCCGCTCGACTGGGTCGTCCAGATACCCGCGGTTTGTCGATGCCTCAAATCTTCGAAAAAACTGATGTTGATCATTATATCGGTGGATTCAGTGACTTACGGACCTACAAATGAAAGAATTAGTTGACATCCTTAAACTCATTACGGACGAATTCTATGAAAATGGTAAGGAACCAGGAGACTCTTGGGAACTGGTGGATGAGGACGATTGGACAGACGAGGGGAAATATCAGTACCGCTCCGATGTTTACTTTGTTCCTGAGCATGACGTGCATGTCTGTGTATCTTCAAGCCGCTCCGGTTCTTATTGGAGTGATTGGTACTATGGTGAATACTATTTTTCCCTTGTGACACCAGTAACAAAAGTCGTTACTACCGTTACATATCCTGCAATTGAAGGTGACTGGAACCAAAGGAGCGTACAAGGTGACTGAACAAAGACCTGCCCACATTGAGCGAGTTATGACTGAATTATCCGAACTGAATGGCAAAATTATTGCTTTGGATGCGTTCATCAACGGTAAAGTATTCATTCAACTGCACGAAATCGATCAACAGCTGCTTGAACAGCAACTTGCAGCAATGAGGTCCTATGCATTCATTTTGAAACAACGTCTGATGAGAGCATCATGATTTAAGCGGCGATAAATACATTCATCTAACTAGAGGTGAATGTATGCTGCTGACTGGAAAATTATACAAAGAAGAAAAACAAAAACTTTTCGACGAACAGAATGGAATATGCCCGATTTGTAAACGTCCTCTACTTGGTGATGTCCAACAACACCACCTTGATCACGACCATGCTTTGTCAGGTCCGAGTGCAGGTAAAGTCCGTGGGTTGCTCTGCAACCTCTGTAACGGCGCCGAAGGACAGATGAAGCACAAATTCAACCGTTCAGGTTTGAAAGGTCGAGATGTCGATTACATCAAGTGGTTGGAAGCGCTTCTTGAATACCTTAAGAAAGATCACTCTCAAAACAACTTACATCCTCAGTACGTAACAGATATAAGCAACCAATTTAGTCGTCAATCGAAAGATGATATGATTACCGAAATGAAACAACGTGGATTTGAAGTTGAATCTTGGAAAACCAAGGATGAGATTGTCAAGTCATTTAAAAAGCAATTCAAAAAATCATTGTGAGGAAAACATGACACCTGGAATTTCGTACATGAAACCTGGAATCTGGTATCGATTCAAGAGTCTTGACGATTATGATTCTTTCAGAAAGCGAGCTAGTATCAATGATGCGATCGCTCCTTTCCTGGCCGGCGGATTCAAAGTACTATCTGCGAAACGTAATGCAGGTCAATTCTGTGCTGGCATGCAAGCTGGAGTTACTGGAGTTCACTTGGTTAATGAAGAGGCCAGCCGCAATCTTGAGACACTTTTCCATGGTGCAGGCGTTGGAAACATTATGATTGCTCCTCCAGAATTCGTATTCTTTGAAGAGATTCCAGGTATGCCAGCAAAAATTGTCGATGAAAAACCAACAGTCGAAAACATGATCTGTGAATTAATGAGCAACGGTGTTAGTTTTAAACTAGGCGATAAGTTATTCCGGGCACCGGGTGAATTCATCGAAGCTATTCATCGTGAATATGGTAAACGAGACATCCAAGCTCAAATCGACGAAATGGTAAAACGCCATGCCAAAGAGTTGGCAGAACTAACGGAAAAATTGAAATGAAACTCTATCCAGGTAAATGCTACAAATTCAAAGATGCCGATGCTGAAGCAGATTTCAGAGACTACTGCGATCTGAACGTTAAGCTGGCGAATATTCTTCATGACGGATTCAAAGTCACTAAGCTTTGTAGCGGTGATGAAGATGTGCACGATGTTGAACTACTCGGCGTAAACCGAGAAAAAGATTATGAAACGCTACGTGCTCTTGTCGATGCTCGCTCCGGTGGTTGTATTCTAGAACATGATGAAATTGAGTTCTTCAAGGAATGTGACGAATATGAGCTAAAACCAGTCCGTGACTTGGCCAGTAAAATTACTGCTGCGCTAGAATATGGCGTAGAAATTCACGTATCCAAAGATCCTTCAATTGGTTATGTAAATATTACGAGTTTAGAGTCTTTCGTTTCTATACTCGATGATGCCACGTCGAAAAAAGATTACGAAGAAGCCAAGAAGAAATTCTTGGAAAAACAACAGAAAGAACTGGAAAAATTCGAGGCTAACTGGAAATGAAAAACGCAACTGGTTTTGAATCTGCATGGATTTTGACTTGGCAGGACTGGGAACAATGGGACGATGTATCTGCATTTTCCTTCTATGAATGCACATTGCGTAAAGACGCTTTCACTGAAGAAGAACTGAAAGCCATCAAATCAGCTGATGATGGCGCTGATCATCTGCCGAGCGTTCATATCTCATTGGACAAGAAAACTATTGAAGTTGTAGTGGATGATGCAGTTGTTATCACTAAGCCTTTCTTTATCGTTTCAGCTGAATACATCGAAGATGCTGAACGAACTGCTCGAATTCTTGAGCGGGTTGAACACGCATTACCGTCTGGTCTGGAAGGCTTTGAAGATTGATAAGAGTTTATGGACTTCCAAAACGCATAGAAAATTGCTATGCGTGTAAACGAACTCGTCAAGTACTCGATGCCCTCGGTATCGAGTACGAGTACCATGAAATCTACGAGATGTCTGGTGTAATCTCTTGGAAACCAGGAATGCGAGCAGTAATGCAAGAAGCAAGATCGGTTTATGGTCACTCTTCGGTACCTCTGGTTTATTCTGGAGACACTTACATAGGCAGTCTTCGTAAGCTCCTGGATCACCTGGAATCACTTGGGTACGATACAGATATCTAGCAATATAATTATATTGACCCTCTGAGAAATTCACAGGGTCAATCCTCGTTTTACTCCCTCCTAGCAAATTCTTTGCAAATAAAATCACAAAACTGTTTACATCCAAATCCATATGTTGTACTATTACTCCATCAACAACATAGAGGATTAAGAAAATGAGTGCATTCCTTGATTATCAGACCATCCGGTTCTTGAACAAGACAGATTATCTCGTAGATGTACAAGCTCCATGGATTCACGCTTTAATCGGCGATCACATGGAATTCATTATCGTCAAACGAGATGATCGTTGGAAAGAGCCAGTTATTTTCCTGATCGACGGTAAAATTGTAGATGTTGGAAATCGTGGTATGGTGGTCTTCACTGAAGACGATATCGATAATGGTTTCATTGAAGTTGTCGATAATCCTCTGAACGAAAAACTGGTTAAAGCCGCTGTTGCGGAAGAAGTCAAACTCGCTCATGAACAGCAGAAAGCAGCTGCTGACAAAATCAACTTCATGCTGGGACTGATCTAATGGAAAAAATTATCGTAGATGCTTGGTACAAAGTCCATCCTAAAATGAAAGAGGATGGCGAAATCAACCGAATGATCGCAGTGAAAGTGTTAGAAAAAGGTGGAATGTTCAGAGTCATTAAACTAGCTGATGGTTTCAACGACACTGATCCAGCAGTTGGCACAATTCTTTTGCAGGATGGAACTGTACTGGACTCCGACGATTTTGAAACTGATTTGAGCTGCATTTTCACTAATGCTGATCTTAACGACGGAAATATCATCTATAGTCACATGCACGATTTTGATCGTCCTTCAAATCAAAACGAAATTGTCAACCTCGAAAATCAGATCCTAGTTTTGACTGAACTGTTGGCTGAAAAGCAAAATCTGCTTATCAAAATGAAAGCAGGAGAAATCCAATGAAAAAGATCGAAAAAAATGTTTGGTACAAAGCTACAAGGAAATTGAGTGAAGGTGGACATCTAAGAATCAATCATGCTATCTGGTGCTATCTAGCTGAAAATGCTCCAGATATGGAATTTAAGGCCACTTCAATAAGTGATTATAATAGTGGTGGATTAAGAAAGGTACTGACTATACAAACTCGTGATGGTGTTAAGCATACTACGAAGAGAATCGCCAGCACAACATTCCATGAAATGACACATATTTTTAACGATCATGATGTAGAATGTGGGAATATCATCAAGGTTAAAGAGCCGAAAATGGAACCATCTATCCTAACAGATGCGCATGCAGAAGAACGATCCTTCTTGCTGCAGCAAGTCATAGCATTACGTACTGCTCTGGAAAAAACCGAAGAAAGATTGGCAAAACTGCCACAAGTATGATAGAATTAGTTCATGGGTTCTGACTGAGCCCATCTACGAATTTTATTAACGAGAGGAAAATACCATGACTCAAGCTATCAAAAACGTACTGAACTCCTTCGCATATGGCAAAGTTGTTGAACTCCAAGCTCAAGACAAGGTAATTGAACCTCATCACTTGGATGCCTGGGTAGATGAAATCCTGCCTCAGATCAAATCTGGTGGCTCTAACATCGGCAAAAACACTACTCGCGAACTGATGGTTCAATACATTTTGTCTGAATTTGATGTTGGAGCATTCGGTGTAGGTCCTATGAATCCAGACAAAAAAGAAATCTCTGATAAAGCTATTCGCAAATACAAGAAAATGCGCAAGCAAGGCTTTAAAGACATCAAGGTGGCATGATGATCGAAATTCCACAAACAGTCATTGTTTCTCGACGTTGTGATCATCCAGATAGAATTTCAGGAATTTACACAACATTTGAAGACTTGAATTGGAAACTGACTGATTTGAATATCGTTAGTCGTAAACTTAACATTGAATTTAGATTATATCCGGTTAGTGACTCGGCGGCGGATCTTCCGCCAGTAACTGAGATGTTCGAAGAAGGTATGACTCCAGAAGAATATATGGAGTACATCAATGACTGAATTCAAAAGCTCTCTTACAGAAGGTGATGTTGAAATTGGACAAATCTACGAACTCGTAGCGTTTCCTGGAATAAAGCATCGTAAAATCGGATTGACAACCACCATGGTTCTGAACGCTGATGGTTCTGATAATTCAGTCGATATCATCCACCCATTAGATAAGGTCATCCTCTGCATCGATGATCTGGTTAAAGGAAAACAATAATGGAAGTCCAAGTCTTTCCTACAGTTTCGTATATGTACAATCGCACCATTAAGGTGGTGCTGCGAGTTTCAGAACAACACGGCAGCAACATGTCTGATGAAGGCTATGCTGGCAGGTACTTTGAAATTCGAATCGAACGTAATGGTTTTTCGAAAGCGATTGTGAATGGTAAAATTGGACTTCAGCATCAAACTGAAGCCTATAACCAGCTATTCGATGCTGTGATGGCGATCGTCTCAGAAATTGTTGAATTTCCAGACAATCATCGAAGTGCTGTCCAGTGTTTTTGTGATAGAGTAGTCTTGGACATCCAAACACTTGCGAAAATTCTATGAAAGTTGAAGTTTTAAAAGCAATTCCGGCCTCTGGTAAAACAAAGGCCATTCTCGAAAATATCCAAGAAACTGGCCAGAGAGCGATCATCGCATCAATTTCTCGTCAGTTGTCTCGCCAGTCCTACGATTATTTCGAAACTCTTGGTGGCGAAGGTGTTATCATCGATGCAGATAATCGAAAAGGTAAGACGTCAGTAAATGAAGCGATAAAAGAATGCATCCAGACGAGTGACGTGTTATTCATCACTCATAAAGCATTATTGACCTTCAGTGATTTTGAACTCCTCAAAGGATTCCACCTTTATATCGACGAAGTTCCTGAGTTGGTCACTTTCGAAAAGTTCAGTTTCAGTCAAAATTTGGACCATATCCTCGAGATGTGTGAACCGATATCAGGAGAATTAGGAGTTTACGATAGTCTTTCTTTATTAGAGGACCATCGAGAACGAGTCACTGAATTAGCGAAAGAAGGTTACAATGGCAGAGATGATATTTGTGCTACCCTTTTACCGTTATATTCCTCGTTACTCCAGGGTATTCCTGTTAAATTGCAGTTGACTGAAAAAGGATCTAATTGTTATTTCATCACGGATGTGTCTGTACAATCCTGGAATGTATTTGAGTCAATTACGATAGCGTGTGCAAACCTTGAAGACACATTCACAGGAAAAATATTAAAGCATTTTAATGGTTGGGAATTCGTTGAATCACCACTCCAAAATAAACTGCTCTTCAATGAATATTCGAACTCGTCTCGTATTACGATTCACGTATTAATGGAACAATCTTGGTCTCGTCATGCTTCTGACCAAGAACGAGACGGTATCTCGAATTACAACAAGATGAAAAACATCATTGAAGGTCTTATTCATGGTCAGGATTTCATCTATACTCGAAATAGTTATAGAGCAAGATTCAGTGCAGGTCTAGAAGTTCCGTACAACCCGCATGGATTGAACTCGTATTCAAGTTACAAAAACGCAGCAGTTATGTTCAGTTTCAACCCAATGCCGTGGCAAGTTCCATTATTACGAGAGCTAGCGAGCTCCGCTGAACTTGAACCAGATGCATTGGTCGACGCATATATTGTGTCGAAATATCTAGAACCAGCTTTCCAGCTTTGTTCACGCTCCAATATCCGTATTTCTAAATCGAATGCGAAGGTGAACTTCTTTGTTCCAGATATGCGTTTAGCTGAATACATGAAAGAACTGTATTTTCCGAATGCTATCATTTCAACTGAGCATATGATAGCAGCTCCTGAACGTAAAACAGAACGTAACCGTAAATCGTTCCAGAAGATGTTCAGCATGACTAAACATGAGAAGTATCGTTACATGTACTTGCTTCGAAAAATGGGCAGAAAACTCGACCCGTTGAACGCAGCTGACGTAATGATTGTCCAGAAATGGATTACCGATCAGCGGAGCTGATCGTTTTTATTACTTAAGCCTTATATAGAATATCTAGCGGTTGTAATAAAAGTCCTGAGAGCGTAGCTCTCAGAATCTTGCTTTATTGACTAGTTCCTGTAAAAGTGTTATAATGGAACTCGGAGGTAGTTCATGACTGAAAAGAAAAACAATTACGTCAATAATCCTGGATTGTACAAGCGAATATGTGCTTGGAAACAGGAGTGTTATGCAAATCCTGATAAACGAATTCCTATCCCCGATTCTATCGGTTTAGATATAATTCGTATCAGCAAAGCGTTAGTCAAACGTTGGAATTTCTCCGGGTACACCCAAACCTGGAAACAAGAAATGGTAGACGATGGTATTATGGCTGCGATTGCTGGTTTGCATAACTTCGACGAAGTAAAATACAACAACCCACACACTTACATCACTACGGCTTGTTTCAACGCCTTTGTTCAGCGCATCAAGAAAGAGCGCCACGAACTGGCTGTTAAACAAAGCTACTTCATCAACAATGTGTATGATTCAAACCATGTTGACGATGAAATGCATAAAATTGCAGACGAAACTTTTATACAAGACATTCATAACAAATTGAATGACTACGAGCAGTCCAGAAAATCGTCAGGGTCTAAGAAGAAAAAAGACGATGATACTGGTCCTACTCAAGCAACATTGGAATCTTTTTATGAGGATGAAACTTAACCTCTCCGGACTTCTGGAAGAAATCGATCAAGGGCTTAATGGGCTACCTTCAATCCCGTATCTCATTAAGCTGTATTTGAAAGAAAAGTTAAACATTCCTGTTATCATTGACCCACTTAACCCATTCGATACTTCAATTGAAGTAGAGAGTGGTTCTATCACCCACAGCTACGAAATCGACGAAACTCGATTTGAACTGCACGTGGAATATCATCCTGAAGAGAGCCTTTTATGACTGAATTGCCCGTCGATCAAGAACCAACCATCGAAGAACAACAAATGTTTGAAGCTATCCGTGCCCGCGCCGAAGCCCAAGCAGCAGCTGAACTGAAAAAGAACGGTAAAGAAATTGATCGACTCAAGAAACTTGCTGAAGGTGCTGTACTCGAAAATAATTTCGAATCGTACAAATATGCCATTGAAAAATTGCGTACTTTCTACCACATGCAAAACAATGATACCTTGACTCTGGAACTGTGGAAATCCACTCGTAAACAGATCTGGGAAATCATTCAAGCAGGTCAGTACCAAGATCAAGTTGAAGTCAAATAACAAGGGCCTTCGGGCCCTTTAATGGAGAAACAATGATTATTCGTTGCAGATTGTCTCATCTGAAATTAGACACATATTTCACCACAGACGACGGTGAAGATTACGTTAAAATTCGAAAGGACAAGTTTATGCCTATTCCTCAGGTAGAACTGCCTCCTTCATTTGTCGGTCGCCCATTTACTCCAGCTTGGTACAGTTCTAAAGTTAAGGTGATTGCTGATTCAAGTCGAGTCCGTACTCGTTTCCAACGTTTCTTTGGGTTGAATAAATGAAAGTTCTATTTCTAGGTGACTTGCACTTCGGTGTAAAGGCCGACGATAAATGGATGCAGAACATCCAACGACAAGCTATTGTTGAAGCAATCAAATATTCGGTTGAAAACGACATCAAGGTCTGGGTTCAAGCCGGAGACTGGTTCGATACACGTAAGGCTATTACACATGCGTGTATGGAATTTTCTCGTGAAATTGTGGAAATGATTTCGAATGCTGGATTGTACGTCCATGTTCTGGTCGGAAACCACGATATGATGTACAAGAACACCATTCATCCGAATGCGGTGACAGAACTTCTGCACTCATGGGAATGTGTTAACGTGGTTGACACTCCTCAAACCATTCAAGTTGATGATGTATCTATTGATCTTATTCCGTGGATGTGCGAGAGCAACTCCAAGGAAATCCTGGATTATATCCGTACATCCTCTAGTGAATATTGTATGGGTCACTGGGAATTGAACGGATTCTATTTCTATAAAGGAATGAAGTCCCATGGGATAGAACCAGATTTCTTGAAGAAATACAAACAAGTCTGGTCAGGACACTTCCATACAATTTCCTCAGCAGGAAACGTAACTTATCTTGGAACTCCGTTCACAATCACTGCTGGTGATGAGAACGATCCACGAGGAATCTGGGAATTTGATGGTAAGACTGAAGTGCTTACCTTCTTAGAAAACCCGAAGATGTGGCACAAACGAATCACTTATCCGATTTCCGGCAAGATCGATTACGAACTGTATCGAGACTGCTCAGTGCGTATGGTTGTAACTGAAGTAGATGACAATCTGTCAAAAATTGAAGGTGAATTAGAAAAAGTCGTTCATGATTTGCGAGTTGTTCCGAAAATTGAATCCTCTGAAGCTGAAATTTCAGATGATGTATTGGAAACCAAAAACGTAATGACCATGATTGAGGAAGCTATCAATGCACTCGACTCCGATCAAGATGAAAAAGATTCACTCATCAAAATTGCAAAAGCTCTTTATGTAGAGGCCCAAAATGAGCAATGATATTCCACTCGATTCAGTAACCGACGTTGAGGAAGCAGTCTTGCTTGACACCTGCAGATTCGTTAAAATCAACGTTGGACGAGAGACTGTACAAGATGATCTTGGTATTGCTTATCAAGATTTTTGCTACGCAGTGAGTTACAATGGAAAAACGAAAAAATTTGATTTGACATTCAACTATTCGAAACTCCATTCGGATATCTGCGCATGGGTATTAAATGAAGACTCTAAAGTTCAATAAAGTCAAGTACAAAAACATTATGTCAGTGGGCCAAGAGCCCATTGAAGTACGTTTAGATGCTTGTCATAAAACCCTGATTACAGGTACGAACGGCACTGGTAAGTCCACTATGCTTGAAGCCCTATGCTTCGGTTTATTCGGCAAACCGTTTCGTGATTTGAAAAAACCGCAACTAATCAACAGCACCAACAAGAAAGGATTGCTCGTTGAAGTTGAAATGGAATATGACAAAAAGCAATTCAAGGTTATTCGTGGTCTGAAACCGAATATCTTCGAAGTCTATCGTGATGGTCAACGTATCGATGAAGATGCATCCATCAGAGATTTCCAAGAGACTTTTGAGCAGATGATCGGGATGAACCTGAATTCATTCAAACAAGTTGTCGTTCTAGGTACAGCTGGCTACACACCGTTCATGGCATTAAGCAAAGGTGATCGCCGTAGATTAGTAGAAGACCTTTTGAACGTATCGATTCTCGCAGATATGGATCGACTGAACAAATTCCAGTCCAGAGAGTTGACCCAACAAATCTCAGTCACTGATCTGAAATTAGAACACCTCAAAACCCAGATCGAAACCCAAGAGCAGTTCAAAAATAAGCAACAGCAAAAAGCAGGTGCTGACATTGATCGTTATCAGAAAATGTATGACGACTTTGTTGCTGAAGCTCGTGAACATAAAGCATCACTTGAAGACCTCGTTCAAAGTCTAACTGAGGTCACACTCGGTGAAGATCCATCTGAAGAATTGCAAAAACTTATTTCTGCATCTGAAAAAATTAATACTCGGGTTCAGGATTATAAAGCGGTCATTCATCGCCATGAAAAAGGAGGCACATGTCCTACATGTTTGCAACAAATCGGTGCAGATGAAAAAATAAAAGGAAAGATTGAAACTGCAATCCATGATTATGGTATAAAATCTTCTGACCTGAATGAAAAAATATCATCTCTGAATGAAATCATGACGTCTTTCAAGAAACAACGTCAAGAGCAAGTCCGTATAACGAGTGAGATCACTGCTAAAAAGCAAATCATCCAAGATACAGTGATGAAGGCAAAACGCATCAAGCTTGCAATTGAAGAGTTATCGAAAGACATCATTGACAACAGTTCAGAAATACTTTCCTTAACTAAAGATTACAATGATGAAGTAAAAAACAAATCAGCACTCGTCATTGAAAAATATCAACGTGGAATTATAACTGATTTGTTAAAAGATTCTGGAATTAAAGGTTCCATTATCAAGAAATACATCCCTTATTTCAATAAGCGGATCGCCCATTATCTCAAGATTATGGACGCAGATTATTCATTCACACTGGATGAAGAATTCAACGAAACCATCAAATCAAGAGGACGTGAAGACTTTACGTATAATTCTTTCAGTCAAGGCGAAAAAGCTCGAATCGACATCAGCTTGTTATTTACATGGCGGGATGTTGCATCTCAGGTATCAGGTGTTGAAATCTCTGCACTGTTTCTTGATGAAGTATTCGATGGTAGTTTTGATAACGAAGGTATAAAGAGAGTAGCACAAATACTCAACAGTTTCACTGACATGAATATTTTCGTTATTTCGCATAAGGACCATAACCCACAAGATTATGGCCAACACTTGCATCTGAAAAAACGTGGAAGATTCACGATAATTGACAATGCTGTATAATCAACACCTTCAATGCGCTCCAGAAATCAAGCAATATCTGCTTGTTAATAATCTGACAAAGGACGAGCGCCTTGTTACCATGGAGCAGTTAGAGGCTGCTTTTGAAGATCGACCTGATGAATTACAACGTGTGAAAACCAATCGTTCCGACGTATGGTTCCTTGAAGACTATTTCTATGAGTGAGAAAATGATGACTATTACCGTTAAAGACCTGCGTTGCACTGCTACCCGTGAACAAGCTGACAATGTTCTGCGTAAATCATGGGTACTTCAAATGCCAGAAGACAAGAAAGAATTTCTTGCTCGACTGCCACAAGAAACTCGATTTGAGTTCTATGAGTCCATGGACGAATCTGTGCGTCAACTGCATATTGAAAAGATGCGTCAATATAAAGCAGATCTTGCATCTCAAGGCATCGTACCAATTCTGAATCCACGTGATGGTGTTGAAACTCTGCCTAAAGAATACCAACGCGATACTGACGAAGTTCTGATCGAAGCTGCTGCTGAAATTGTTGCAACCTTGGACGTTACTGCACCCAAGTAATACAATTAACTGTGATCATCAATAGGAAATGTAATGAAACTGTCTAAAGAAACACTAGCTATTTTGAAAATCTTCTCTGGTATCAACAGTTCAATTGTACTGAAACCAGGTTCGTTTATTATGACCAAGACTGTCAATAACGTTGTATTCGCTGAAGCAACCATCGATGATGTAATCGATGAAGAACTAGCAATCTACGAATTGTCAAGTTTCTTGAACTTGGTATCACTGGTTGGTGAAGATGCTGAATTGACTCTTGATGGTGAAGATATCGTCATCTCTGCTGGTAAAACTAGAGTGTTCTATCGTGCAGCAAACGCATCCACAATCGTGACTCCTAAAAATCGATTGACTATGCCAGTAGCGAATGTCATCTTTGAATTGTCTGCGGATCAAATGCAACAGATTCTGCGTACATCTCGTGCTCAAAACGGTGATGTTTTATCGATTGCATCTGAAGATAACAAGATTGTTATTCGTGGATACAACCGTACCATCGATAAAGATTGTTTGCGACCACTGTTCGCAGTTGAAACAGCAGATTGGGACGGCCCAGATTTCGATTTTCGTTTGAATATGGCAAATATGCACATGAAAGAAGCTGACTTCAAAGTTATGATCAGTTCTAAAGGTGCTGTTAAATTCGAAGGTGATAAAATTAGCTATGTAGTAGCAACTGAAGCAACTTCTAAACATAGTTTCTAATGGCTCTACGGAGCCTTTGATTTGAAGAGGATATTATGACTTTATCAGTAAATGAACAAGAATTCGCATTCGAACAAAAATATCGTCCACGTACATTGGATGAGATGGTACTTCCTGCAGCTGACAAGAAGATTTTTAAGACCATCGCAAAGAGTAAGAAAATCCCTCATTTAATCCTCGAATCCGCATCACCAGGTACAGGTAAAACTACCTTAGCTGAAACTCTGTGTTTAGAAGCAGACAACGAATACATGATGGTCAACGGTTCAAACTGCACGTTGAACTTCCTTCGTGGCCCAATCGCAGAATTTGCGAGCGCTGGTTCATTAGGTGGACGACACAAAGTTGTCATCATCGATGAATTTGACCGTGGTTCATTGACTGAATCACAGAAACACTTGCGTTCGATGATGGAAGCATATTCGTTTAACTGTTCGTTCGTAATCACCTGTAACGACATCTCGAAAATCATTGATCCATTGAAATCTCGTTGTCGAGTAGTCAAATTCGGTAAAGCATCTGAAGAAGAAAAAGTAACGATGATGAAGGAAATGATTCGTCGTTGTGCTGAGATCTGCAAAACAGAAAACCTCGTAGTTGAGGACATGACTGTATTAGCAGCACTTGTCAAGAAGAACTTCCCAGATTTTCGTAAAACAGTTGGTGAACTGGACTGGTACTCCAAACATGGTAAAATTGATGCTGGTATTCTGTCAATCGTAACTCAGAAAACCACAATCGACACTGTAATCGAAGCAATCAAAGAAAAGAAAGTCAAAGAACTTCGCAATCTAGCACCTCAATATGCTGGCAACTATTCGGATTTCATCCAATCGTTGACTAGTTCATTGTATGGAATGTTGGATTCATCTTCAATTGTTCGTATGTACCAGATCGTTGGTGAATCGAACCAGTACTACGGTATGGCTGCGAACGCAGAAATCCACATCTTCTACATGTTGTTACAGTTAACCATGGAGTTGACCTGGAAATGAGTCTAGCGAGTCTGATGGGTGAAGAAGAGGTCGAGCTCAATCCCCATGAGCTCGCATGGATGCAAAAAGATTATGATGCAATCCAGAAATTAGTTGACGAAGAGTTCAAACCTCAATCCAAAGGTAATGAACTCTTTGAAACACTAGACCGAATCACACAGACCAAAGAGCACAAGACTCTTAATATTGATTCGGATTACAGCAAAAACTGGATCGATTTGGCGTTGAGTCAACATGCTGATTGTATGGATTCAGTTTATGTTATGAACTTGATCGGTGCAGGAATGTCTGATCAAATGCATTTGAATTATTATTTGGCAACTATTCGCCAAGGGAAACGGTACGGTAAGTGGGCAAAACTCCATGAAGACTTGGAAGACAAGTGCATGGCTAAGCTGTTCGCTGACAGATGGAATTTGAGTATTGCAGGTGGTTACGATTATCTTGGTTTATTCCGTCAAAAAGGAAATCTTGAAAAAGTACTGCACAGCTTGAAATTCATGGCGAACGAATCCTTTGTCAAAACTGTGACCGCCAACAAGGCTGATCAGAAGAAATTGACCAAATTCATTGAAAAGTGGTAATGATATGTTACAGATCGAATTAATCAAGAAAGATGACTTTTTGAAAATCCGCGAGACTCTGACTCGTATGGGTATTGCAAATAACAAGACCAAGACTCTTTATCAGTCTTGTCATATTCTGCAAAAACAAGGACTGTATTATGTCGTGCACTTCAAGGAACTCTTGAAGTTGGATGGTCGACCAGTTGAAATCACAGATGAAGATTTCCAACGGAGAGACTCTATCGCTCAACTGCTTGAACAATGGAATCTGTGCCGAATTGTTCATAAAGCTGGTGAAAAAATAAACGAACAAGTCAACAACTTCCGCGTGATCAGTCACAAACAAAAAGATCAATGGAACCTTGTGCACAAGTACAAGATTGGAAATTAAATGCCAATGGGAGCCTGTGTGCTCCCATTTGTTATAATTATTTGGAGAATCAACCGTGTCCGAGCAACCTGGACGTTAAACTACTGAGGAAACAAATGGAATACTTCTTGTCTGTCGAGCAGTTAGGTGATACTATCCATGAACGTTACATCGACGAAAATGGTAAAGAAAGAACTCGTGAAATTCGATATCAACCAACATTGTTCCACCATGTTATGCCAGGTCAGGTAACACCGTACAAAGACATTTATGGCAAATATTGTCAGTCCAAGAATTTCGCATCAATTAAAGAAGCCAAAGAATGGCGTCGCACGATGAATGACACTGGGCTTGAAGTTCTTGGTATGGACGATTTCAAACTTGCTTATATTTCAGACACATACGGCTCGAATATTGTTTATGACCGCCGTCTTATCCGCGTAGCAAATATGGACATTGAGGTAACAGCACCTGAATTTCCAAATCCATTTGAAGCAAAATATGAAATCGATGCCATCACTCACTACGATTCAATTGACGACAAGTTTTACGTATTTGATTTGATTCATTCAGGTCAAGGAACGGTCGATGAATGGTGCATCCGCAAAGCAGCGAAAGCAGAAACCGAAGGCGGCGATGAAGTTCCACAAGAATTGTTGGACAAAGTCGTTTATATGCCGTTCGATTCTGAAAAAGAATTGTTGCTGAACTATGTTCAGTTATGGCATGAAAAACCACCAGTCATCTTCACTGGTTGGAACGTTGAAGGCTTTGATATTCCATATATCGTTCGTCGTATCGAAACTGTATGTGGCAAGTCAGTAGTCAATCGAATGTCACCACTTGGTAAAATCAACTCGAAAATAATTACGAACTTGTATGGTGAAAAGATCGTTTATGATATTCTTGGTGTATCGATTCTCGATTACATGCAGCTGTATGAAAAATTCAGTTTCACAACCTTAGCATCAATGCGTTTGGACTATGTAGCTGAACATGAACTTGGTGTTGGTAAGTTGGAATATGACGGTCCGATTGGTAAGTTGCGTGCAGCAAACCACCAGCGATACATTTCGTATAACATCATTGACGTTGCTCGTGTACAACAAATTGATGATCGTCGTCAGTTCATTGAACTAGCACTTTCTCTGGCGTATTATGCTCGTATTCCATTCAAAGCAGTATTCAGTCCAATCAAAACATGGGATGCGATTATCTTCAACAGTTTGAAGGAACAGAAACGAGTCATTCCTGAGGGTAAGCAACACGTTAAGCAACAATATTCAGGTGCATTTGTAAAAGAACCAAAACCTGGTGCGTATCGTTGGATTATCTCTGCTGACTTAACGTCTCTGTATCCATCGATAATTCGTCAAGTTGGTATTTCGCCAGAAACGATTGTTGGTTCATTCCCGTTAGCTCCAATGGAAGACTATATTGCAGGTACAGCACCTCGACCAAGTGATGTGTACAGTTGCTCTCCAAACGGATGGATGTACGACAAATCAATTGATGGTGTAATCCCAGTTGAAATCACCAAGGTGTTCTTGCAACGTAAAGGTCAGAAAAAGATCATGTTGACGTGTGATCGAAATGCAGAACTCGTAAAAGAAGCAATGCATGACATTCGTGGCAATCTTGATGAAATCGATGTGGATGTGAACACTGATTTCCCAGAAGAAGTTAAATCTAAACTGCATGAACTGTCGAAAACCGCACTGGTTGCGTTGCTTGATAAGTGTGAACGTGGTTCTATGGCAGCCGATACTGCTCAACAAAACCGTAAGATTTTGATCAACAGTCTTTATGGTGCATTGGGCAACATTCACTTCCGTTATTATGATTTGCGTAACGCATCAGCTATCACATTGTTTGGTCAACTTGCTCTGCAATGGATTGAACGAAATGTGAATGAATATATGAACAAGGTTTGTGGAACAACGAATGAAACCTTCGTAATGTATGGTGATACTGACTCCATCTACATCCATATGGACAAGCTCGTCGAACGAGTCGGTGGCGAAGGTAAATTCCGTGACACTACTCAAATTGTGGACTTCTTTGATAAGTTCGCAAAAGAAAAACTTGAACCTGCAATTGATAAAGCATTCCGTGAACTGTGTGTCTACATGAACAACAAAGAGCACTTGATGTTCATGGACCGTGAAGTTATTGCTGGACCACCACTCGGTTCTGACGGAATCGGTGGATTCTGGACAGCTAAGAAACGTTATGCATTGAACGTGTGGGACAACGAAGGAACTCGATATGCTGATCCAAAACTGAAAATCATGGGTCTCGAAACTCAACGTTCAAGTACACCTCAAGCAGTACGTAAGGCATTGAAAGAGTGCATTCGTCGTATGTTGCAGGAAGGTGAAAGTTCATTACAGGCATATTATCAAGAGTTCGAACGTAAATTCCCAGAGTTGCCGTACATTGATATTGCATCCGTGTCTAGCGCGAACAACATCGCTAAGTACAGTGATTCAATGGGTTATCCAATCAAAGGTTGTCCTAAGCACATCAAAGGAGTTTTGGCATACAACCGATTCGTTAATAACTACGAAGGTATCGACCAAATCCGCGAAGGTGAAAAGGTCATGATGTTACCATTGATGGACCGTAACCCGTTGATGGAAGCATCCATCTCATGGCCATCAGGGTTGAAGATGCCGAAAGAGTTGGAAGAAGCATTGATTCCGTACATCGACTTCTATACTCTGTTCAAGAAAACTTTCCAATCTCCGTTGGATTCCATCACCGAGTTTGCTCCACTCGACTACGAGAAGAAAGCATCGTTGACAGATCTTTTTGACATCTAGTTGAAAATTGTTGTTTACATATCACAAGGATGTGATATTATAGCCTTATCAAAAACGAAACAACTATGGAGCATCAAAATGAACATGTACGAACTGTTAGTAGGTCAATACGAACCAAAGAAAATGACTGCCTCTGAACGTAAAGACAAACTCACTACTCGTTCTACTGTCAAAATCGGCATCGGCAAACCTGGTCAGAAGTCCAGTAAAGCAGATTCCAACTACTCAAATCGCTCATTCAAATGGTGATACGATGAAACGTAAACTGCAATCTTTGACTCTGGCTCTGATTATAGCAACACCAGCAGCTTTTGCCTCAACATTTTCTTGCCAAATCACTGACAAGAACAATGGCGAAAGTTCGATCGCAACTGTCAAAGAATACGACTCTGGCTTCAGCATCAAAATTTTTGGATCAGGTGTAGAATTCGAAACTGAATCGTACATGAACACCAAAACTCTTGATAACGGTGCCGTTATCAATCAAAGTTATCCTACTATGATTCCTATGGAAGTCAATGGACAACTGCGTAAAGTGATGGTCACTATGCAACGAGCGTATTTCGTTCAATCACCTGGTCAATCAGTCTTTACCATCATGGCAGATGACAGACTTTGGCTATACACACATAACTGCTCCAAAATGGAAAATGTATGAAAAAATATTCTGAAGAGAAAGTGCTTTATTTCGCTTCAAAATCGAATGGGTTCAATGTCGATATCAATGAACCTGCTCATACAGACATAACTCGAATTGTTACCGAGTGTTTGAGAAAGAACTACCTAGTAGAGGCTGCGTCAGATGATTCAGACATCTACTACATCACTACTCCAGCCGGCAAGAAACGGCTCGAGCAGTACCAAGCAGAATACCAACTGAACAAATTATCGAGAGGATAAGATCATGAAACGTTTAGCAGTCTTAGCAGTAGCAGTCTCCATGTTGACTGGTTGTGCGACCTTAGAACGACTAGAGAAAGAGTTCTCATCTGCAGAAATGAGCACCCCAGTATACAGCCAAGCAGACACAAATCGTAATTTGCGAGTTGCGCCTGGAGTCGGTATCGCATACGTTCGTGAAAACAAACAAGTCAATTCAGGGCGCTATGCTGAAGCTGAAAAGTACGCCCAGGAACAACGTCGTCAATGGGATGAAGCTATGGCTGCTGATAAAGCGCGTCATGAAAACCGTGAAGTCAAATCAACACCTGAAGAAGCATGTGTTGCTGCAGCTGAAATTGGTGAAATGCAAGTCATCTCTCGTGCAATGAATACTGGTGACTTCTCTCTCGCTCGAAAATACAATAAAGAAAATGTTTATAACAATTGCATGGAGAAACTGAAAAAATGATCGAAGGTCTGGTAGGATTAGCTTTTGCATTCGTAGTGTACATGTTGCCGTGGATTGTTGCGCTGGCACGCAAACATAAGCAAACCACAGCGATTTTCGTTGGTAGTCTGTTCACCAACTGGACAGGTATCGGCTGGGTTATCATGTTGATTTGGTCAGTAATGAAATGAATGCCCAACAAAGATTGAAAGAAACAAGAGCCGCAATTGCGGCTCTTCAGGCGTTAGAAACATCACTCGTCCTTGAAATTGAAGGTACAAAGCGCCATTTCAAGGGTTCCTATCCTAAAAACATCGATGAACAAATCGCTGCATCTCGCATGTATGTAAGCAATGTTGTTGAGCGCGTCCAAGAGGTGTTATAATGCCTACAGTAAACAACTTCTTTAGTCACATCAATTCCATCAAACACTCCAAGGATATTATGACAACTCCATATGACACTATTAAGTCCATAGATTATCGCAGGATTGTTCCACCAACTGTTGGCACCTGTGGTCAGAGCCCAGAAGAACGCGAATCCGTAAAAGTTCTACGTGAATGTATCGAACTACAGAATGCCAAAGGTTCTGATTATCAGAGCAAAGCATCTTCTGTTCGTCAAGCAGACTATTATGTCAATGGCGTACAAACCATCCATGACATCATGCATGCCAAGATGCTGCGCATGAAATCTGTGATGGACAAAATCCAAGCTGGTGAAAGTACCAACTTCGAATCTCTGGAAGATTCTGCCAAGGATTTAATCAACTACGCATCATTCTTTGTTGCATATTCTCGTGGCAAAATCGATGGTCAAAATCCAGAAAAGAACATTTTCAACAAGTAAGAGGTAGAAATGCATTTCAGTATCGAAGATATTCGTGATTCGCTGATGACAAAATTCCTGGAACAAGATTTTGTCACAGATAAAACTGGCGTTAAAACTGTTGAAATGTTGGGTGTATCATTCATCGCAGATGAAGATGTCATCTTTGGTAAACCAAATCTCGAATATGTTGAACGTGAATTAGAATGGTACAAATCCAAATCTCTGTTTGTTAAAGACATTCCTGGTAAGGTTCCTGCAATCTGGCAAGCAATCGCATCCACTAAAGGTGAAATTAACTCTAACTATGGCTGGGCAATCTGGTCTCGCGATAATGGATTCCAGTTTGAACGAGTTCTCGAGGAACTTGCTCGCAATCCAGATTCTCGTCGAGCTCAGATGATCTACACCCGCCCAAGTATGCATGATGATTACAAACGCGATGGCATGAGTGATTTTATGTGCACATCCAACGCCCAGTACTTCATCCGTCGTGGTAAGCTTCATGTTTCAGTCTATATGCGCTCAAACGATGCATTTTTCGGATATCGTAATGATTTTCATTGGCAGAAATATGTATTGAATGAATTAGTCAATGAACTTCGTAAGAAAGGTGTAGACATTATTCCAGGTGAAATCTACTGGAATGTTGGGTCACTCCATTTGTACGAGAAACATTTCTATTTCTTGGACTATTATGCTGACACTGGTGAATATTCAGCAACTAAGAAAGAAATTGACGAATATTACAGAATCAAATCAGAAAATAAATAACCTTGTCGGGAGCTTCGGCTCCCTTTTTCACGTGAGGTGTATATGTCAGTATTAATCGTTCCGAACTACACTCAAGGTTATGACCCAGCTACAGGAGAGTGGTCGATCATTAATGATCATGATTTTCAACTCCATCTGATGCGCTCTCAACCTGGCGATTTCATTGTAGTACCAAAAGGTATTAATTGGGATGAAATGAGATTCATCGAGCAACTTCCATGGTCAAGTGCACGTCATCTTGTTCACATCCAATATGACCCAGACCCAGTGCAAAACGTGAAGTTCTTCTGGCGCCGACAAATTGCTCTGAATGGATTCGCACAGGTCAACAACCTGACTGCAATCGTAAACTCCGTACCTGGTTATCGAGGTGATCTGCCTCTGATCTGTGTTTACAACTACCTTAAAAATGATGCCAACCCGACATTCGAAGACCAATTCTTTGAAACCAAGATGGCAGATTTCCGGAAGTGTCGTAAAGGACTTCTTTTGACTCAACAGTCCAAGGATGTGGTTATTGCATATGACCCAGAGCTTCTCAGTAAGGTAAAGCTCAATCAGCGATGCATCGATCCTGTGAAATGGAATCACTTCCAGAGCAAGGGTAAGACCTTTGTTCGTGATAAACAGTGGTATCTGTTCCCTATCAACACTAGTTCAGATACAGATTATGAGCAGACTTCTGCTACTGGGTTGCAATATGTTTGGTGGTGCGCTAACCGCACAAATCGTAGATCTCCTGCAAGAAACTGCTATTTCTACGGCAAAGAATTGTCCTTGTTTGAGCATTACGGATTGTTCTTGCATGAGAATCTCAATGTTTTGATCAACATTGACATAAGAGATACGTACGATCTTGGGTGGGCAGAGATTTTCTATGCTGGAATGAACATCACCACCAACAAGCCATATCTTGATCAAACCAGACCTACCTTCATCGAAGTTGATGGTACAGAATACTCGCTATAAATCCTACGTTGTATAATCTACCTAATCCAAACAACAAACAGGTAGAGAAATGCAACACATTCAATTTGTAATCCCTTCCTATCAGCGGCCAGATAATGTTCTGGCCCTGACAATGTTCCCTGAAGGTTATTTCCCGCACATCATTGTTCGTCCAGAAGAAAAAGAAGCATACGAAAAATCATGCGGACACTTGGCAAAAATCATCCCAGTTGAAGGTCTGACCGGTATCGCCGATACTCGTCGTGCTATCACTGAACTGTACAAAGGTCAACGTATATGGATGCTGGACGATGACACCTACATCACCACAACTTTCATTCGTGATCGTGACAATCGACGCGTATCTCACCAGCGTAAAATGACTCATGCCGAGTTCGATCAGTTCCTGATGGAAATCAACGCATGGATGGATATGGGTTACACTCATGGCCATAGTCAGTATCCAGTCTTTATGATGCCAGGCGCGGTTGCTCCATTCAAAGAAAACAGCTATGGTTTCACCAACACCTTCTATGATTTGACTGTCCTTGATGCAGAACAAATAGGTTATGGTATTGTTGATCTGTGTGAAGATGCATACTCGTACCTGCGTCTAATTACCTCTGGCTACCATCACCTAGCCGTCCAAAAGTATATTGCCATCACTGGTAAAGCTGGTGCCGCCGGTGGTTGTTCCTCTATTCGTGACAATGCTCGTCATAACGCAGCACTAGAACGAATTGTTAAGGATTTTCCGAACAACGCCAAGTTCTATGAAAAGAAACTTAAGAGTGGCGAATACCAAAATCTGTTCGGTGGTACTGAACATACTAAACGTATTCGTATTAATTCTGGTTCTCGTAAGAAATCTCCTCAATGGGAAAAACTGCAAGAGTTTGAAGCACAATTCCCTATTGAACGCCAGCCGTGATATAATTGATACGAAATCAAAACAAAGGAAATAAAATGAAAATTGCACTGCTGAACCTCGCCAACAACGTGACTGGATACAAAACTACTCCGTCTGGCGAAACTCTGTATATGGCATCTGCTCTTCGTGATATGGGTTATGAAGTAGACGTTATTTCCAACAAACCTTCTGATGATGTCGTATCATTCGAACAGGTGAGCGACATCAACTCGTACGACCATCTGCTGGTCATCGGCGGAGCCATCAACTTCTTTGGTGGTAAAGAATCTCCAACGATCATCAACAACTACAAACTGATGGCACAGTACAAAGGTACAATCAACTATCTGTTGACTGACATTCGACTGACCTTCAACCAACTCTGGCCAGCTATCGAACACCGTGGTTGGGGTTACGAAAAGGACGAAGTCTGGATTTCATCTCCTGTGAACATCATCTCTCAGGGTTATGATCTCGAAACCATCCGTAAGGTGCACAGCAAGGTGCAAGCTGCCATCACCTATCGTTACTTCCCGCTGGAACGATACAAGATCTACGGTGCCGATTTCAAAATCTCTGAACCAGCTGAAAAGACATCTGATCTGATCTATGGTGGTTCCTTCCGTGGTGGTGCACGTGAAGAGAAAATGGTCAATTTCCTGTTCGACCATACCACTTTGTCGGTTGAATTCTATGGCAATGCCAAAGCAGCCCAGTTCAAGAACAAAAAATTCCCATGGACTGAAGCTCCTCGATTCACCGGCAAGATTCCAATGTCAGATGTTCAAGCCAAGAACGATTCTGGTTTGACCACTCTGGTCATCGGCGACAAACTGTATAACGACAACTTCATCACTTTGCGTGTTTGGGAGACTATGTCTTCTGATGCGATCATGCTGATTGACGAAGAGTTCGACTCAAACCATCTGATAATCAGCGACAGCCGATTCTACTTCCGTACAAAAGACGAGCTAGTAGAAAAGATCGAAGCAATCAAAGCTGATCCAACTCTTCGCTGGGCACTCAAAACTAATCAACATAAACGACTGAAAGAAGTCATCGCTGATAAGGCTGAGTGGCAGAAAGCCTTCATTGCAGCAATTGCTTAAGCCATCTTGATATAAAATGACCCTTGTAATGAGGGTCTTTCATCCATCTTGTGAGGAGAATATTATTGATCATTAGGAAATCATATGTCGTTAAAAGATCGTTTGATCAAAGCTTCTACCAACAAAAACACCAAGTCTCTGGATAAATCTCATCTATTCAACGACAAATCTGTTTCTCGCACCAAGATTCCAATGCTGAATATCGCATTATCTGGTGATATTGTTGGTGGTCTCCAATCTGGTTTGACTGTCCTGGCTGGTCCTTCTAAGCACTTCAAATCCAACATGGGTTTGACACTTGTAGCTGCTTATATGCGAAATCATCCTGATGCAATCTGCTTGTTCTACGACAGCGAATTCGGTATAACTCCAGCGTATCTGAAATCCATGGGTGTAGACCCAGAGCGTGTAGTTCACACTCCGATTATGAACGTTGAAGAACTGAAACTGGATATGATCAACCAGCTTCATGCAATCGAACGTGGCGAACATGTCATTGTGTTTATCGATTCCATCGGTAACACTGCTTCCAAGAAGGAAGTTGAAGATGCTCTGAACGAAAAATCAGTTGCAGACATGACTCGTGCGAAACAGCTGAAATCTCTGTTCCGTATGGCAACTCCGTACTTCACTACGAAGGACATCCCATGTGTTGCAATTAACCACACAATCGAAACGATGGAAATGTTCAGTAAGACTGTGATGACTGGCGGTACTGGTATCATGTACTCTGCTGATACAGTGTTTATCATTGGTCGTCGTCAGATCAAAGATGGTACTGAGCTTGAAGGTTATCAGTTCGTACTGAACGCAGAAAAATCTCGTACAGTTAAAGAGAAGTCCAAATTCTTCATCGACGTTACTTTCAAAGGTGGTATTGACCCATTCTCTGGTTTGTTGGATGTAGCCATGGAACTCGGTTTCGTTGTTAAGCCTAAGAATGGTTGGTTTGCCAAATCCTATCTGGACGAGGAAACTGGCGAGATGGTAACCGAAGAGAAGAACTGGCGTGCAAATGCTACTCGTTCACTCGAATTCTGGGGTGATATGATCAAGCATGAACCATTCCGTGAAGCTATTCGCATGAAATACAAACTCGGTGCCATGGTAACAGATGGTGTTGTTGATTCTGAAGTTGATGATCTGTTAGCAGAAGCAATTAAACTCGATAAGAAATCTGCTCGGAAGGCTGAGAAAGCGGCAGCGATTGAAGATGAACCTGAAATCGACAATGACTTCGCTGAACTTGAGAGCGGTTTGGATAGTGAATGACTGAACAAGAGATCAAAGAAATCGATCTCGAACTAGATTCACTGGCTGGGGAAACTCAGCCAGTTCCTGATAGTTCAGATACGAAAAAGGCATTGGACGATGGTTATTCCAAACTCCAAGAAGCTATGAAAACTGTCAAGCATGAAATGCTGTTGATAGACAAAACTGGCAAAGCTCATATTGCATACATTCACGGTATGCATATGCTGAAAAATCAGTTTGTAGTGGACTTCAGTACTCCATCTGAAGACAAGCAGTTAGTGAGTAGCCTGATTGATGAATGTCTTGCTGCTGTTGCAGCGGATGTGTTAAAATCACAATCAGAAAGTAAATCATCATGGTTCGGTAAATTCAGAGGTTAATGTGGTCGAAACAATTCTCTCCCATTTGGTATTCAATCCATCTTATTTCCAAAAAGTTTGGCCGTATATGTCAGCCGAATATTTTGAACCAGGTCCAGCTCGGAACTTGTTCAAAATAATCAATAAGCATGTCATCGAATACAACTCTCAACCTTCTATGACTGCAATTGAAGTAGCATTGAATAAATCCAATCTTGGCGAGGTTGAATTTGAAAACACAAAATCACTGACTAAGGAACTCAAAGAAGTTCCAGAAAATTTGGATTGGTTGGTCAAAGAGACTGAAAAATACGTCAAAGATCGTGCGATGTACAATGCTCTATCACGAGCTGTTGAAATCCAATCCAACGCAGAACTACCACCAGAAAAAAGAGACAAGAGAATTCCAGAACCTGGTGTCATCACAGAGTTGATGCAGAAGGCTCTTGCAATCTCATTCGACACATCGGTTGGTCATGACTGGGCCGAAGATTATGCTGACCGTTTCCGTTCATACTTCGAGAAAACTGCCAAAATTCCATTCTCAATTCCAATTTTGAATAAAATCACAAAAGGTGGAGCGGAGCGTGGGACACTGAACATTCTCATGGCTGGTGTCAACGTTGGTAAATCTTTGGGTCTGTGTTCGTTAGCAGCAGATTATCTGAAAGAAGGCTACAACGTACTGTACATCTCGATGGAGATGGCTGAACGAGTTTGTGCGAAACGTATCGATGCCAACATTCTGGACATCTCGTTGGATGAACTTGATGATGGTGTGGTAGGCTTCAAAGAATATGAAGCTCGGATGAAACGAGCATGTTCTGGCAAGATTGGTAAACTGATCGTTAAACAGTATCCAACTGCTGGCGCAAACGCCAACACCTTCCGTGCATTACTGAACGAACTGAAGTTGAAGAAAGGATTCGTTCCAGACGTAATCATGGTCGACTATCTCGGCATCGCAGCTTCCACCCGAGTTCGAGGCGGCGAAAACACCTACGTTCTGGTCAAGTCGATTGCTGAAGAGCTTCGTGGTTTAGCAGTTGAATCTGACACTGTGATGTGGTCTGGTGCTCAGACAGGTAAAGGTTCATGGGAATCTTCGGACTTGAACATGTCAGACGTTGCAGAATCTGCAGGTCTACCAGCAACAGCAGACTTTATGCTTGGCGTTGTAGAGATTGACGAACTCGCTCAACAAGGTTTGCAACAGTTCATTCAAATCAAATCTCGCTATGGTGACAAGAATTACATCAAACACTTCAAACTTGGTGTTAAGAAAGGAAATCAACGATGGTATGAAACAGACGATACCAAAGCATTGTCTGCAGGAACTCCAAGTGTTCAAGAAGCGTATGGAAAAATGAACATCCAAGACCATGAAGATCGTGCGTTACTGAACAACAAACGAACTACAGTAGATGATCTCGTTGAGAAGTTGCAATTCTAAAAAGGGCCTTCGGCCCTTTTGTTGTTTACAGTGGATGTAGATTGTGATAGAATAAACAAAACCAAGGAGACAATATGAAACGCAAGACAATTGATTTGATGGAATTCGAGTTTAAAGTCCCAGCCCAGATGAAGCGTCTATCAGAAATGGAACGATACAAAACTCCATTCGTAATCGAAACTCATGAAGGCGAAGTGCACACTGTAATAATTGGCTCTCGTGCGAATGGCGAACACTACTTCATCAACAACTATGACGTTGTTTTCCCAAGTGAAGTAGCATTCATCGAAGATCGCATTTGGGATCACATAAAAGCATAAAATAATGTTGTACATTGATAGGGTAGTTTGATAAGATTACCCTATCAACCAAACAGGAGAAACAAAATGGAACTCGCACAAATTATCGAAATGGAACCAAACAATAAACCAGGTGTTGCTAAACTTTTCGTAGAAGCATGGAACAAGTCTCCAAAGGTAACTTGGAAAGGTGCTGATAACCCGTACGTTCAAGGTATCTATTTTGAATTCAAACAGGTAGGCCTTCGTCATTTCAACGTGTTCTTCTTGGGCCTTCACAAACACTCTAACGAATTTGTCCTTGAGGTGGTAGCATGAGACTCTTCAAATTCTCTGGAATGCCTGAACCGAAAAACGATCCTGATAAAGGCATGTGCAACTGCAACCGTGATTACCACACTCTGGAACACCAGAAAACCTGTTCACGGTATCCAAATCCACATCGTCAATCGAGGACGAAACCATGACTCCGTCTTACGTAGATGAACAAACCTGGTGGACTGAAGGCTTTGAAGCATACGTCATGGGCGTTGCTCGCAAAGAGTGCCCTTACTCACCGGAAACTGAATCAGCATCATGCTGGATGGAAGGTTGGAATGATGCAGAACACATCCAAACACAAAATTGAAGACCTGAAGTTCTGCAAGTCTCGTCACAAAGAGGCGTTGGAACGCTCTAAGGTATCCTGGGCAAAAGATCTGCCTGAATGCAAAAGTCGTATCGCTTATCACGAACAAGCGATCGCTAAAATCACATCTATGATTGAGGAACTTGAACATGCGCAGTAAAATCAAATCTATTGAACTTCGTGATCTGCAGCACACCATGAACGGCATCCATAAAGGTGTACTTCTGGGTCTGTGGGAAGATGGCAAATCCAGTATCATCGGTACTGTCACTGTTGACGGTGTAATCTTGCCAGATTGTGTCATTGAAACAACTGGCATTCCGCAAGCTCGAATCAAGAAATTCTCGTTCTTCTTGAGTAACGGATTCGATAGTTTTAAAACATCGTCTGGTGCCCTCTCATGGAAAGGCCAGTTACCAGTTAAATGTGATCTTATTGTCGGTCAAGCATACACCATGGCCTTCATTGAAGGTAAGTACCACGACTTTATGGAAGTAGCTGCTGAATACGCCCCATCTGGTGGAACTGAAGTTCTGTTTAAAGATCGATTCAATCGTCTAGTCAACGAATTCGATAATCTGTCGATCTCTGAAATCAAAAGCACTCTGAAATCACTGCAGGCTCGTCTGTAATGACTCCATACTTGATTGGAACGTATCTGATTACAGAGCCAGTCTACATGCCAACCGAGTTGCTCGAAACATACGAGCAGCGCATGCGCAAACGACTGGACACTGGTAAGAGTGAATTAGGAATCGAATTGACGAATGATTCGATTGCTCGCACTCAACGGACATTGAACATGGTAGTTGCAGAACTACTAAATAGATAAAAGGAGAATCGTATGTCCAAAATCACTCGTACCACTGACATGATCTATGCTTATCGCTTTATCCGTCTCATGCAAAAACCATTCACTGAGTGGAAAGCACATGGTTACGGAATCATTGACGATCAAGGTAAGGTCCTTCGTCGACCAAAAACCGATGAAGAAAAGACTGCTTACACTTCATTCCATGCCTCTATTCGTTCTATGAAGCGCATGATGAACACTGTACCTGGTCTATCTGGCATGTCTGCACTCGCATCTGCTTTTAGTGCAACTGCCGGCCGTTACGGAATCACTGAGTCACAGATTGAAGAGATCTGTGAAGCTTGTCCTGAAATCGAAGCTGCTCTCCAAGAGATGGTAGCTGGAGATTCAGGCGGTTCTACCATAAATATTGCAACTGGCGAAACAACTGGAGCTGTTACTAACAAAGGTCCTGCTGTAGTTGGTAAAAAGAAATCCCGCAAAGAACTAGCCGAATCCGTGCTAGCTCGTAGTCTGAAAAAGGCTGTCAAGAAAGTACGTCGTAAATTCAAACCAAGTAAATGATATAATGGCCCTATCACTGGGCCTTTGAGGAATAAATGATGTGGGTAGACCAAGAATTTGCTGAGCGTGTTTTCACCTCACTTCCAAAATATCGCAAAATACCTGGTGCTCAGTTTAAACTGAACGCCAGGTGTCCTTTGTGCGGTGACTCAAGAACTGACCCAAATAAAGCTCGTTTCTGGTGCTATGGCGGAACTAACGGTTCGTTTAGACTTAAATGCTATAACTGCGACTATTCTGATTGGTTCAACAATTATTTGAGGGACCATGAACCGGAACTCTACAGGGAATATCTGTTCGAAAAGAAAAAAGACCAGATTCAGTACAAGCCTAAATCTCAAAATACGTCCTCTGATTTGTTGGCAAATAAAGTCGCTCAACAAGAAAAGCCCAAAATAGCTCGTTTGCAGTTCTGTACCCGTCTCGATAAATTACCTGAGACACATCCGATCATTAACTACGTGAACCACAGGAAGATACCACGAGGCAAATGGGATCGATTATGGTTTACTAATGATTGGCCTAAACTTGTTAACTCGGTTAATCCAGGGACCTACAAGTATGAAAAAAATGAACCGCGTTTGGTTATTCCTATCTTCAACAAGCAAAAAGAAATCGAGTCGTTCCAAGGTCGTGCATTACTTAAAAATCAACCCCAGAAGTACATGACAATTAAGTCTCATCCTGAAGCGACCAAAATATATGGTGCCGATACGGTGAATCCTTCTGATATTGTATTCTTCATGGAAGGTCCATTGGATAGTTTATTTGTCAAGAACGGAATGGCAATCACAGGCGGTTCATTATCCTTGAGTGAAGTTCCATATCCAAATAATCGTGCATGGATTATGGATCATGAACCTCGTAAAGAGGACACAATCAAACGAATGGAAAAACTTGTGAGAGCAGGTGAGAATGTCGTATTTTGGGATAAGGCACCATGGAAATCCAAGGACATCAACGATATGATCATGAAGGAAGGTGCTACTGTCGAACAAATCGACGAATACATCCGAAACAATATTTGTTCTGGTCTTCAAGCGAAACTGAGATTGAAACATTACGCGAAGGTATGATAAAATTACCTTCTAATCAAGCACAAAGGAAATAAAATGCCACACTTTAATGAATGCAGTCAACTGATCGAAGGCGTAGACAAAGCAGAAGCTCGTTATTACGGCTATCTGCGTGGTAATGAAGATCCACTCCAAGTCATGTTAGACATGCAAAAATCCTTGCAGATTCGTCTGGCAAAAGATAAGCCAGATTACAATCGTCATCCAGATGATCTGGCCAAAGCAGGTGAAGTTGTAGACTGGTTACGTAACCAGAAAGACTACATCGACGATGAATTCCGTGAACTGTTGACCTCACTTGGTGGCATGTCAAATGGTGAAAAAGCTGCTTCTGCAGTATGGAAACCATGGAAAGGTGATCACGGTGCGATGCGTGAACGTCTGATTTCTGAACTGTCTGATAAAGACCAACTTGAAATCAAATTCGAAATGATCGATATCCTGCACTTCATTCTGAACATGTTTGCAGCCCTGGGTATGGACGCTGAAGAAATCTTCAAACTGTACTTCTTGAAGAACGCTGAAAACTTTGCTCGTCAAGACAACGGCTACTAAAAGGTAATGTGATGCGAACCATATATGATTTTTATGATGAGATTAATGAAGAAGAGGAGGCCTTACACGGCCTTCTGTTTGTACTCTGTTTCATCGGATTCTTTGTTGGTCTAATTTTTGCGTGGTCATGCATATGAAAATCAAAGTTGAACGTAAAACCATCGAACCTAAAAACAGAATGTTGACCGCTAAGTGGACCGTAGATGTTAACCAAGATGTTGCTATCGAGACTCAAATCGAAGCTCAGGTCATAAATCCAAGCGAACTGATCGAATATGATCAGACAAAATACATTTCATGTGGAATTATTCCTGATCAGCCAACTATTATTGGGACGGTTTATTCCAAAGAAGCCGCTGAGCGAGCTATTGAAGATTTCAGACTTCGTGGAGGCATTGTGGCAGATGAAGCCATCCTTCCGAAAAAGCAACCTAAACCTGAACATGTCAATGTTGGTACAATAGGTCGTGTAAATCTTGGCAAAAGTTGCTTGAGCCTTGCAGTAGCTCAGCTGCTTGGCCCTCAATATGCGGAGATAAGCAAATGATCAGAAGTTTGGTTGGAAGGGTTGAACTGTCAAATCTCGAAGAGATCTCCGTCATCGTCGAAAACAGTGAAGTATTCATTGAGCGTCAAAACGATTACGGCGACCATGTAGCAGACCTTACGCTATCAGTAGTATCATTCTCAACTGAAGAGATTCCGTTACCGATCATCCTGACGATCGCTGATGAAATCAACTTGGACACTCAGCTCGCTATGGAACTGGTTGAACACATCTACGACATGGTGCAAATCATCTTATGACTATCTTGACTTATGAGCGGATTCAGTACATCCAGTCTTGCTGGATTAACGAAAAATTCCTTGACAAATCCATCATCAAGGACTGGACCGAGTTTGTGCACAAAGCATTGACTACAGGCGCGTTAATGCATTTGATATCGATGAATGGATGTTAACTGACGAAGAGTGGTCACGCAAATATGAATCTTGATAAAATTCTTTCACTGTTCCGCGGAAAAGAACCTGAAACCAAAGAAGAGGAAGATTTCGTAGAAGAGTACATGTACATGGGCGATGGCACCATGGAACTGGTTCGTGTACCTCGAGCGCATGCCGAAGCCAAGGAAGCAAATCGGCAGAGCGACCTTAAAGCGATGTTGAAGCAGTCTCAAGACTACGTCCGAAATTCACAGAAACGAATGACTGCTATGCGTTTTGACTCAAGTTCATCTCGTACGTCATCCACCACAAGCACATCAGACGCTATCATTGCATCTGCTGTCTACACTCATTCCTCAAGCTCCTCTAGCTACGACTCTGGTAGTTATGATTCTGGTTGTTCCTCTTCAAGTAGTTGTGACTAACTGTTTACAACGTCCTTCCTTTGTGATATGATTCCTCTTACATACAGGAGGAATCATGCTATTCTTAGACGAAAAACTCATCATTTTACAAGCAACAGTTGAAAAATTCTGGGACAAGCCCTGGCAGGATGAATTCACTCAAATCATGCGCGAAAACAGCCACCGAGTGAAGGGCAGATTGAGTCTTTTTCGAGGTATGACCCATGAGGATTGTGAAGCAGTAGGATATGAAATCGCAGATGGTACTTTGTTGAATTATCCAAACGCTATCTCTTTCAGCACTAACATGAGCACTGCCAATGATTTCGCAGGAATGTGGTGCTATGAAACTCATACAGTTCATTGCTTAAATGCTGATGGCGCTCGAGTTTGCCATCTCGGTAGACTTGCAATTGACATCCTCATGAACGCTGATGACGAACTCAAACGCACTCTTCTGGCACGTAGACCTGCCAACAAAGGATGGGAATCCTATCGAGACGAGCAAATCGATATGCTCACTCGCGAGGACGAGTGGATTGTGTTGCCAGAACAGCGTGTTAAAGTTCTCTCGACAATGGTAAATGAAGAACTTTCGTCAAATGTCATTATTTTCACTGAGGCTGTTTACAGCGACAACGATGTATGTTAAGATAACTACACTGAAGCTAAATGGAACTTGAAAATGATTACTGATACTGAAGTTTGGGCTAAAATCGCACAAATCAAAAAATCTGCAAAGAAACGCGGAAAAGAGTTCAACCTCACTTTCGAATACGTTCGAAACTTGATGATGCAGACCCATTGTGCATACTCTGGACTTCCTTTCACCAATAAGAAAGGTGAGAACATGTCATTCGAACGTTGGGACAATCAGTTCGGATATGTATGCGGAAATGTCATCCCAGTGATGGTGAAGTACAATGCTTTTCGTGGAGATAAGGAACTCGAGACTCTGCTCATCGATCGCCATCATGACAGAATCGAATCCTCATTTGCAATGAACAACTCATTCACTGAACTCATTCATCAGCAAAAGAAAATGATCGCAGCATGCAAAGCTTCAATAACAGTCCGTCAGAAAAAGATCAACGGCGCCACAAAGAACATGAACAATGCCATTGAAAAACAGAAGCGTCGGATTGCTTCTTTGGAAGGATGGGCAGAAGACAAGCGTGGCCCTGCTCTTGAAAGAATCGCTGGTGCCGAGAAATCAATTGTTGAACATCGTCTAGCAATTGCTAGAATCAACAAGGAAATTGATGATTTTCAGGAACAAATCGCAAGGGCTCTAACCATTATATTCACACTTAAGTCAAACCCGAAGATTGCGCTTTCTCGTCGTCAAGCTGCAAATCGTCTCAAGAAATATGATATCATCATTCCTCGCATCGAACGTCTATTCCAGGCAAGCGATGCGGAACGATTCAATCTCGAACGTGGTTTGCCTATGGATACAAAACTTGAATTCTGGGAAATGCTGTGTGTAAAATTTGGTATAATTTTCAAATAAGGAGAAAACATGAATTTATACACAGTAGCATGGCATGATGTTGATGGATTCTGGATGCCATGTGTCGATGAAGATGGTCAAATCTTGGCTGCAGAATCCAAAAATGACGCTGAAAAACTCCTTCAGTCTCACAAGGAGTACTTACAAACCACTTTAGCAGGACGTCTTGTACAGCGTCTTGTAGTTCCAAAGAAGTTGTTTGGTCCAAAGTACACTGAAGAAGTAGTCCATACCTGGACTGGGAACATTGCAGAAATTCGTAGACGCGAATTACGAACTGCTACTCTGAAGAAGGCAAAATTAGCGATATGAGTCTCATTACAGAAGACATGCTGACGAAAGGTCAGCTTGATTCATTTGAGTCGTTCAAGGCTCACGTTCAGCGCAACGGAGTAAAACGACAACACTTGTGCATCAATGGCCCAGCTGGTACTGGTAAATCGACACTAGTCAAATTCCTATTCAGTTGGTTGCTGAAACAAGGCATTTCCGGAGTCTATGCTGCAGCTCCAACTCACGCAGCTAAACGAGTGCTAGCAGAATTGATTGGTCAACCAGTTCAAACAATTCAATCTCTTCTTAAAATAAACCCAGTCACCTATGAAGAGAACCAGATTTTCCAACAGAAAAAGATGCCAGACTTGAGCAAGGCACGAGTCCTTTTCTGTGATGAAGCGTCATTCTATGATAAGGCTCTGTTCGATATCCTGATGAATTCCTTGCCTTCATGGTGTGTCATTATCGCATTAGGTGATAAAGACCAAATCAAGCCTGTAGCTCCTGGTGACAGTGAAACATCCTTGAGCCCATTCTTCTCGGATAAACGATTTGATCAATGCTTTTTGACTGAAGTAAAACGATCTGGCGATGGAATCATCCAAGTTGCTACTGACGTTCGTAACGGTTCAGACATCTATCCAAATGTCGTTAATGGAACTGGCGTATTCAAACATGAAAGTTTGAATGGCATCTTTGCTCCATATTTTGATTTGATCAAATCGCCTGAAGATTTGCTCGCAAATCGTTGGATGGCATACACCAACAAATCCGTTGACATGCTTAACAGATACATTCGTCGTAAAGTTTACAAGACTGATAAACCGTTCATTCATGATGAAGTCATCGTAATGCAAGAGCCTTACATGATTGAACTGAAGCTGGGATCTGAGACCTTCAAAGAGGTCATTTTCAGCAATGGTGAACAACTTCGAATCCTTCAAATTCAGAAAATGAATCGCTCTTACACATGCCGTGGAGTGAACGCCGAACTGGACCTGTCATACCATCGATTGGAAGTTGAATCTCTTGATGAAGACAACTCGAACGTTTCATGGATTCAAGTCATCGACGATGAAAATGAAATGCAACGATTCCAGATGTTCTTGGCCAAGGTAGCAACCGAGTACAAGAACACAACCGGCAAAAAGTACTGGCAAGATTTCTGGGAACTCAAAAATCAGTTCCAGAAAATCAAAGCGTTACCGGCCCAGACATTCCACAAATCTCAAGGCTCTACCTACGATAATGCCTTTATGTACCTTCCATGTATGAGTAGTGTAGAATATTTTGACCCAGAACTGGCAAAACAACTTAAGTACGTTGGGTTGACCAGACCTCGATATTCATGTCATTATGTAGGATAACATCATGTTGAAATTGAACGTTGACCAAGCAACAAAAATCATGGATCGGTATGCTGAACTTCGTGAAGAAGATCGTGCCATACAATCTGGACAAAAAGCAGGACGTACAGTACCTGCTGCCCAGTTGCAGATTCTATATGAAGCTGCAGACCTCCTTGAAGACCATCTCCGTTTAGCTGAAGAGTTAGATATCCCGAAATCCGAAATCGTCATCTTTTTGCCAGATGACATCGTTAATCGCTTACAAGGTTGGATGAAATGAAAGTAACAATGGACTTCATGTTCGACTACGAAACCTTCGCAAAAGCAGCAAACGCTGCCGTTATCGACGTTGCTGTGATTGCGTTCAATCCAGACCCTGAAGTAGTCGAAACATTTGATGAACTCGTATCTCGTGCACTGCATGTGAAATTCGATCTGAAATCTCAGAAAGGTAAACGAGAATTCGATCCATCCACTATCGAATGGTGGAAAAATCAGTCCCCAGAAGCTAAAGCTGGACTGACACCTTCTGATAAGGATGTGACCACTGAAGTTGGTACTCGCCTGGTTCTGGAATATCTGAAAGAACAAAACATCAACTTCTGGGAAAGTCAAGGTTGGTGTCGTGGTCAATCGTTTGACTGGCCGATTTTGGTAAACTTGATTCGTAACGAAATCGCTTCTGAAGGTGAAGATACCTTCAAATTGGAACCATGTGCTTTCTGGAACCAACGCGATGTTCGTACTGCAATCGAATCTCTTCTACTGGTTCGTAACATGACTACCACTCCTCTTCCAGCTGGTACCTTGAATGGATTTGTTGCACACAACTCCGTCCACGATACAGCAAAAGATATCCTGATGCTGAAATATGCAAAACGATATGCGCTCGGCCTTGAAGACGCACCGTCTGAAGAGAATACCGATCCACTTTCGCTGCCTAAAGGTCGTGGTTAATGATTGAGACTCACAAGTTGTTGAAGACCTCTGCACACGCTGACAAACTATATGGATACAGAGCCATTGAAAGCGTTATGCTTCACCTAGCATCTGAAACAGGTGAAGCATGCGATTGGGTATTGCGTCCATGGCGCCAGAAAGAAGAATTCGCTGGCGAATGTGCAGACGTCATTATCTGTGTAGTGGATGCGCTTCGACTTCATATTCGCCGCTCAAATCCTGAAGAGCTATCCGATAAGGAGATTGATGAAATGTTGAGGAATGAACTCAACAAACAAATCTCCATCAAAACCGACAAATGGAAAAACATCATCGATGCCGACGTACAGCTATGAATGTCCTGAACATGGCAAGTTTGATGCCATGAAAAAGATTGCTGAAAGACAGTTTACTTCCTGTCCTAAGTGTGATAAAATCTCTCCACAAGCTGTCACTGCACCAAGATCGGTACATGGCGGATTCTATGACAAAGTTGCTAAGGTGAGCTGATGAACTATTTCGACTTTGGGAAAGTGGTTGAAGGTGTATATCCACTTCCTTATAAAGGATCAGAAAATCCCATTTATCGAATCAAATGGGACGATCTGAATGATGTGCACTGTGTACCAGAGATGTTGTCGAATGAAATTATTCGAAACGACTGGTTCTTCAACACGATCGCTTCCCAAAGCGGAATCGGTACACCATTCAGCAAGAATGCTCGGTATTGGACTAGAATCCATTACACGAAGGATGCAATCGGGATCGGCGTTGATGTGCTACGTATTTCTGGTCATAAAGCATATTCACGTCGATCAGAGCGAATTCAATCGAGAACAGGAATTCCGCGCCGATATGTATCACAAGTTTTGCATGATCGCATAGGTTGGTTCCTGAAAAATTCACCGTTTGTTGAGAGTTTCACTTCAACTGGGTCTGGCGTGAATTTCCAATTCAGAATCAAGTACAAGAAACAACAGTCTGACCAAGCAGAACGTTGGGCTAAAATCCGCGATCTGAAGTTGCGCAAACAACAGCTAGAAAATTCTTTGGCTGCAGCTGAACGCAGCGTTAAAAATTACATTTCATTGGACACTTTGATTTTTCAGCGCAATTTGATCAAGGTAAGACTCTCTGAAACTAACGAATCATTGGATAAATTGAAAGGATAACCATGAAATACGTATTGATCGCTTTAGGAATGCTCGCTCTTGTTGGTTGCACTGATGCAACAGAAGCTAAGCGCATTTTGAAAAATGAAGGTTACACGGATGTTCAAATGACTGGATACGACTTCTTTGCGTGCAGCGAAGATGATATGTTCCATACTGGCTTCGTTGGAACCAACGCCGCTGGCAACCGTGTTGAAGGCACCATCTGCTCTGGTCTGTTCTTCAAAAATTCTACCATTCGATACAAGTGAGATGAAAATGCAAAAACCTAAATTCAATGTTGGCGCAGTAGTTGTTACCAATTCACGCAAATTTAAAAACGTTGTTGGTACTGTGAAGTCAATCAACAAGCGCACTCGTTTTGTTGGCCGGTTACCGACCCGATACTACGCTGAAGTTGTGATTGAAACCGCAGATGGTAAAATCATCGCTCCTCAGTACAAATACGTTGAGCCAGTAGTCACCACCGCTCAGTTAAAACCTATTGGCATTCCTCCTGAAGTTGTGGCGCGAAGTGCTGCTTACAAACGCGGTGATTTGGTAAAAGCACAAGAAGAATTTGAAGGCAAATGGGTCAAACCATTAGCTGGACCAGCTAAATTTGTTCGTTGTCTCGTGACTCTGGTTTATCGCCAAGGCGATGTTATCATGGCAAACTGTGTGCATCAAGGCACATATCATGCGGTTAAGGTTTCTGATTTGGCAGTGTACACTAACCAAAATCGTGGTAGTTCATTGGTTTAATTGAACAAATAGTTGTACATTGATAGGGTAGTTTGATATGATTACCCTATCAAAACAAATGGAGAAACAAAATGAAAGAGATTGCACAACTTACTCAAGATCAGTTCGAAGACGTTCACTTTTCGCCTGAGCTGGTGGTGGTAGAGAAATCCAAAACCTACGGCAAAGAGCTGCACATGACAACTCTTTACGTATTCGAAAAAGTTGGTGATAAAGATCCTATTCGGGTTCTGCATCGCGAAATCACTGCTCAAGGAACTACCTACGTGGAGTATGCAGCATGATCGGGAACCAGTACTGGTTCAGAAGTACAGAAGATGCTTTGCGCTGGCAAGAAAAATGTCCACAAAACATGGAACTTGCACTGTTGATGGAAAAAAATGGAATTCGGGTATTGACTCAAGTCGACACTGACTTCAATGGCCATCCTATTTTCGATGAACTGATTCAATTCAACCCTCGCCGAATCTATGGAAATCTGCCGCCGTACGTGACCAAGTACGAGCTGTCTGAGTATTTCCATAAGATTGGTTACGTATCGATTACTGAATCGAACTCTGATAGCTGTTCTGAGTTGGTTGATGCGATAAATGATGAAGCACAAGCTATTATAAACGAATGGACAGCCTCACCTCAAGCCGAGGTAGCAATAGAACAGCCCACTGTACCTGAGACCAAAAAGAAGAAAGTCAAGATTCCACGAGGAGTCCAGGAATCCTTGTCTGTGCACATCAACAAAACGATCGGTAACGCAAAAGCTGCACGCGAAATGATCAAATATCTACAGGACCGATTCAGTGTATGACGTACCAACTGATTTTCTGATTTTGCAAATATCCTGTGCGCTGGCTGGAGCATTTCTAGCCTTCTTCATCAAAACGTGGAATAAATTATGAACATCGTGAAACAGCAATACGACAAAATCTACACAGAGCATTTCGTACCTTCGGCGATTATCTGTTTAGCAACACCAACTCATGACCTGGATGGTGAGCAGTATCAAACCGTGCACCTGATGCGTAAAGCAACTAAGCCAGATCAAGAAAACTGTGCATGGGTCTACATCTCCGGTTCTGACATCGGACAGTATGAAACTGCAGAATACATCGATGGTGTTATCCGTGGTGACTACTCTGGTATCGTGACTCGTATTCCAAACTTCCGTCTCGACCAGCATACAGGTCAATTGAGCCTTGAAGACCTTGTGCCAGGTCATACTTACAAATTCGTGGGCCATGACATTGACGCTGATATATTTGAAGTCACATCTGGCAAAAACGCTTATATGCGTATCGATGCAGAAAGTCCTTACTACATCAGTATGCTGGATGTTGGCACAGGTCAAGTTGAAATGATCAACCGTTCGCAAAATCCAATGATCAATGAATGGATGGAAGTCAAAGTAGACATCGTCATTCCATAATTTAAAGCCTCGAAAGAGGCTTTTTTAGTTTTGTGATAAAATTCCTTAGACTAAGGAGAAAACATGATCAACAACGATATAAAAATTCTGTCTGACCGCGACCACGTCATCAAACGTCCTGGTATGTACATCGGTTCGACATCAATGGAACCAGTTGAGCGGTTCTTGTTTGGAGAATTCAAGCAAGTTCACTATGTTGCAGGTCTCGTCAAAATCATTGACGAAATCATCGACAACTCTCTGGACGAAGCAGTTCGAACTCAGTTCAAATTTGCAAACAAGATCACTGTCGACATCAAAGACAATATCGTCAAGATCACTGACAACGGTCGAGGAATTCCTCAAGGTAATGTCATCACTCCAGAAGGTGAGTCAATTCCTTCACCAGTAGCTGCATGGACTCGTACCAAAGCTGGTGGTAACTTCGGTGATGACGCAACTCGTGTAACTGCCGGTATGAACGGTGTTGGTTCAAGTTTGACCAACTTCTTCAGTTCATGGTTCAAAGGCATTACATGTGACGGTCAGAACACCATTGAAGTCTTCTGCAAAGATGGTGCTGAAACGATCGATTGGAAAGTCAAGAAAGGTGGAACTCAAGGCACTTCTGTTGAATTCTGCCCAGATTTTGAACACTTCGAAACGTCAATGATTGATGAAACTTCAATTGAAGTCATCCATGACCGATTGAATGCTTTATCAGTGGTATTCCCACAGATTCAGTTCAAGTTCAATGGCAAACGCATTTCATCGAACTTTAAAGATTATGCCAAGCAATTCGGTGACGATGCACTGATTGTCAAAGACGATAACTATGACATTGCTCTGACGAATTCACCTGACGGTTTCCGCACAATGAGTTTTGTGAATGGAATCTACACCTCTGAAGGTGGTAACCACATCGAATGGATTATGGATGAACTCGCGAACGAGTTGATGCCAGCAATTAAACGTAAGTACAAAATCGAAATCACTAAGGCACGTATCAAAGAGTGCATCACCTTTGTATCGGTGATTCGAAACTTCCCGAACATGAAGTTCAAGTCACAAACCAAAGAGTTCCTTTCGAACACTTGGGGCGAAGTTAAAGCGCATATCAACATCGATATCAAGAAACTGTCTCGTCAGTTCATGAACACTGAATCGATTTTGATGCCAATCATTGAATCTGCTCTGGCTCGTAAACTGGCAGCAGAAGCAGCAGCTGCAACCAAGGCACAGAAGAAAGCAGCCAAGGCTAAGGTTCCTAAACACATCAAAGCCAACAAAATCGGCACATCGACAGAAACGACTCTGTTCTTAACCGAAGGTGATTCTGCGATTGGTCCATTCCTCAACGTACGAGACCAAGACACTCAAGGTGGTTACCCATTACGTGGTAAGTTCATGAACACTTGGGGTATGAAACCAGCTGATATGCTGAAAAACGCGGAAGCATTCGATATCTGTGCGATTACTGGACTCACTATTGGTGAACCAGCAGTTGATACGCAATACACCAACATCGCTATCATGACGGATGCTGACGTTGATGGTACTGGTTCGATTTATCCGTCCCTATTAGCATATTTTAGCAACTGGCCAGAATTGTTCGAACAAGGTCGAATTAGATTCGTTAAAACTCCACTTTTGATCATGCATAAGAAAGGTCAAGATGATGCATGGTTCTACGATGTAGCATCATATGAAAAAGTAAAATCCGAGTACAAAGGATGGGAACCTCGTTACATCAAGGGACTTGGCTCTCTTCGTGAGCACGAATACAAACGAGTCATCCGCGAACCTGTCTTTGACGTTGTACGTCTTCCAGAAAATTGGAAAGAAGTGTTCGAAATGTTGTTCGGAAATGATGCCGAAAAACGAAAAGAGTGGATGAAAGAATAATTTCCATTTAAGGGACCTTCGGGTCCCTTTTGCAGTTTCTAGGGATTGACCTGGTGTGAAAAACGAGGACGTCAATATAATCTATTGACTAACATTTTGTCCTCGTGGTACGTCTTAAATTATTTGCACAAAATTGTTTACAACCAAAGTTCACTGTGATATGATTGTCCTATCAACAAAATAGGAGAATCAAATGTTTGTCTATCGTGTAGAATTCAGAGCCTCAGTAGTCGAATATCTATCGATTGGTGGCTATAATAAAGCAGCAAACATCGGTCCTTATTCGAATCAAGCTGTGAATTTCCAAGGATGTCCAAATTCGTTTAGAGGTCTTCGTGAAATAGGACTTCTCGGATTCGAACATTTGGGTCAGCATCGTCGGTATCATCCAGCTCCTCAAGAAGACTATGCCTTGATAAAAAGCATGGAAAATGCTGGAGTTCAATATGATATGCATAAATTCCACTTCGGTTTTGCAACAATCAATCAGTTCAGACGATGGTTCGATATCGGAAACAGACAACGTATGGCTGAACGTGGATTTTGGTTAGCAGTGTACGACGTAGAACCTGAAGATGCTCATATCGGTTCTACTCAATGTGTGTTTGACATGAAAGCGGCTGCACTAGTCAGCTATATGGAATTAGAGGAGATTTAAAATGATCAATTTTGCAATTAAAAACTTTTCAACCAAGAACACTCACACCGATCGGATGATCGACAAGGCTAAAAAGGCACTGTCCTTGTACGATAAGCGATTCAAAAATGTTAGCGTGAACTTCTTTGTGAAGAACAGCCACCTGTATTGCCGAGTTGGAGTTGAAGGGTATCAAAAAATCTTAATCGATGCAATTTCTCTAAACAGAGACTATGAAGACACAACAAATACTCTTCGTTATTGGCTAGCAATGACGCATATTGTCAATGAAATTGCAGCAAAATGGAAATATGCTCAGTACCTTTATCCTGGTGCCAACATTGTCAAGTACTTTGATGAAGCGATGGAAATGAATTCCTTTGTCACTCCATCACAAGTAATGGCAAAGATCTCTGACTCCTTCGAAAAGTGGGAATACTATAACAGTTATGACTGCTTCATGATTGCTATCGATGGTGATGACGGCATTACTTCTACTGCAACTGCTATTTACAACGTAGTTAAGGCTATCCGATGAACGATATTAAGTCTGTTCTTAAATCTATCATTCGATGTGATCTGGTAGGACTCATGGGCGTAGAAGTTCGTGAGACATCAAAATTCGTGGATATTGATTTGGCTCGCGATTTACGAAAGAACTTTAACCAGATTTTAGATAAAATAGATTCGTCAGAGAATCTGACCGAAGGTGATATTCAAATTATTGAAAAGCTGTTGAACTGTGATTCCAAATACAGAAGCATTCATTTGGCTTCAATTCAAAACGTAGTTGAAACATTGAGGAATTTGTTTAATGAAAATGATTGATATCTCAGAACCAACCCTGGGCAACGCTGGTGATAAAGCCACAAAATTCAAAATGCGAGCGTCAGCCAAAGCGTTCAAGGTTCTGTCATCAAGCATCTACAAGTACAAGATTCGTGCAATCTATCGTGAACTGACTACGAACTGTACTGATGCTCACATCTTGGCCGGTCATACTCGTCCATTCGATGTGAAACTTCCTACTGATCTTGATTTGCGCTTCATCGTTCGAGACTATGGTCCTGGCATGTCTGATGATCAAATCATGCACATGTACACCACTTACTTTGAGTCAACCAAAGAAGACTCCAACGATTTCACAGGTGCGTTAGGTCTCGGCTCAAAATCACCATTCTGCTATACAGACACATTCTCCGTAATCAGCCGTTTTGGCGGACAACGTCGTCTTTATACAGCATTCATCTCTGGTGGTGAACCAGAAATTCTTCCAGCAGGTTGTTGGGACATGGAAGAAGGTGAAGAGACTGGTCTTGAAATCATCGTTCCAACTAAAGCTGAAGATACTGCTGAATGGCATCGCGAATGTTTGCGAATTTCTCGTCCATTCCATGACATTCAGCCGAACATTACTCCAGCGAAGCAGTTTGAATTCTTCCCAACTGATCGTGAATTTATTCTGGACGATTCTCCATTCGAGAGTGTAGGTCACTATGCAATCATGGGTCGAATCGTATATCCAATCCCAAGTGAAGTGCTCAACGGCACATGGTCTGGGACGTTGAACAAACGAGTGTTCATGCGATTTGATTTGGGTGAATTGGATATCCAAGCATCGCGTGAAGAACTGTCTTTGGACCCTATCACTCGAGCAAATATCAACAAACGCTTAAAAGAGCGCGATGATGTCCTGACAAAGGAACTGCTCGATAAGGTAGAGAAATGTGCATGTCCTCGTGATTATATCGCTCTGCATGACAGTCTTAGTATCGCATCTCAACGTTGGTTTGATGCTAACACCACCTATCGTGGCAAAACCGTAGGTAAGTGGAAGTCCGACCTAAAGATGATGGCTGATGCATTAGAAAACATCAGTGGATACGCTTTGGAATCTTATGCATCTCGTATGACTCGCAAGTCGTTCGAAGAATCCAAATCCAATGGTCGAAATATCCGGCGTTCGGCAGCACTTGGTCCTGGCAACACAGATAAATTTGTCATCGTTCGAGAAGACGTTAAAGGTCAACGCGGTAAGGCGTTGCGAGCAATTGCTCGGTTGCATTCTGGATTGTATGCAGCAACATTCGAATTCCACGGCGAAAATGATGCTTGGCACGAAATCTGTGAGCGTAAAATCGCTAAACTGAAAGAACTCTTTGAAGGTCGATACATCGAATATTCGTACTCAGATGCAATCATTCAAGACACCATCAAAGAGATGAAGGTCAAACGTGAATCATCTGGTGAAGCTCGTCCAAAATCGCCGAACTGCATCCACTGGGATGGTGACACAGCAACTCCGATGTTCTTGACTGCAAATGAAGCTCGTGAACTTGACGGCTATGTGGTCTACAAATATCGTGATGAAATCTGCACTTGGGAAGATGAAGAATCTACTCGATTGACTGAAGGTGCGTTGATGATTGCAGCTAAAGATTTCAACATCTGCGAAGAGTTCTACTTGATACGTCCTTCAATCAAGAAAAAAGTACAAGAATCTTCAGATGCAATTGATCTGATTGGTGAAATCAACAACATCATCTTGGATGTCGTTCCTAAAATTCCAGCAGAAGAGTATGGATTCACTAAGTCTCATACTGTGTACGACAGAGCAACTCGTAATGGTCCGTTAATGCAACGATTGGCAGATGAATTCATTCGTCCGAAATCGAAGGTTCATCCTGATTGGGGTAAAGTGAATCGCTGGGTCTCCGCCCAAATGAACCGCAAACGTGGAACATTAGACGTGTCATGGAACAAAGAGTTCGAAACGAATCAGAACGCAATGAATGAACAGTTTGATGAATGTATTGCAGACTTCAAGAAACGGAACCCCTTGATTTATGATTACATCACAGACAACTGGTATTTCGATGATAAGAAAATCATCGCAAATATCCTTGAATTGGCCAAATAACT